ACTTTCCATTTTTTCTTACGATATTTCGCTAATATCTCTCTGGCTTTCACCAGAAGGTGAGATCATATCATCTACATAACGCCACACGAAACCTTTATATGTTTTAATTTTACCACGACAACATTCACCAATATGCGCATGGCTTTTAAGACCGAGCGCACGAGTAGCAGTTCCAACAGATGGATAAGTTGTAATATACTTTCCATTTAAATCATATTGATTTACCGCTTTAGCTCTTCCATTGTTTTTATAATTCTTAACTTCACCCAACTCTGAAGAATAAGACCAATAAAAGTTACCGCTTAAAGCTTTAACATCTTTATTTAACTCTTGTAAAATAATCGAATAATTTACTTTAGTAGCTGCGGAAGCATCGGCCGCAGTCAAATATTCAGCAACTAATTGTTTATCTTTATTAAAGCAAAAAACGTGATTATATTTTCTTAATTCATTTTCTAATGCGTCTTCTGAAGTAGCCCATTCAAGATTATCTACACAATTATTCAATTTGTTGCCATCAATATGATTAACTTGGTCCTCTTTATCATCTGTCTTTTCAATAAAAGCTTCTGCTACTAGTCTATGGGCGTAACATCTTTTTTTCTTTCCAGAAGGTAAAGTCAAATTATAAGAAAAATAACCATTTCTTTCATTTACCTGCCCTTTTAGATATTTGTTAGTGTTTGAATTAAAACATTTTCCGTCTTGTGTGATATAATATGAGGTACTGATATTATCAATAATAATATTTTTCATAATAACAACCTTTCGTTATTTTTGTAGTATTGCGCTGCTTAACGCTTTGTTAAGTCTTGATCGTTGAACCTTCTCCTTGCGGAGCTTGGCTGCTGATTGTCCAATCCAGTTTATTTTTAAAACATTCGTGCGGATAACTGCACTGTAGTTAAACTGGCTCTAAGGAGTTCCCAGCAATTCACAATATTTAAAGAGTACAAAAGTCTATACTCTCGTTCAAAGGATGCTTCATTAAACGTTGTATCTTTCTTTAATCCCAGAATGAATGATTTAGATTGGAGGCCAGTTACTACTGGTCATTTTTTTTTGATTTAATGGACTATATCATCATTAACAAATTTCCACTTATAATTATTGCATTTTTTTTGTTTACTTAAACATACAGCACTGATACCTTTTCTATTAGAATTGGTCTATCTGGCCGCATCAGAAACGCTATCAAATATTTTAATTATTTCATCTTGTTCATTCAACTAAGCAACTCTTTTTTTTCTACCTCTATCTTCTGGAATAAAATCTTCTTCCCATTTCCAAATAAAACCTCCGGAAGTTTTCCTTGTCCCATTAGCAACCTCTCGTATTTTAGAAGCTCCTGTAGCTCTTACAGCATCAGTTAAGCTCTAAAAAGTTTGCAAGTATTCTCCTTGTAGATTATATTGCTTTACTGGTCTTAATATGTGAGCATGGTTTAATCCATTTCCCCATGCGTGTTGATTATTTTCTGAAGAAGTATTCCATTCTAAATTTTCTAAACGATTATTTTCTTTATCCCCATCTTTATGATTTACGGTTAAATTTTCCATATTTTGAACTGGAATAAAATTTTCAGCCACTAATCTATGTCCAGTTATATAGATAGGATTACCATTTAAATATAAATTAAATTCTATATAACCATTCTATTTCTAATTTCCTTTTATTAATTCCTTGGTAGAGTAGTTTCTTACCTATCCATCATCTGAAATTTCATAATTTAATATTTGATCTTTATAATTAATTCTTTTCCACATAAATTTTTACAACTCCTTTCTAAAGTATATAAAAATTATTCTGGAACATGGAATGGAAGTTGTCCATTTTTTTTTGTTAATGCGAAGCGCTTCAGCCAGTGATAAAATCTGGCTTACAGGATTACACTCATCATCCTTAGTCTCTACACTTTCTTTTACTCATCATAAAAGCTTAGCACGGGATAAAGTTATCTCTCTTCCCCCGTTAGCCCAGTTGGCTTGGACACCGCTTTTTCTTGCGTTCACTTCGTTTTAGGCGCACACCACTCTATGCGCCATGTGCCTCCCATAATATAAGCTTCATCTGGTTTAACTATCATTTGAGTTAAAGTTTGAATTAATTTATCATAACTATAAGTATTTTTATAGCCTGCGGTAGTTCCTTTTATTCCACACAGCTCGCTATTTCTATGTGCGTTCTCTTATGAACTGCTATATATTCCTATATAGAGTAGACTATATCTTCACCTTCAACTTTACTTGTTAAGGGCCTCCCGCTTCGACTCGCTTGAGTCTACGTCATTCGACTAGTCGTTGAACCTTCTCCTTGCGGAGCTTGGCTGCTGATTGTCCGTTCTGGACTTCCCAGCAATTCAAGAGGTTTGCTTTTGCTAATTTCTTAACAATGATACTAATTAAATTAATATAAATTTGACTTTGATTTAATGTTTCAGATTCTTGTGTTGTACCATCCATGCACTAACGAGACACGTTCATTAGCAATTATATTGGACTATATCATCAACTATATAAAAATAGCTGTCACGCGCTTCGATCGGTGATAAAATCCGATCTACAAGATTACACTCATCATCTTTAGTCTCTACACTTTCTTCTATTCAGTATAGAAGCTTAGCACGGGATTCTCTTTTGAAGTTCCCCGTTAGCCCAATTAACTTGGACACCCCTTTATCACGGGTTCACGCAATTTTCTTTAGTGATTCACACCACTAAGCCCCCTAATGTCGAGGGATAATAATTTGCTAGAGCATATCTTGGTCAACACCAACGCATTCTTCTATAACTCCTGCGTGTTTGCGCAAGCCACGAGAACTCTCTCTAGCTGCAACGTTTTCAATATCTGAACCATTTTTAAGAATAATTTTACACTTATCTTTACCCATTTGGGTCTAACCTCGACGCCAGTCTATTTCTCGTTTAAACGCTGGTATCTTAGCACAAATATCATTAACTTTCTCTTGCAAGATTTGAGAACTTTGTTCTTTTCCTCCAGCAGTAGTAAACTAATGAGACCCTGGATATAAAATTCCTCTAATTAATAAAATCATAACTGAAAGGAAAGATTTTGAATCTTTATATTCTAATAAGTTCGCAACGCTTATTACGTTCTCCAATGAACTGCTTATATTTTCATATAAGAATAGACTATATCACGCTTTATTATGTTAATAAAGCCCTCCTTTTTCGATTTAAGGGGTTCTCACCCGCCGCATTAACTTCGGCCCTACTCCTATTGCTTCTATTTTTATTCCGAGGAAGCTTTCTCAGGATAGTCGTTGAAGTTTATAAATAAATCATTTATATTACCTGCGGATTCCCATATTAAAGTAACTTAGGGTTCCCGCATTTTAAGAGGTTTGTCCACAGAGATCATATGAAGCTCTCTGATTTGGCGCAATTCAATTTACGCTCTCGGATATACAGCATAAACATATTTATATCTCATGCCTATTCTTAAAAATACCCTCTAATAAAAAAATAAATTAAAGGTTATTTTTATTTCTTTTCCGTCATGATTCTTATAATAAATGCCATCTTCTTTTTCATAAGTTGGCTTGCCACCAGTCTACATAAAATCTACGAATAAATCAGGATATTCTCTCCAAAAGGCAAAGTATTGCCGCAAGACAGGCTTAATTGGGAGGATGCGTTCTTCGGAAATGCCAATCTTCTTTTTATTGTTATTAATTAATAATAAATCTTCTAACGCCATAATTAATCATCTCTCAACTGAATTGAATAAGTCAATTCATCTTCATCTTTCCATTTTTCTTCCAATTGTGCTAATTCCTGGAAATCCGCATCCTCTACAATAGAATCTTCACTATTGTAATCAAACAAAGCATCCTCTTCACTTTGTTCTTTTTCGCCAACTGAGAATACACTCGCTTCTTGAATAGCTTTCTTTTCGTCTTCAATAGCTTTAAGACTATTCTCAATTAACTGCCCAAGACCTTGTTCATTTTCAACTAGCTCTCTAAGATAAATCTAATTATCTTGAATAACTCTATCAACCTTATCTTTTGGACTATCAACATAATACCTTGGAATAAAACCATCTGTTTCACAAAGCGCAACTAACTCTCCAATAGAGTCAATTAATTCAGCTTCCTCGGTTTTATTCTGAGCCGCTGTCCATTTTCCTGATTTCATAAAATTGTCATAGACTCTTGACATCTTTTGGGCGCCTTCAATATCCCCTAAGTCCAAAAGTTGGTTAGCTTTTAGACTAGATTTACACGCAAGCTTTAACGTATTAATATCACCTGCGGTTTGAATATCATAAGACGCCATCATTTCCTAGAACAATTGTTCTAGCTAAACCCACTCTTCAGGCTTATATAATTTACCCCATTTAATGCGCAAATAGTTGCGGTCCTCATCAGTTAAATCAATATTGGAATCCGCAGTATCACCAATATTTTCTAACTCTCGCTCGGACGCATAATTCTCTTGCGGATCGGGTTCATCTTCATATACCGGTTGCGCAAGATCCTCAGTCGGCATGGAAAAAGTTGCCTTCTATATTACTTCTGTAATCTGCGCTGCATCATATCCCTGACGCTTCATCGCCTGTTCTATTTTATTATTTGCTAGCTATTGGAGAAACTCGTTATCTTTCCAACGATAATCCTTAAATTGCTTCAACTTCATTTTTGAAACATAGCGACCAATAATGGTTGTTCCACCTACTTTAGAACGGTCTTTTCCATAAGTAGCTAAAAGTTTATTCCATTCATCTGGAATATAGGGGACGTCTATCTCTTGTAATATCCATAAGTAGGTATCAGGGTCCCAGTTATCAACGTGCATTGTTAAACACTTTTTACACTAGGTCATTTTTCCTTCATTGGGATACTTTTCCAAATTATTAGAAGTATAAAATTCGCTCCCACGCATAGTTTTACGACATTTTTCGCAATAATAAGTCATATTATTATCTGTCATAGATTAGCCCTCCTTTTACTAAGTTTTCTTATTCCTACATTCTTTACAAATACTATAATATCCGTCTCTACTAGTTTTATTTTTACTAAAATATTTATTATGAGCTAATTTAATCTTGCCGCATCTGCTGCATTTCTTATATTTGCCGCGTTTAACTTCCTGATAATACCAATTTAAGTATTCGTCTTCAGCCTCAGCCGCAATTATCTTTGGAATTTTATTTCTCCATAAGCTGGAAATATATTCTGCACTATGTTTAATTCCAAATTCTACCTGAATTGCCACTTGGATATCCATATTCTGCATTCCATCGATTTTATATTCAACAATTCGCTCGTATAAAGGATAATCTTTCAAAGCCTTATCACTTACTTTATCAAAATCATTGATTAAATACCAAGTGTCACCATCAAAATAATCCCAACTATCTTCCTTTAACTTCGCATAATTACACAAGATAGCTGAACAGACTTTCGGATCCATGAGAGAAACACCTTTGGGAATTGGAAAGCCGTCTTCATCAAATTCCATTGTCTCATCCTCCAAGCGCACATAGTTCTTTGAGCGCACAATCTTATTAGGAACAATAGGTTTGCGGTAAGCAGCTTTAATTAAATACTGTTCTCTGTGCATATCAATTAAAGTTTTCTTAATAATATAAGCTTCTCTACCTTCTGAGACTTTCTGTAGTTGAGTCCATTTATCGATCGCGTCTTGCAGCTGCCGCAAAGGCTCAATTTCTTCCAAATCCTTCTTAGTGATTTTAACCTTTGGCTGGAAAATAATTTGTTTATCATTGGAAATTAAATTGTAAATCCCATCTTCGCCATTTTCCAGTTGAGACACTAAACCCTCAAAAGAAGTTTCTCTCTTGTTCACAGTCATCATTCTATTTTCAGTAAGAATTTTCTTTTGTTTCTTTTCTTGTTTTTCCATACATAAAATTAAATAATCAGCTAAAACTTCTAAATACTTCTCTGTTGGATTTGGGGTTTCTGCTAAAATCTACTTGACTAGCTCATTTCTATCTTCAGGATTCTCTAAAGAATAATCAAGTTTTATCACTTATTTTTTCACCTCCAGTCATTAATAATATTATACTAAAAATTTTTCGTTTTGTCAAATTCGACCAAAAATTTTTGTTGACTTTTTAAAAAATTTTTTGTATAATATTTATAGAAAAAAGAGAGAAAAAAACATGAGGGGGCGCATAATTTTTTCTCTCTAATAATAATAAATATAAGAGTTCTGTTAAAAAACAAATAGTAGGTAGGTTTTTACTATGGAAGATGTAAAAAATTATACAAAAAAATGGAAAGCCGCAATCTCTAAATCTATACGACCAACTAATATTCCTAGACTGGCTATTGTCCAAGTGGGAGAAGATGAAGGGTCTAATTGCTACGCAAAAGGAATTATCAAGGATTGCGTTGAAGTCGGAGTAAAATATTTCTGGCTAAAATTTAGTGCAAATATTACTAAATCTGAATTTATGGATGCTATTGTTAAATGTAGGAGTCTTTATGATAAGATTATTGTAATGGAACCACTACCGGCGCATATCCAAATTAAGGAAATTCAGAATGATATTTCCATTTCTACTCCAGAAGCAATTGTGAGATATTTGGAAGATAGCGGCTGGGAAATTTCTGGAAAAAACATTTTGGTTATTGGGCGCGGCAATACGGTCGGTAGGCCACTCGCGCAATTGCTAACAGATAAAGATGCTACTGTGACACTGGCGCATTCTAAGAGTAGAGATATTATCGGACTGGCGAGTAAGGCTGATTTGGTTATTACTGCTGTTGGAAAAAAGAATTTTTTAGACTGCGCGCAAATTGAATGCCCTGTTATTGATGTAAATGGCGAGTGTTATAATACCGAGGGTAAAGAAATTATTAAAAATATTGGGCTACTTACTAGATGTATGCTACTGGAGAAATTGGAGGAAGAGAAATAATGAAGTTAATTGCACAGAATGCTGTTCGTAAGGTTGATAATCTGGGTAGAGTTGTGCTACCCAAGGGACTGAGAAACCAATACACAATTAAGGAAGGCGATGAGCTGGACGCCTTTGTTCTGGTGGATGGTGATAATGAATATATTTGTTTCCAAGTTCAGGGAGAGAAGCGAGTCGATCCTAAGTATGCGGCTGCTATTGAGGTCCTGAAGGAACTGGAATGTGAAGTGCCTGAAGTCTTGGCAGCGAAGACGGGAGACTAAAAGGGACATAGTAAATTTTTAAAAGAAAAGAGGAAAATGGAATAGGGACGGAAAAATCCTAAATAAGGTTCCGTGTTTTGGAATTTAAAATGGGTTTAGGATTTTTTATTGGGCAGAGCGAAGCAAAAAACAAAAATTAAAAAAATTTTTTCCCGAAACTATGCCCCCTATTTTTTTCTCCTTTGCTCTACTGCTGGAAAAAATTGCGAGGTCTATTGTCACCTCTCTGGCGCTGGTCAGTCACGACGACACAGGCACCCCTCCCTGCGGCTACACAACGAAGCACTTCATCGGCTCGCTGATGGCCAAAGCGAGCCGACTTTGGTAATTAAAAAAAGTATACAAACTTTTACACAATTTTTTGTGCATTTTACCAATTGACTTTTTCTCCCGGAAGTAGAGTAACACTTTGTAAAATAAATTTAATATTTTTAACCAGTTAATTTGGTAATTATTTTTAATCCTCTATTAATAATTACCAAATTATTTTTTTGCTCAATCTTTTCCTCTCTAACCCTCCTAAAAACTCCGAGGGCAGTATTAGTTAGTTATAACTAACCAACTAATTTAATTAACTCTCTTGAAAATTAATTTCAGTTAGTTATCACTAACCAAATACCCTTTTCCAAAAGATGGCAGAAAGCATTTAGTTCTTTGCCTACACCCCCAACCTGCGCGAGTAGCCTAGCACTAGGACACTAAGCAGCAGGCAAGCGCGCAACGACAGAGAGAGAGCAAGAGATGCACAGAGCGTTAGTTAGTACTAACCAACTAATGGTCTTCGTCAACGACTGCTAAAAACGCTAGCTTTAGCACTTTAAAGCGTTAAAGTAAATTAGTACTAACAACCAGTCAAATGGAAGAATCTACCAAAATCCTTAAACCTTTCGTCAAAATGACGAAAATAAGAAAATTCTAAAATTAGGTCTTGATAAACGCGCTATCTTGTGATATACTAACCATAGTAAGAGAAAGAAAGATCCTCAAGGGGTTAGGTAAAAAGAAAGAGGTAAGCATTATGAAGACTATGGCACACGTTATCGAGAGAGATATCTTTGGTACTAATGTAACTGCTAACTATTGGGCAGAAGTCATTCACACCTACACTACCCATTCTCCTAGTGGACTAAGAGAAATGATTGAACTGAGTAATGGTAAAAAGATGAAGGCTGACGCTGCGGAGGCTATTGTCTATGTGTTCTAACCCCCCAGCCAGCCAAGGCCAATAGAGCCGATAGAGAGAAAGTGAACAATAGATAGAAAGAGCAAGGCTTGCACAACAGAGAGGAGTGCAAGCCTTATACACAATACAGAGAGATAGAAAGACAGAGAGCACAGAGCGAGAGAGACAAGGATAGCATGAGTTAGTTAGTACTAACCAACTAACACAATTCTTTGTTCTATTGGATAAAGAAGGCAATAATAATAATAATTGTAAAAGATTTGATAAGCTTATTACATTATAAGAAAGAGATAAAGAATACTGGAACAGAACTAAAAGAAGAATGAGATGTGGTTCTAGCATTAGAATGGGTGTTAGTAAATAAGATGGGCTATTACTATTAGGTATAATAAAAAAAAAGATAGCTACCGCGCACGGATGCTACACACCCTGCTTTAACGCTTTAAGGCACTAAAGCAGAAAAGTTTAGAAGTTCATCACTTTGCACCATAACAGTTTAAATCCCTAAAGCTGCACAATATTAAATTAATAGTTGACAAATAATGTAATTATTTAAAGTGTTACCGCAAACGAATGATATTGGTCCTAACTTTAGCGTTTTAAAGTGCTAAAGTAAAATTTAGCGCACTTCAACGCTTTAAACTTTAATGTGCTAAATCCTAAAATTAGTTATGTTGCATAAAAACTAATCTAACGAATTGTGCAACTTATTTTCAAAAAATCTTGACAAATGGAAAATAAAGCGTTATACTATAGTTGAAAATAAAAAGAAAGAGGTCTTAAAAATGATGATGTACATTGTAACCCATGTTTGCGATGAGGAGTACGGAAACACTGAAAACGTAGCAGTATTTGCTACCCGCGATCAAGCTAACGCTTTTGTGAACGCTCATAACTCCACCTATCACGCATGGTTCATGGAGCAGAACGAAACCCGTCCTACTTTGAATGTAGAGGAATGGGAAGTCGGAACGGACGTTTGGGAAGAAATAATTGGAGATTAAAAATCTCCAATTATTTTTATAACAGTACTTTAACACATTAAATTTTAAAAGTCGCAATGTGCAAAAACTAGGGTTTTATTTTACCCCTAGTCTTTTATCAATAGGCTTAAAAAAAATACAGAGAATTTTCAAAAAAACCTTGACAAACAACTTATAGTATGATATATTATACTCGTAAAGGATAAGAAATAAAAACCTGAAAGAGGTTGAAATATTATGAAGTATGAAGTTTCGATGGTTCGTAGAGGGCAAGAAGTTAATTACTTTTTGCAGAGATCTTGGTCTGATGGTTATGATTATGATCTTCATACTATGACGGTAGAAGCCAATGATTTTGTGGAAGCAGAGAATTTGGCATTGGTAGAAAATCCTGGTTATACGGTTGTTCATTCTGAAATTTGGATGAGCGAAGCAGAAAAGGTTGAAGCCGAAAAAAGAGTAGAAGAATACCATGAAGTACGGAGAAAAGAACGGGAAGAAAGAATTAACCAGCAGAAAGAAAAAGAACAAGCTAAGAAAATAGCAAAAGAAACTGAAAAAGCTATTAAAAAAGGTATGACCTTAGAAGAATATCAAGCAGACAAAAAGAAGAAAGCAAAGATCGCTCGTTACAAAAGAGAAGTTCGCCAAATGGAAGAACAGATTGCAGAGCTTGAAAAGCAAATTGCGTATAAGAAAAATTGGCTTGCTGAAAATGCCTAAACTTTAAATTCCCCTTGAAGAATCTTTTAAGGGGAATTTAAAAAAACTCTTGACAATTTTTAAAAAATTTGATATAATAATTACAGGAATCAGGAAGGGAATTGATAAATATGAAAACTGTAAATATTATCCTTACCCCAAATCAAGCTCAATTCTTATTCATCCTTGAAGATTCGATCCCCTGTTTTATCTATCAGGGCGATTATACAGGAGAATGGGTAATTAAATACAGAAAAGAAGATGAAGAAACTGTAAATAAGATTTTTAAAAATATTTTAGGAAAATCTTAAAAAACCTATTGACAAATTAAATCGTATCTGCTATAATAAAGACAGTTAAAAGAGGTAGGCCAAGGTAGACAAAGTAGACGCAAGTCGAACTAAGACTACAAGGTAAGAATAAGATCGGATAAGAGAGATTGAGATGCGGCAAAGCCACTAGATGCTTAAAGCCACTTATCGCCTACCTTAAAAGAAAGGAATTGATAATTATGAAAATCTATGAAGTTTTTACCGCCGATTCTACGAACAGTGACCGTAACCAAGAAGTATGCGCCTATGTTGCATCTAAAGAAATTGCAGGAAATTATATCCGCGCTAATCTCGTTGAAATTTATAACGTCCACAAGAAAAGTCCTTTGTGGAATCATGGAATTGATATCCTCTGGTGCGCAGATTGGACAGAAAAGGAATTCCCCGGTTTTATCCCCGATCTTGTGTACGCGGGGAAAGACAGCCACGGATTAAAAGTCACCATGTTTTTTAAGGAAATTGACGTAATCGAAAAGTAACAATTAAGAGTTCTTCCCTTGGATAATGTTTTCAAGGGAAGAACTAAGTTAGAAAGGTATTAATGACTATGAAAATTTTATACATGGCTGATGATGGTGAAGAATTCGAAACCGAAGAAGAATGTAAAGAACACGAAGAAGCAATGAGAGTAAAAGATGAATTTAATTCTCGTATGAGACTTTATGACGCAAAAATGAATAGATTTGACCCTGATATTGAAGATATTGAACTTGAACAAATTACATACGCTTATTTTGCGGATGAAGAAACCTTCAACTATTTCAATGACTTTTTTAATGAGAACGGTTTGTTTTCTCCAAAAGATGATGGATGTAGTTTTTCTAGTGGACATAGTTTCATGTGGGATGGTAATGGCAAATGTTGGGTATCTGTTAATGATTTCATTAACGAGCTTATGAATCATCTTTAAAATGAAAATTTGAAAAACTTGTAAAATCCAAAAGAAGCTCTAGTAAAGAAATTGCGGCCGCCCCCTAAAATTCTTTACTAGGGCTTTAGTAAATTTTTATTTTGTGCATTTTGACGAATTTAGCGCTTTAAAGCGCTACACTTTAACACTTTAAAGCATTTTCTAGTAAATATTTTTTACTTTAACACATTAAAGCTTTAAACTTTAACACATTAAAGCTTTAAACTTTAACAGTTTAAAGCAGTGCCCGGGCGCCAAGGAATGATGCGCCCGGATTTTACACTTTAAAGCATTAAAGCAAATTTTATTTACTAGGCAATACTTCAACACGCTAAAGCGCTAAATCCCTAAAGTTTACTTTAATACTTTAAAATATTAAAGCGAAGTTAGTTCAGACTAATTGTAGTTAGTTGCCGCTAACGGACCCCACTTTGGCACTTTAAAACATTAAAGCAAAAAAAGTTTTAAAGTTTAACGCATTAAAGCGTAACAGTTTAAATCCTAAAACTAAAAAAGTTGAGAAAATTTTAAAATGACTATTGACAAATCGATAATATGTGATATAATGAATACAGAAATTAAGAAAAGGAAGGTGCGTCACATGAAACGCTCTGAAATGGAAAAACTGGTTGTCCTGCTGCTGAAACACAACATCCCCTTTGAACTTGGTGTTCAGTATTATGAGAACGCTTTGCAAGTGTTCTATCCCTCTAAGACTAACCCCGTGTGTGATGTGGTTTGCAATCCTTATTCCATCGGTTTTGATAAGGGGCTGTTGGAGATGAAGGGCCTTGTTCCTTTTGATGATGATGAAGTCGAGGGGTATCTGGATGCAGAAGAAATTCTGGTTCGGATCGAATGTCACTATTTGGCACACAAAAATTAATTTCAAAAAAGGCTTGACAAAAGCCTAAATAAGGCTTATAATGGCCATAGGAACAAACGAGGGGTCAAGGCGGATACGCCAGATAAGAGTAGAACAGGATGAGACGTTTAAAGCCCTCTACCACCCCACCAGAAGAAAGAAAGGAATTGATAATTATGATGATCGATGCTAGAGAGGCCAGAGCAATGACTTTTGCCGCCATTGAAAACCAGAAGAAGAATGAAAAGCTTGCGGCTGAGCAGTGGATCGACAGCAAAATTGCTAGTCTGGTGACAGAGGACGCAAACAAGGGCAATGGTTCAACCACCGTTTATGTACCTGATGACGCTGGAGTAAAGGCCAATATTGTTAAGCAGATTCTTTCTGAATATGGTTACACGGTTAAGGTCACTACAAAGGAGTATAACCGCAAGCCTGCCACATTCATTACTATCACTTGGAATTACTAAATGGAAACCCCTGGAGCACCAGGGGTTTTCTTTGTGCAATTTGACGAATTTAGTGCTTTAAAGTGTTGAATTCGTCAAATTGCACAACACTTTAGCACTTTAAAGCATTGTATTGGGCCGGCCGCCAAGGACTGGTGCGGCCGGACTTTAGCGCTTTAAAGCGTTAAAGCGATTTTTTACGTAGTTCGGCACTTTAGCGCTTTAAAGTGTTAAATCACGAAACTATATCTTCTACAATACTTCAATGCTTTAAAGTATTGAAGTTAGTCATCGCTAACGGACCCCACTTTAACACTTTAAAGTGTTAAAGCAAAAAAGTTCGCCGCTTTAAAGTTTTAAAGTGTAATGCTTTAAATCCTGAAAGTGGCAGTTAGTCTATACTAACTGCACAATTTGGCCGCTCCATCTTTGTGCAATTCGACAACGTAGAAAAACTTAACCGTTTTTTGTATAATTTGACGATGTAGAAAAATCTACTCGTTTTCTACTCGTCTTTTGTGCAACTTTTTTTGAGATAATGTTTGACTTTTGAATATCCCTGTGATATCATGATAATAGGAATTGAACCTAAACAATTTAATAAAGGGGTGCTATCTATGAAAAAGATGCTATGCTTTGACCTTGATGGAACGATCGTTGACTTCTACGGTGTGGAAAACTGGCTTGCGATGCTAAAACAAGAAAATCCTGCTCCGTACGAAATCGCTGAACCGCTTTATGACATGGATAAGCTAAATGCTATTTTAGACAAGCTTGTAAAGATCGGCTGGGAAGTACGTGTAATTACATGGCTTGCAAAAAATAGCTCTAAGCCCTACAAAGACGCCACGCGAAAAGCAAAAAGGGAATGGCTGGAAAAGTACCATTTTCCCTACGAACATTTCCACGGCGTAATGTATGGGGCAACCAAAGCGGATAGCGTACGCAAATACCTATCTAATGACGATATCGCGATTCTGATAGATGACAATGCGAAAGTTAGAAGTGGGTGGACTTTAGGTGCGACAATTGACCCAAGTGACGGAAAGTTACTTGAAAAACTTTTTTCACTAATTTGAAAAAAAGGGGGTTGACAAATCCAAAAATAAGGCTTATAATGGCTACAGTGATAAGGCCAAGGCGGACAAAGTAAGCGAAAAGCCGAAATAAGAACGCAAGGTAAGAACAAGATCGGATAAGTAAGAATGAAACGCGGCAAAGCCACTAGATAACTTAACGCCACTTGTCGCCCTTTATCAACGCAAAGAAAGGACTTGATACCATGAATTTAAACCAGTTAAACATCGATCGCCGCCGCCACTACATTTTAATGGTAGATACTGAGACTGCCAATTCTCAAGATGAGAATGGTAAGGTTTGCCCTTATTCCGCGCTTGTCTATGACTTTGGATGTGCGGTCGTAGACAAGCAAGGTAATGTATACTACACTTTCAGCGCCATCAACAAGGACATTTTTATCGGTGAGCGTGACCTAATGCGTTCCGCGCACTATGCCCGGAAAATTCCCCGTTATCTAGACGATATCCAGAGCGGCAAGCGCCAGTTAATGAGTTGGGCAGATATTAAGCTCAATGTTTGGGCTATTATGGCAGCTTTTGGAATCGACACCGTTTGCGCGCACAACGCCCGGTTCGATTATTATGCCATTCTTGCTACTGAGCGTTATATCTCTAAGTCCTATGACCGTTATTTTTTCCCATTTGGGACTATTTGGTGGGATACGCTCAAGATGAGCCGCGATGTTATCCACAAACAACCAACTTATAAGGCTTTTTGTGAAAGTAATGGGTACATTACCAAAACTGGCCAGTGTTCCGCAACAGCACAGAACCTTTTCCGTTTTATTTCCCATGAAAACGACTTTGAAGAAAGCCATACCGGGTTAGAGGACGTTCTGATTGAAAAGGATATTCTTGCCTATTGTTTCCGCCAGCATAAGCCGATGCGAAAAACCCTTTGGCAAGATGTGGAATTGACCGATCGGCAAATTGAAATCCTGCTGGAGCGGCAATGGGAATTTATCCCAACTTTCAATAAAAAGAACCTTTTCTAAAAAAATAGTTGACTTTCTCTTGTGAGTATGATATACTCTAAGAGTGGAAAGGCTCACAAGAGAAAATCACCACTACACTTAATATCTACGGAAAAACCCGTTGATATAAAACATTTTTAAAGGCAAGGAAAAGCCTAAAAAAACCAGAAAGGAATTGTTACTATGGCTACTATGAAGATTACTAAGCGCGATTATTTTACCACCCTGTCCACCCTCGTTCATGAGAGCGACTTCCCCCATGTCGTAGGTGATAAGGAAATCACCTACGAGCAGATGGTTGAGTTTATCAGCCACGAGATTGAGCTTTTGAACCGCAAGAATGCCGCGGATAGCTCCAAGGGGCTAACCGCTAAGCAGATCGCCCGGCAGGAAGTCATGAATGCGATGCTGACCCGGATGACTTTTGACAAGCCGTATTTGGTTTCTGATATTATCAAGACTTTCCCCGAATGCGAGGGCAAGAGTACCAGTGAAGTTTCCCGAATGCTCCATGATTTGGTAAAGGCTGGTATTGTTGAACGCATTGAGGAAAAGCGCAAGGCGTATTTCATTCGCCGGGCCTAATTCTCCAAAATTTGGGAAGGGGGATATCCCCCTTCCCAAAGCCCCATAAAAAGGAGGTCCAAAAGTGAGTGAACAAATTGACACCATGCGTAAACTTGGATGGACTGAAGAAGAAATTGCCGACGTCTTAAAAAGTGATAAGGCTATTGATAAAGGTGCAAAGCTTTTTGAACTGGATGCTGAACACGAAAAAGCTAGTAAAGACGCGCGAAAGCTAGGACAGCGCAGAACGCCCACGGTTTACGACTTTTCCAAACGAGAACGCAAAAAGGATACTGATAAAGGCGATTTAATTGCGGCGGTGGTCACTGGATTGCAAGCGGCTGGAGCTAAAACGACCATTACTAATCCTGAGCGCGAAATTGAATTGGAATATAATGGGCGAAAATTTAAAATCGTGTTGAGCGCTCCGCGTAAGTAACACAAAAGGGAAGAAATGGAAAATGCCATTTCTTCCCTTTTCGTCATTTTAATGAATTCAACACTTTAATGTGTTGAATTTTGTTATTTTTCACAAAACAGATCGGTGTCAAGTTGGAATATTACACAAAAATTAGCTCATTTTGGGCTGTTTTTTTATGCAATTTGCACAAAAAATTTAGCACTTTAAACTGTTAAAGCGCAGCATAATGACGAATTTAACACTTTAGCGCTTTAAAACGCGACACTTTCACAGTTTAAAGCGTTGAATCGGCCGCTGGGGAATGAGGCGGCCGAAATTTCCATTATATCACCCCTCCCGCCTTTTGTCAATAGGCAAATTGCACAAAGATTGTGCCACTTAGAATCCCGAATTCGTCACTTTGCACAAAGAAAAATTCATAGCTAAAATTTTGTGCATTTTGCCATTGATTTCTGGAATATATAGTGATATAATAAACTCATCAAATGAAAGAGAGGTAAATTAATTACACTAAATGAAAATTCCCTATTGACTTTTGCTAAAAATTTTGTTATAATAATTACAGGAATTAAGAAAGGAGATACCCAAATGAAAAATGTATCTGAAATGACTCTGGAGGAACTGAAAGCACTAACTGAAGAAATTGAAACCCGCAGAGCTGTACTTCACGAGGAACAGAAATATATTGCCGCTTGGAAGAATGCTATAAGCGCTTTGCATGACTTCCTTGATGAGTATGGGGTATTCTACATGACCATTAATGGTGGTGATTACCAGTTTGACGCAAGTGATGTTGAAATGTGGATGTCAACCCCCGGCACGATGGAAATCAATATTGAAAACGATTAAAAAAAGGAGCTGATAAATATGCCTACTCACATTATTATTGCTAGTATGATTTGCATTGCTGGTGTTTCCGTTCGCATTGTCGCAGAAGCGTCTCAGCGGAAACCGAACCTTGCAAAGCTCCTATGGAGCGCCGCCGAAATGATTTCTTTAGTTTGTATTTTCCGATTCTATCTGTAAAAAAAAAGGATTTGATTGTTTATGAAATTTTTGATTGTATTTATTATCCTGTCCATTGTAAACGTGACATTCTCTACTGTCCGCTCTATTGTAACAATCAAGGGTGGAAAGCTAGTAGCAAGCTTTATCTCTGGCGGCTACTTTGCTTTTTACAATATCATGTTGATTTACACTGTGGCAGATTTTCCCATGTGGCAGAAATGTGTAATTACATTTGCGTGTAATGTGGTTGGTGTATTCATTGTAAAATGGATTGAAGAAAAAATGCGAAAAGACAAGCTGTGGCGTGTGGAAACTACTGTTCCAGCTAGTCAAGGCGAATCCCTAGCGGAAACTGCAAAAGAAAAGGACTTATCTTTCAACTACATTAATATTCAGAAGTATTGGATTTTCAACTTCTATTGCCCTACTCAGAAAGAGAGTTCAGAAGTAAAAGAAATGCTTAAAGGCTATGACGCAAAATATTTTGTCTCTGAAACGAAAATTCTTTAAAAAGGTATTGACATTTTAATTCTCGTCTGCTATAATAACTGTAGTAAATGAAAGAAAGGTGATTCAAATGAAAATGATTATTGATAGGGGCTATAATGGGTATCATATTCCCGATGAAGTTCTTCATTGGGAACTTCCTCCTGATGCAGAAAATGAACACCGCACCGACCCACGTTTTATTGAATGGGTGAAAACACATAAAAATAATACTGGCCTTGCAGTTGTAGAAATTCCTGATAATGCTACTGATTGGGAACTAGAAGATTATGATGGACGAGAGAGCATTATTGCGGTTGTGGATGGAAAAATTATTCACATTGGCTAAAAAATCTATTGACAAACCCTCCTCTTTATGATATACTAAAGACGTAAAGAGGAGGAAGAAACCTCAAAGAAAGCTGGTAATAAAAATGAAAGTTTATTTGGTAAATGAAACTAATTACAACTATAGCCCTGAACCGATTTTGGAAAACGTTGCCATGTTTTCTACTAAAGAAAAGGCTAACGCATACGTTTCTAAATATTATGTTTGCGGCGATGATGGAGTATGGCATTCACCTTATGACCGATGTGTAGAATCCAGCATTGAAGAATGGAATGTTAATTAAACACTAAATTGTTAAAAGAAAGGAATTGGTAAAAATGAAAGAGGTAAAATATTGGATTGCAGATGATGGAAAGCGCTTTGATTCTCTAGAGGAATGCAAAGTTTATGAGGAAAATCTAGAAAAAATGTTAAAAAATTTTAATGAGCTTGTTCGAATGTACGATTCAGAAATGAAACGTCATTATTTTGAAAATGAAGATGACCTTGAGGATGTGCGCTATTTATGGGTTGCTAATGAAACAGGCTTTGGATTATTTAATAAACTTGACCTTGTATCGCCTTCACCTAGAGACTGCGGTTATGAATTTACTGGTGAACATTGGTTTATTTGGGATGATACAACGGAAACTTGGCGTACCTTTGAAGAAGTCATTAATAAACTTGAACAGATTAAAAAGACTCTTTAAGTCTTTAAGAGAAAGGAATTGATAAAAATGTGGGGCTTGCGCGACCCCACATTTTTTTAGTAAATTTTTGTTTTCAGCAAATTGTACGAATTTTCAAATGAAAATTTGGTTATTTTGCCTATTGACAAATCCTATCAAGTGTGTTAAAATGACCGACCGCTGAGGTGCGCAGCGGTCGGAAATTCCATTATACCACCTCCAGCCAATTTTGTCAATCGTCAAATTGCACAAAAATTTTTGCACTAAGACTCCCGAAATTCCATTTTTTTTACTATGGCCGCAAATCTTTGTGCAAAATGACGGAAAAGTTTTTCTTGATTTCTAAGGTAAGCTGTGCTATACTATAATTGTCCCAAGGGGGAAGGAAAAAACGGCGGACAGCGACAGTTACCCCGATCTCCAAAAGGACAAGAAAAAAATTTGAAAAATCTCTTGACAAGCCCAACAACGTGTGATACAATAAAGGCGTAAACAAGAGATGGAGCAGAAAACCTCAAAACAATGAACCTTGAAAATTCAAAAAAAACTCTTGACAAACCCTTCAATCGATGATATAATAAGAATACAAGATAAGGGAAAGCAAGTCAAGCGCAAGGTTAAAAAATCTCGCAAAGTTCTAAAAAAACTCTTGACAAGCTGAACCGAATCTGGTATAATAAATTTACAAAGAGGAAGGACACCTCACAAACCAGAAAGGAATTGATACTATGACTACCACCAAGACTACCAAGCGCGACTACTTCACCACCCTGCTGAACAACACTGATGTTCTGGCAAACCTGTCTCTGCCCGAGGGCATGACCGCAGAAAGCATGACTGCTTTCATCGCTCATGAGATTGAGCTGCTGGATAAGAAGAATGCTACCGAGCGCAAGGCGTCTCCTATCCAGATTGCCAACGAGGAAACCAAGAACGCAATGATTGAGTTCATGGCCCTTGACAAGCCCTATCTTATCAGTGAACTGATTAAGGAGTGCCCGGCCTGTGAAGGTATGGCTACTTCCAAGGTTTCCCGACTGGCTCATGACCTTGTAAAGGCTGGCATCGTGGAGCGGATTGAGGAAAAGCGTAAGGCGTATTTCATTCGTCGGGCCTAATTCCAGAAATAGGAAGGGGCGCAAAGCCCCTTCCTAAATCCATTAGAGAGGTGAACACATGGCACAGAACAAAGAACAAGAACTAATGGAAAAACTTGGATGTACTCTAGAAGAGGCCCAAGACATTATTAAAACAGATAGTGAAATTGACCACGGCAAAAGAGTTTATTTTGACCTATCCCCGGAACAAGAAAAAATTGCAAAGAAGTTTATTAACTCCAGAGAACACCGTAAAAAGCCCATGACTTTTGATAACAAGCCAAGAGAGCGCAAAGCAAACGCCACAAAAGGGGGATTAATCGCGGAAATCGCAACTTTTTTGGAACAAAACAGCCAATTTTCCATTGAAAACGTGGAAATTGTAAACAAAGAAAAGCTAATTACCTTTTCTATTGGCGGACAATCTTATAAACTTGACCTAATTCAGTCAAGAACTAAGAAATAATTGCGGTTTTGGCAGTTTTTTCCTTAAAAACTGCCAATTTTCTATGGAAAAGGTGATAAAATGGACGAAATTTCAGCAACTATTAAGGCAAAGGCAAAGGGTAAAGAATTCTATTATGTCGGACACTACATTTCTAAAGAAGGAAAATATGTTTTAAAGCCCGGCACTACAAACGACCTAAAACGCCGACGACAGGAACACAATAGAGCCTATCACAAAACCCCAAATTTTCCCATGGATGATAAAAGCTCTTTTGAATACGATTGGTTTATTCCTCTTTCTAAATATAATACGCTGCGCGTAGAGGATAGAATGAAGGAGAAATTTCAAGCCGAAAGATTTGGAGTTTATGTAAATAATGACCGCTTTGTCTTTGATGAAAAGCCCGAATTTGTGGAAATTACTGTAAAAAGAATTTATAAGATTGCCCTTTAACGAGGGCAATCTTTTTTTCGTCAAATTGCACAAATACAAAAATTAGGGTGAAAATTTGTGCAATTTACCTATTGACTTTTTGGGCCGGGCGTAGACTGATGTCACGCCCGGAATTTTCATTATACCACTGGCCCCGCATTTTGTCAATAGGCAATTTGCACAAAAATTTTTTTATTTAAAATCCCGATTTGTGCATTTCAACGAAGAAAAAAACTATTGACATTCTATGAAGACTGTGATATACTTTAGGTAGAGTAAAGGAAAGGAGATATCAAAAATGATGATGTCACTACTTGGTTTTATTATTGTTGCGATTCTTATGTCTATTACCGGAGGGGCTTTTATCTCTATGATTATTCTTGCTAATACTAAGATTAGCGGTTGGAAAGAAGTGGTTATAGGTATTATCTTATCTATAGCTATTGGATGTGCTATTTCTGGAATGTTTGTTCTTGGAACAAAGATAAATGCAGATTCTTGGAATAATGGTAATTGCTATAATTGTAATACCCAATGGGAATTAGTAAACGTTCAGAAAATGCGTAGCACTACACATTATTATTACAGCTGTCCAAATTGTGGTGAAGTTATTGATTTAACTCAAAAACCTTATTGACAAATGACTTAAACCATGTTACAATAATTACAGAAGTGAAGAAAGAGGTTGATTCTAATGTTTGAAGTGTCTTGGTCTGGTGGGTATCCAAGTCTTTGCTGTGGCGAATGGACAATTATTAAAAATGGAGTAGATGTGTCTGATAAAATTCCTAAAGCATACCGTCATGACAGTATGAATACTTGGGGACTTTATCAACGCTGGTGTATCAATATGGGAGATTGGGAGGAATACGAAGAAACTTATGAAGATGGGCTGGAAGAAAAAGAATGGATTACGTGTAACAGGAATTGGATTAAAGAATTTTGTGATAACGAGGAAGAAATGATTGAATTGTATTGGGCGATTTCGCAAGAAGATTGGAGAGGTGGTTCTTGTGGAGGGTGCATTTGAAAAAAATCTCTTTAAATTTGAGAAAAGTCTTGACAACCATTAGATTCTATGTTATAATAATTACAGAAGTTAAGGGAACGATGGTAAACCCTTAATAATAAAAGAAAGGAATTGATAATTTATGAACGTTGAAGAACTTGTTAGCGCACTTATTGCTATTGCAGAGGAAAAAGAACAGGACGAAGAAAAAGAACGAGAAGAAGCCGAACGTAAAGACTGGAATGAATTAGTACAAGCCATGGAAAAATATCTTAACAGTTGGGGAAATATTTTAATTCAAGATATTGACACTGGGGTAATAATGGATGAATTTTTAATTGAATCTTATGGTGAGAATGTAGAAGAACCTGGAATTATTAAAGTTTGGAATCCTAAACGCTAAAAAAAAAAGAATTTTTAAATAGAAAGGAATTGATAATTTATGTGGGCTTTACTTAGTTGGGTTGATGGTTTTGGTGCTGATACATGGGTAAGGGGAATTTTTCCAACGAGAGAAGAAGCTGAATCTCATGCAGAGGAAAGCGATGGTTTAAAAGAATTTGATTTTGGTTTAGTTAATTTTGATATTTATCATTGTGAAAGAATTGGAAAAGCATGGTGGGAAGAGGAAGAAGAGGAGGAAGAAGCATAAAAAAAATAAAACTTTATCTTGACAAATTCTCCTCTTGGTGCTATAATAATAACATCAAGAGGGGAAGAACCCCAAAAGAAAAATGAAAGGAATTGATAAAAATGACGGCTTGGGAATTGAATATTGAGGGTGAAACAACTCTTGTTGAGACAAGAGAAATGGCTTTTGATACTTTAATGAAAATCCAAAGATGGTTGTTTGAAACGCATGATACTTTTTATGATGCCGTAGATATTACAATTAGAGAAATTGAAATTTTTTCTAACGCAGAAGCCGCTTATAAAAATTTTTGTGGAGTAGGAGATTGATAAAAAAAGGAGGCTAATTGCGGCCTCCTTTCTTTTTTACCAAAAATCTTATAAAATTTTTGTGCAATTTGACTATTGACAAATGACTAGAAAGGTGGTATAATTGCGCCGGCCCTTGACTAGCGTGCGGGCCGGAAATTCCATTATACCACAGCTTCAGAAAAAAGTCAATTGGCAATTTATACAAAACTTTGTTTTTAAAAAATCCTAAAATTGTGGAATTTGACTATTGACATTGGGACTGGACTATGGTATACTAGAAGGGGTACTAGACTCGCCGGTCCGAGCACCAGTGCGCTGGACCGATCTTCTATCCAAACCCCCATATGCGAATTTTTTGCTCAATCTAGGACCATATGCCATTTTTTTCCTCAATCCCGAAAACCCGATCGGTTCTTCCAATATTTTCCCAACTTTTCTCCCTCCACTCCGCCCAGCCCAACCGATCGGCCCTCATATGAAAAAATTCTGCTCAATCTAGGCTTTCTCTCCGACTTCCCTTGCTCTTCGCTAGCTAAGCTAGGACTAGCTAGAACCCTAATCATTTTGATTTTGCGAACAACTTTCCAATCTCAAGATTTTTTCAACAAAAATCGTGGCAAATTTACTTGACTTTTTATAATATATATGTTATAATTAAAAAAAAGAAAAAATTACCGATCGGCCCCTAAAACACACTTACCCTCTTTCCAAACTTCCGATCGGGTACCAGACTTCTTTCCTTTCCAAAAGGTAGAATAAAAAGGAAAATTATGGAAAGCCGCAACCCTCTTCTCCCGCTCGGCTTCCTGTTCTTTTTTCTTCTGGAATAGTCGATTCCAAAAGGCCAACAAAAAAAAAGAAGACAACAGTACTCTTGCGGCAACCCCATTTTACCGATCGGCACAAGACCTTTCTCATCCTTTCAAAAATAAGGAGAAAAAATTTCAGACGCCGTTTGAAAATATGGCACCTGGGCTAAGCTAGAATTAGCTGTAGGCTAATTGCTTTATCTTTTCCGAACACGAATCCATTTTAAAATTTTACGAGGCAAATTCACCTCAATTCTATATAAAAACACCGATCGGCCCCTAATCGCGCCCAATTATATTGACAATTATATAAAAATATATTATAATATATATAGAAAATAAGAAAAGGAATTGATCCAAATGGAGAAAGAATCAGAGGGCTAGATTTTGATGTCCACCGCAACTTGAGTCACAGAAATTAATGAAGGCTTCACTTATAAAGATAAAAACGCGGCATACAAATCTCTGGACATTATTCAATAGTCTATCTTAGATTTTATCCATTTAATGGAAAACCGCGGCCCAATCAATTTCCTTTATATGAACCTTGAAAATTTTACATGGCCTCCCGCAGAATCCCAGTGTACGAACATCTGCAAAATACCATTATTTGGGAATAAGCTAAAATCGTTTAAAATTAGCTTCGAAAATTTCAGGTAAAATACTAAAATCGACTTCTTGTCCATGAGAGAAAAAGTTTTAGTCGTAGAAGCTTCAATTTTATGGTTTTCACAATAAATTTTTTTGAACCTCTCTTCTCAAAATTTTCTGTCCCAAGAGCATAAGAGAAAAAAGGAGAAATGGGGGGCGGCAGCTCGTCTCGGAGATCGCATTAACGAAAAAATTTTTGTCTCTTTGGACAAATGTGAAAATTTACTAGAGAAGTATTTTTATACATAATAGAAAGTAACAAGCGGGGGGGGTCTAGGCGCTTCGCGCCACCTTACTAAAGCAAGTTGATAGGATTTATATATAGGATATATAATGAGCGAAGCGAATTATATATCCTATATATAAATCCTTAATAGGAAATGGGAATAAAATCTCGTAGGGGTTTTGGCGCCAAAAGGCAAAGGATTTTCGGATGAAATTTTCAAACGTTCCTTGCCGATTTTTCAAATGAGATTTTATATTGGGTCCCATACCCCATTTTCCAAAAGAGAAAAGAAGAAAGATTAATTGCGCCCGGCCGCAAACTACTTTTCCAAAACTAGGAAGTAACCCGCTCAAATTTCCCTTCTCTCTCTCCTTTTGGAGGGAGAATTTTTTTTTATTAAGATTTTGTCCCTAATTTTATATACTTTTAGGGACAAAAAATTTTTTACTAAAATTTGTCCCTACAAAAAATTTTTTAATCATTAGGACAAAATTTGTTCACCCATTATTTTTAAAATTTATATATAGTGAGGAGATGAAACTAAAGATTGTCAAATTAAAATTAGAATAACCGTAGAACAAAAAGATAAAATAATCTAGTTATTGTGAATAGCACAATACTAAAGTAAGTAAATTTATTAAAACCGCTCGTGAAAGAGCTATGAATGAGGAGAATAAATAAATAAATGAAAAATGATTTTGTAGTATATACTAAAAGATTAGCCAATAAGTTACATGAAGAAGGTTTTAGAATTATTGGTACTGGAATCGATAATAAAAAGCCTTGGTTTAATGTATATTATTTTGAAGACACCCCTCAACTAAGAGAAGCTGTTCAACGGTTAAGTAAAAAGTAAAAACTAAAAGACAGATAAACGGAGGTAGAAATACAAAATGGGCAATTATCAACAAGCCCCAAAATTATACTATAATAAATCAGAAAAAGAAAAAGGCAAAGAAAAAGGATTTACTTATAGAAGTATAGATTTTGAAAAGGCTTTAATGAATGGATGCAGCAACTTAGCAGAATTAAAATATATGCTATTCTTAACTGGAAATATTGGAGATGGTTCTTTTAGGGTTTCAGAAGCTACCTTAAAAGAAAGAACAGGTTTAAGCAACAGCTCCATTTCTAGAGCTAGGAAGTCTCTAGAAGCAAAAGGATGGATTACTTGCGTTGAAGGAGTAAGTATTACTGTTAATTGTGCTGCGATTTTGGGTAGTCAAGTTGATACCCCATCAAATATGGGTAATCAGGTTGACACCCCACAGGGTAGTCAAGTTGATACCCCAGAGGGGTGTCAGGTTGACACCCATAATAATATAATAAATATACCAATAAATAAGAATAATTTGAATCCTCCTTCGGAGTCTTCAAATTATTCTAGAACCGCGCCCCCAGAAGAAGAGAAATCAGTATTCATATTTTGAAAAGATAGGGTAGTCAACTTGACTACCCTTAAAAGCCGATCGGCCGCAAACTCTTCTCTCTTACTTTTGGAATAAAAAATTTTTTAAAGGAGATAAAAATTAAATGAAAGAAAATAAAGATTGTCAAATTAAATTTAGACTGACCGCAGAACAAAAGGATAAAATTACCGAATATTGCAAAAAGCATGATATTAAAATTAGTGAATTTATTAGAAGCGCTTGTGAAAAAATTATGGACCAAGAGAAGCATTAACCCATTACTTCTACTTTTGGAATGAAAAATCTATTTGTCAAAGGAGTCAAAAATCAGATGAAAGAAAAAATTGTTTATATGCCTTGGATTGCTTGTGAATTAAGAAGACGAGGCTTCCCTATCGTTAGAGTTGAAGTGAATCCGCATAAGCCTTAGTTTGATTGCTATGTTTTTGAAGCAACTGAAGAGTTTCTTGCGGCATTCACTAATATTGCCAATAAAAACTAATCAGGAGGTTTTCAGTATATTATGTCAGATCATCAGAATGGTAGAAAAGCGCCGTAGTTAAAATTTGATGTTGCAAAAGATAATGGAAATAATTATTATGAAATTCCACAAAAAACTGCGGATATTGTTTTTAAAAAATTAGGAAATAGTTCAGCCCAATTAAGAATTATGCTAGTCCTCATTGGGACTAAACCAGGCTTTGCTATTAGTGAGCAATGGATATTGGAAAGAACTGGATTAAAACACGCTTCTTATATTAATGCAAGAAGAGATCTTTGCGAAATGGGTTGGCTTACATTAGACCCATCTAAAACTATTACAGTTAATTTTTCCGTAATACATGGAGAAAAAGGTAATACCACATTACCTAAAGAAAAATCATCAAATGAAAAAGGTAATACCACATTACCTAAGATAGGTAATACCACATTACCTAAGATAGGTAATACCACATTACCTATAATAAATAATAATACAACAGATAAAATAATAGATAATAGAGAGCCGGAATCTGCGTCAATATTTGTATTCTGAATCATAAGAAAAAGAAGAATTAAGATAAACAAAAAGAATCTATTGAAGATTGCGCTTTTGGAATATAATAGGTAATGTCATATTACCTATTATAAGAGGGTAAGGATGACGATGACGTAGAAAAAAATGTCATCATACCACATAAACCGATCGGCAGATCTCATTTTCTATTTCCCCATATTATTCTAACAATTTTTCTTTGAAATTTTATATTATCCCAATAATAGCTCCTCTCTTCTTAAATATTTAACTCCCTCCCCTATCTCCTTTCTTGACTTTTATATAAAATTTTATTATAATATACTTACAAAAAACAAGAAAGGATCATCCCATGATTATCAACACAACTTCCCTTTACGAACTAGTCCAAAATGGCGCAACTCGAGACGAGCTACAAAACCTTTTCCAAGAAAACCTTGAAGACGCCTTTTGGCGCAAGCGCATTGAAACAAACGCTTCTAATAGAGACGAAGATGGAGAGCGTCTTTTCAATAATATCTCAGTCTTCATCAATAAATACTACCCAGAGGCTAGAGAAATTATTTCTACTCAAAATCCAGAAAACTTTACTAAAACCCTCGACCTACTTCTTCCTCTAATTATAGAATTTTTAGAAAGGTTGCGGGAAGTAAAAAATCTGTAATAAAATTTCTTGGACATTAACTATTAATGACACAAAAAGAAAGCTCTATATATATTGGATATAGTAATTTTATTCAAAATCTGTAAAATATACCCAAATTTTGTTTTTTATTACAAATATCCGTTAAAAATTAAAATTTTTAACCTTCTTTCTTTTTAGGACTCCCCTGAAGCCAACCTCCTCCCTCTTCAGGAGAGTCCTAATTTTTTTATCTCTTTCAATTTTTCTAAAATTTTATAATAAAAAAAAAAGGAGAACCCCCATGACAGCACTTATTCAACTAGAATGGTCCTTTCCAAATGGAACGGAAATTTTTTACAGCTACATGGCCATAAATAACGTGAAGAATCGCGCAGAAGCTGTTTCGACTGTAGAAAATACCTATTCTAAAGATATGAATATAATTTCCATCAAAGCCTATCTTATCTCTTATGAATTTTGCCCTCTTACCAAAGACATTTTCGCAGAAATTCTATCAAGGGCCGCAATTAAAGATTTCTCTTGACTTTTACAAAAAAATATTATATAATATACTTACAAAAATAAGAAAGAAGGAAACATATATGTTTGACATTCTACAGGCTCTCAAGGATGGACAGTCCGCCGATGATATCGCAGCCTCTTTCACTACTGCGCTGAATGAAGCCATTAGTACTTACAATAAGGAACAGGAAGAGACTCAAAAGAAGACCCAAAAGCTTCTGGAAAAGAATGAAGCCGCTTGGAAGATTTATACTTCTATCATCAACTACTATGAAACCTATTATCCAAATTATGGTATCACTACAGCTGAGTATGTTGACAAGATTGATAAGGATTCCTTGACAAAGATTGTAATCTCTACTCTAGAAATTCCATCTTTTGACGATATCCTAAAGCTTGACGATATCCTAGAGCTTTTTGAGAAGGTCTTTTGACCTTCTCTTTTTTTTTGAAAATATAAAAAAATATGGTATAATAAAAGAAAAAAGGAGATAAATTTTTATGAAAGAACGCTTTACTGCCATTTGCGCAATTACCTTTTTTGACCCCGATGCAAATACCGCAAAGGAATACATTGTCCTTACCAACGTCGGTTCATTCCAAGAAGCAATGGAACAGATTGAAGAATATTATGGCAATGACCTTGCCGCAGTAAACATTACACTAGCTCCCGATCGTTTTTATAACATTACCAAGGAGCAATACAATACTATTATTGATGCAACTATTTAAGTCCTAAATCCCCATTTGGACTCTTTATACTAATATTATAGAATATTTTTTTAGAAAAATCAACTAAAGGAGAAAATTATTATTCTTAGCTTTAATTTACTAAAACAAAAGGAGATAAAATGGGCTTAATTCTTGCTATTGGACTTGTGATTTGCCTAATGGTAAATATTTACTTTTGCGCTATTGGAACTCAAAGCTCTTGGTCTTCTACCCTATTTTTTGCTGTTGCTCTAATAGTAGAATGCGGACGCCAATTTTTTACAAAAAAGTAAAATTTTATACTTTTAAAGATAGCTTTTTCTAAAGCTATCTTTTTTTTTGATTTTTTATAAAAATAATTATATAATATATATAACAAAAGATAAAGAAAGGAAGTAACAATTATGAAGTGGTATGAAGCAGCTAAATATCTTGAGGAAACATATGATACAGTGGTTGATTACGATCAAGAGTATTTCATTTGCCCAGAATGTCAAGAGCCTATCTATTTTGATGACTATCCAGAGGTCCCCGATGAGTATTGTCCCATCTGCGAATGCCCATGGTGATTTTTATACTTAGCAGATATCGTTCCAATTCAAGATAATTAATTTATGATAAAAGGAGTTGATATCTATAATTGCTAAAATTATTGTTATTATCTTTATCGCTATGAACGCATATGCAATTTACAGAACAATCAAAAGCAATAAAAAGAAAAATGATAGCTTTGACGGTATTGTATTGACATATGAAGACTTCTTAAATTTTTATTCACTAAATCCTAACCGATGGCATTTGGAACCATATAATGTTACAGTTATTAAAACTATGAATCCTTATGGTATTGGGAATGTATACTACCATGTAAAATTTAAAACCGCTATAGACGCCGCGAGATATAGGAAATTTTACTCTAATAAGGAAGAAAGAGATAGACAAATTGAACGGAACAAAAAGAATGCGGCCTTCCTAAATTTAATGCAAGAAGATATCAATGCCGCAAGAAAGCGAGCTAGCGAAGAAATCGCAACTGCTGCTACTATTAGCGAAAGACTAATCAAAGAAACAATTGACCAGCAAATTAATAATGCGCTTAGTCGTTTATAAAAGGAAGTGTAATGAAATGTCGATAATCCATATATTAGTATTTACCTTAAAATTAGCTGCTATATTCATTATTCCTTTAATTTGTATATATATTAGTTTTATTCTTGATTACATCGTAGATGATTATAAAGCTAATTATCGTTATAATCATTACGATGATAAACCTATCTATATATCTTTTGGAAAATTTTTGAAATTTTATAATAAGCATCCAGACAAATGCCACTGCTATTTATATAACGTATATATAAAAGAAAAACGTTTTAAATATGTTGTTTTTTTTAAATCTAATCTTAGCATCTTACTATATTATGAATGGTATAGCATAAAACACCCTCATCTAAAAGAAAAAAAAGTAGAAAGACCAAATTATACTAAAGAATTTTTAAATAAGTTTAAATAACAAAAAGCTCTCTTATATCATTATAAGAGAGCTTTTTTGATTTTTATATATAAATATTGTATAATATTTATAGAAACTTAAAGGAGTGGTAGATATGTATTTCCGTTATGATGTTTATACCCCATACAATGACCATTTTGTTCATTACTTAATTGCGCCGACTCCCGATCGGGTCAATGAATTTTCTGATAGCCTATTGGCAGCTGCTTCTAATATCGTTGCTCTTGAACATCCAGAAGTTGACATTGACGAAGTTCGTTCCAATTGTACCATTACTGTAACCGAACTTTCCCGCAAAGAATACAACAGAGAAGTTTTTAACCACTAAAAAATAATTTCTTGATATTTCTATAAAAATATATTATAATATATATAGAAATTGAGAAAGGATTGATAAATATGCCTACTGCTAAAACTTATCAAACTTGGGAAACTGTAAGCGAAGTTTATAGTTCTTCTGGACGTCAGTATATTAATGTTCGTAATCCCAAGACTAATGCCATTAAGACGGTACGTTGGTATTCCGAGAAAGAAGCCAGTAAAAAGACCGCCGTAACCGTGCAAGACGCCTATCATCGCCCAACAAAACTCGTTTTTGGCTTTGATAAAGGCTATATTACTATTTTTAAAGGCAATACTTATCAAAATCTTGAATGGTTTAAAACTTCCGTCGCGCGCTATTGCCGCACTTGGGGATGGTACATCGTCTCTACTGAAGCTCTTCCAGAAGATATTCCCGCTGATATTACTCCCGTGCAGCTCTCTTGGGATAGTATTGGAAATGAAGATGGAACCCTCAAGCCAGATGAACAGATTAAGAATGTTGTTGACTCTTTAATCTATGATGAAGGGAATTCCTCTTATGTCGGCTCTGTTGGAGATCGTCTTGAGCTTGCCGTTACAATTACTCGTGTTATTGCCCTCGAAGGTAATTATGGTACTAGTAATATGTATATTATGAAAGACGCCGATGAAAACATCTTTGTTTGGACTACTTCGACTTCCAAGAATTGGAAGGAAGGAGAGATAAAGAATATTCGCGGAACTGTAAAAGCTCATAAGAAGTATAAAAACGAAAATCAAAATATTTTAACTAGATGCGCGGAGGTAAAATAATGGCAATTTACAGAAAATTGCCAAACCGCATTTGACTTTGTTGATTTTCTATAAAAAATAATGTATAATATTTATAGAAAATAAAGAAGGGGATTGATAGATATGGAACCGATTATGCTTGTAACGGACGGAGAAAAAGAGGCTTTTTCTTCTATGATTAGAGATTATGGCTCAATCACTGGAAGAGATATTACTCCTTCCGTCTCAATCGAAAAGATCCTTCAACCGTGGAATCAGAATAAAAGTCAATATCTCTTTAAACTTTTGGGAAATAAGCTTATTCTGTCTCGTGATATCACCTATGAGCGCAGTGAACAGGAAGTCCGAGAAGAACTCTCTTTAAAGCTTCTTGCCTATAATAACGAGTTTCAAAAGAACTTCTACGAAGAGACCGTTACTAAGAGAGGTTTATGGGAATTGCAGTATCTTATGGATAGTAAGCTTCTTTATTCCACTATTAATACCAGCAGATCTGTTTCGTTTAAAGATGACAGCGGAAAGGTTATCAAGATTCCAAAAGGCTGTAAGATTATGAAGGGCCTGCGCAAGGTCGCAAACGCATTTAACATTGACGGATTTGAAGATTTCCGTCTGGAGCACTCCCGCATTCTCAATCGCAAGTATCTTGAAGGTAATCTGCGTCTCTCTATCCACCCTCTTGACTATGCAACTATGAGTTTTAACGAATGTCGTTGGAGTTCCTGCATGACGTGGGATGGCGGAGAGTATAGACAAGGGACTGTTGAGATGATGAACTCCCCCTGCGTTGTAATGGCATACCTCACCGCGAATAAAGATATGATTGTTGGACCTATTCATTGGTCGAACAAGAAATGGCGCGAGTTATTTATCGTTGATGAAGATATTATTTGTAATATTAAGGGTTATCCATACGCGCATGATGGACTAGAAAAAATTGTTATTGACTGGCTAAAAGAGCTGTCTAAAGTAAATCTTAACTGGAACTCTTGGACTGAAGAATCTTATAAGATCTATAATAACACTCCTGTGACAATCGGTCCTTTGTCTCGCGCAGTAACATTCGACTTCTCTACTGGCTATATGTATAACGACATTTATGCTAATAGCTCTACTCCAGTGCTGGGCTATATTAGTTTGGACGCTGGAGAATATAGAGTAATTCATTACTCTGGGCCAAGTGAGTGCATGAGTTGCGGTGAAACAGAAATTGAAATTGACAATGAGCAATTCCTTCTTTGTCAAGATTGCGAACCAGTGCCTTGTTGCTCTTGCTGTGGTGAATATTACTCAGAGAATGATTTAATTTACTATAATGGCGATAAATATTGTGAAGACTGCTTTAATGAGCATTTCTTCTGCTGTGAGATTTGTGAAGATTATGCTTCAGTGGAAGATTGTAAAGAACTTTATCTCGCAGAAGATCGTGATGTTTTCTTTTCAAACCCCTGTTATATCTGTAGCGATTGCGCGACCGATGATAGATTTGATAAAATTTATATTTATGGCAACTCCGCGGTATCTCTCCAGATTTCCAAATGCAGCCCGCAAATGATGAGACGATTCGGCTTTAAAGATATCAACGATTGGATTCATACAAGAATGTCTTCTGCAAACGAATTTGAGACAATTGACAATTAAAAAAAATAAGATTATAATATATATACAAACTTAAAAAAAGGAGCATGATTTTTTATGAAGAAGATTTCTAAGCGCAATATGTATGAGGCCCTTATTAACTGGGCTAATGGTGATGACCTGGCTTTTACCTCTCAGGATGAGAATGGTAATGCTACCCTTTATGTCGTCACGAATGACGATCTTATGAATTTTGCTGAGAATGAGATCGCTCTGCTGGATAAGAAGGCGACGAAGGCCAAGGAGACTGCGGCTAAGAAGAAGGCTGAGTCTGATGTACTGACTAATCTGGTTGCGGCAGCCCTGACTGATGAGTTTGAGCCTGTCTGCGACATCGCAATTCGTGTTAACGCAGATGATCCTGATGCAACGGTTGGTAAGATTTCTTATCGTCTGCGCAGTCTGATTGAATCTGGTCTTGCTGAGAAGGAGCAGATTACCATTGAAGACGAAGATGGTAAGAAGAAGAAGGTAATGGGCTATCGCACTCTGGTTGTGGTGGAGTAAAATTAAAGTGGAGACTTTCAATTGAGGAAGTCTCCACTTTTTTATAGGTTTTCAGCCGGCCGGTATTGAGCGCAAGTCTTCGCCAACCTAAAAACAAAGAGCCTTTTAGAATTTTTATATTGACTTTAGCAGACAATTATGTTATAATAAAAACAAAAAGGAGTTTGCGCCACTATGAATTATTGCGTCTCTGGTCGCCAACCTAAATCAGTTATTAAATTGGCTGATGAGGTCATGGTTGATTATAAAGATATTGAAATTTTATTTGATTTTATGAAAGATTTTCCAAACAAGAAATATATTATTCGAGTGCCGCGCGCGCAAGAGATTGACTGGAAACAGATTAAATTATTTAAAGATACAATTGATTTAACCATAGCTTTAGAGGATTTAAGAAACTATAAAGAATGCGTTAATCATAATATTCCTTTTTATTGGGCTTATACAATTACTACTTATGAAGATTTAAATTGTATTGCGGGCATCGGTGCTAGTCAAGCTCTTATTTCTGGTCCTTTATATTTCGATCTCAAAGAAGTCTCCAAGAGAGGACTAAAAATTCGATTAATTGCAAATCTCTGTTATGACGGTTTTATTCCCCACTTAAATGGCATTAATGGAACATATGTGCGGCCGGACGATGTTCCAGCCTATGAGCCATATGTATCTACTTTAGAATTTAGAACAGATGCTTTGTCTAAAGAGGCCACCTTGTTAAATATTTATTCCCAAATGAAGGAATGGAAGGGAAATCTTAATCTTCTTCTTTCTAATTTTAACTTCGATGTTGATAATAGAGCTATTCCTGTGGAATTCGCAGAAGCTCGAATTCAATGCCGTCAAGACTGCCAAAGAGCAGGAAGATGTCGCTTCTGTTTTACTGCAATGGACTTCTCACGCGCTATTGACAAAAACCGCAAACAATGGGTCGTAGGAGATAATTGACTTTTATATAAAAATTTGTTATAATATATTTAGAAACCTAAGGAAGTGATATATTATGACAAAAAAGGAATACTGTTTGATGGAAACTTTGGTAAAATTTGAAGAAATCCCCCTTCTTAATTACCTAACAAACCAGCTCAAACGATATTATTCAACAATTGATAGAGATAAAAACAATAACTATGTGTATGCGGCTGGTGATATCCCCATTTTGCTGGTCGCGCACGTAGACACTGTTTTTGAGACTCCTCCCGACGAGCTTTTTTATGACAAGCGCAAACAAGTTATATTTACTCCATTTGGCGCAGGATTTGATGATAGAGCAGGTGTTTTTGCTATTCTTAAAATCCTTCATAAAGGCTACAAACCCCATATTCTTTTTACTAATGGAGAAGAACTTGGCGGTATTGGAGTAAAAGCATTTTTAGAAAATTACCCTAAAAATGAACATATTAATTATGTTATCCAATTGGATCGTTCTGGATATTGCGATTGCGTCTTTTATCAATGCGATAATCCAGATTTTACCAAATACATCTCTTCTTTTGGATTTGTGGAAGATTCTGGAAGCTTTACTGATATTAGTTTCATTTGTCCCATGTGGAAAATTGCTGGTGTAAATCTCTCTGTTGGGTATTTGAATGAGCATAGCGCCAGTGAAATTCTATATGTCCGCCCCTTGTTTGCAACAATTGAAAAAGTTTGTCATTTATTGGATGAAGTTACCATTCCGCGTTTTGAATATATTGCTCGGCGCAGAATTGTTACTTGTGATAAATGCGGCAGGTCTTTTTCTGATAAACAATCTTATTTTGTTGCAAGCAAAAACTGTATAGTTAAGACATTGTGCGGTTCATGCTTTGTAAAAAGCAAATTGAGCGTTTGTGATAAATATCATATATACTGCGAAAACAAGTGCAAAGAGGAGCTTTTTAATGGAACTAGATAAGATTAAAGATCAGTTTGAAGCTGTCGTGTCTTATTCTCAAGGAATTGAAAATCCAAATGCTGATGAGTTACTTGAACAATGGTATGAAAATAAGAAAGATTTTATTTCTTTGTTTAATGGCCAGTTGATTTATGAATGTCCTGAAAAAGTTACTTTTCATCTTAAACCTGAGACACGACAGAACCATGTTTATGATGTAATCGATATGATTATAAATACTTGGGATAATAGAGTATTAAGCGACTTTATTCTATTCTGTAAAGATAGCTTTTTCCAGAATGTCGTTCCAAATGATTATTATTATTCTAAATTTGATATCGTTATTCCAAAAGGTTCTAAAATGGTAAGGTCTTTTAAGTATTTTGAAAAAGACAAAGAAGTTTTAACCGATATTCAAAATTATGTAAGTCGTATTATCCAAGAGGATAAAGTTGAGGGTCATTTATGCTTTTCAGTTCACCCTCTTGATTATCTTTCTTCTAGTGAAAATACTTACCAATGGCGCTCTTGTCACGCACTTGATGGAGATTATAGAGCTGGCAATTTGAGCTATATGGTTGATAATAGCACAATTATTTGCTATTTAAAGGGAGACAAAGAGGAAAAGCTACCTTGTTTCCCCGAGGAAGTTAAATGGAATTCTAAAAAGTGGAGAATGCTATTGTTCTTTTCCAATGATCGCTCTATGATGTTTGCAGGCCGCCAATATCCTTTTGAAGCAACTTCAATTTTGAATTTTATTAAAGAGCAAGACGTCATTAAGAAATTCTCCCCTGACGCGCAATGGTCGTGGGGAGAATGGTCTGATGAAAGAGTAGATAAGGTTGGAGAATGCGATTTAGATGTAGCATATTATCCGGTTAATGGAAAATTAATTTCTGCCAACGAACTAATTCAAGACAATAAAGATTCTTTGCAATGGAATGATTTGCTTCATTCTAAGAAATACAAGCCTTGTTATTCCTATTTATATAAGACTAAAACACATTTTTTTAATAGCAAAAAGAAGTATATTTTTCTTGCAACTTCAGAATATACTCGTTTTCATATCGGCGGTAGAGTATCGTGTTTGCGCTGTGGTAAGAGTACAATTGAATATTCTTCATCATTCCAGTGTAAAGAATGTGATTTGATATATGGTAAAATTGAAGATGATCGATTTGGCTATTGTAGCAATTGCGGCCAGCGCATTTTTATTGAAGATGGATACTTTGTTGGAGATGAATTGATTTGTGAAGCTTGTTATGAAACTGAAGTCAGGGAATGCGAATTGTGTGGAGCATTAGTTTATAATACTGAAATCAGTTATGATAGAAAAACGGGAAAATATATTTGTTATAATTGTAAAGAATATTTAGAAGAAGAGGAGGAATGACTTATCGCAAGAGGTAGTACAGCTAAGCAGTCTGTTGAGTCAAAGATTGCGCAAGTTTTTGGAAATGATTATATTGGTAATATTGGTGGTAAGGTGTATGTATGGGCAGATGATGGTGGAGAGCGGGTTCAGATTGCCATCGCAATGACGTGTCCGAAGACCTTTGTCGAAGATGAAACGAGGCCGAAGCCCGCAAGTAACACTTTAGATTTTGAGATAGAAAAACCAAGAGCAGAGATTACCAAAGAGGAAAGAGCTACTATTAATGAACTCCTGGCGGCTCTTGGCTTGTAATAATATCTTTTCTTGATTTTTGTATAAAAATTTGTTATAATATATATAGAAAGTGAGGAGGGGATAAAGCCCCCTCCTCATAAGAAAGGATTGATATTATGGATATGTATCTGGCTCGTGTTAAGCACCAGCAGGAAATGGAAGATATCGTTACTAACATTTGTAAGGGAAATACTTCGATTTTTCTTGATGACGATTTCTCTAGTGAAGATTTACGTTGGATCGAAAAAGAGGTCGAGCGCAAGACTGGTTTGAAATGTTCTTTAGCTCAGGGTTAAGAATTTCTTTGATTTTCTTTTAAAAATATGATATAATATATAAAGAGGTTGATAATATATGAAGTTCAGTAAGATAAAGAATGGACTATTTCGCTGGAAAGGGTTAGTTTATTCTAAAATTAGTGATACGCAAGCGGTTGCTATTACTTCTGGAAAAATTATTGACTTTTCACCGGATGAAGAGGTTGAAGAATGGTAAATTAAATATGTTGTGATGCTGGAATAGGTAGACAATTTTCCCTTAGAAGGAAAAGCCGCAAGGCGTGGGGGTTCAAATCCCCCTCACAACACCAGTAGGTTCTCTAGTCACCGGAGATAAAGACTAGAAAGAGGGTTAAAGGTCTACCTCTATAATAGGCCCATCTATTGACTGGTTCATTTGGAAGGTTCTCTATCCAGTAATAGAATGTAAGAAAACGGAACCTCTCCCTCCAGATGGCGCCAAAACTCAGGGGACATTGAGAGATTAAGATACTGGTGCTTAATCATAAAATTGCCTTTTGCCAGGGTTAAATAAAGACAACTGGCGACTCTGCCAGATGAAGGGTACACACTTCTGAAATGAGATTATGCGGGGGTGGCGCAATCGGTAGACGCGGCTGTCTCAAAAACAGTTTATTACGGGTTCAAATCCCGTCTCCCGCACCAAAAATTCTTTTTGATTTTTATAAAAAATATGATATAATATTTATAGAAAATTAAGAAAGGAATTGATAATATGTTTGATGATTTTGATACCCAGATTCAGAGTGATGAATTGGCTTATTACTATGAAAATTGGGAGGAGATCAATGAAGAAGAATATTTTTAAGAAGTCTTCTGAAGAACTTCAAGAGTATTTGCAATTCCGTAAGAGAGGATTTAAAGTAGAGCCTAAGAAAGGTAAAGGTTCTTATAAAAGAAAAAGTAAGTATAATAAGCTCCCTTAAATGGCGCATTAGTCAAGCGGCTAAGACGGCTGACTTTCGATCAGCAAACAGGAGTTCGATTCTCCTATGCGCTACCATGAACCTTTGTTTTGGTTTTCTTTACGTTAAGACCTGGGCAAGTCTTGAAACTACCCATTCCTCAATTTTGAAGAAAGGTATGGTAAGATTTATGAAAATTACAAATATCAATCAGATCCATACAGTGCTTGCGACTATTGATAACTGTAAGGGTGATGTGCAGCTGAGATTTAATAATGGCGATTGGTTTAGTCTGAAGTCTCGGTTTAGTCGTTATGTTGCCATGGACGCTCTTATCAGAGATTGCAATGAAGAGCTTGAGCTTTATTGCTGCAATCAGCAGGATGAAGAATATCTTTATAAGATTCTTCAAGGTTAAAAAAAATGAGCTAGTGGCGCAATGGTAGCGCAACGCACTTGTCATAATAGTATAAGAAATATAGTTCTTATTTATAAGAAAAGATATAAGTCCAAATCTTATTTATGGCACCATTAATGCGTGGGTTGCGGGTTCAAATCCCGCCTAGCTCACCAAATAAAGACCAGCTAATAGGGAACCTAGAATATTGCGTCTATGGCTGCTGGAATCCGCTACCTTTGCTATATATATAGCACAAAAGACCTTTTTCCTAAGAGGAGTCTTTTACGTTAGGCGAAACATTATGTGGAATTTTTCGTTTGTTTTTCTTTCCTCTTAGTTTATATATTTGCAGAAGTACTCAAGTGGTGAAGAGGTCGCTCTGCTAAAGCGATAGAACGAGTAATCGTTGCGAGAGTTCAAATCTCTCCTTCTGCGCCATATGCTCAGTAAACCGGACAAGCGCGCCGGAGCTGTCTTGAAAACAGTTAGTAGGGTGAAACCTATGGGGGGCGGGACCTCTGCTGAGCGCCATATATTTCCTGGTAATTTAATGGTAAAATGGCCAACTTATAATTGGTTCACGATAGTTCAATTCTATCCCAGGAAACCAAGAATAAAGACCTTAACAGCAATACTTTATTTGAAAGTAGGAGTTTATTAAACTTTTTATATAAGGTCTTGTTCTATAGAGGATGTAGTGTAAAAGTAACACGCCATGTTTGGGACATGGAGTAGCGGGGCAGTACCGACATCTTCTAGGTTCACAATGGAAAATACCTTCACGCGGTGTGAACTGTTTAATACTAAATTTTTCCAAAAGACGCAACCAGCAATTTATTTTTTTTAATGGAGTTATATGTCACAAGTTCGAGTCTTGTCAATCAGCGGGATTGTAGCTCAGAAGGTAGAGCAATAACATAAAAAATGTGTCTTGTTTCATATAGGGGTGTAGCATAAAGGCTAGTGCGGCAGGCTTTGACCCTGAAGATAAGTGTTCGATTCACTTCATCCCTGCCATACAAAGATAAAAATAGAAAGGAAGAGAGATGTGGCCGCAATTACTTTTAATGGCGCTGTATCAACTTGGTACAGTGGTTCCGCAAGAGTGTGGAGTTGCAGTAGTAGTTCTAATATAACCTATTCAAATCTTAGTGAAGGTTATATTGGTTATTATAAACCTAGTTCTACTGGATACCCATATGTTACTTGTATTCGATTCACAGTAAGTGACTCAGGTTCTTTGGCCTTTTCTCCATCTTCACTTACGTTATGCCGGTAGAGCGGATATCCAACTTCTGGAACTGTTCGATGGCTTGTAAGTAAGACTGGAATAAGTTCTAGTAATGTTGATAGTATCTCAAGTTTAAGCAATAAGATTATCACAGAGCAAACCGCTTCCTGGAGTAGTAGCGATTTAGAAAAGTTTACTTTAAATATTGGTACTGCGACGGGCACTTTTGCTACTGATACTACTTACTATTTATGGATATATGGTTCATCTACATCAGATGGACGTCTTTAGATTTATAATCCGACAAGTGCCACTTATTAGACAGTAACAACTCGTCCGGCTTTTACTTGGTCCAGTCTTACTGCGACAGATGCTAACACGTTAGCTGGATATGTTAATACTTATGTCAAATCTGGAGGAGCCACCACAGTTACGCAAGGCAGTAAGATTACAGCAACTTGGTATAATAAAATTGCAGGAACTCTTGGGGTTTCCACAGTTACTACTGGCACGAAAATCACTAAAACTTTGCTGACTGCGTTAGCAACTGCATACAATTCCTATTAAGGAGGCACGTACATGAGTTTACAAATTTGGATGCCTCTTAATGGACATTTAAAAAATTTTGGATTAAGTAATGTAACTATAACCAACCATGGAGCAACGGCTAATAGCGATGGAAAAACTGGTTCATGTTACTATTTTGATGGAACCGACGATTATATAGAGATTTCCATCCCATCAACTATCACTTCTTTAAAGAACACTTCTTTAGCTATGTGGGTTAAAGGTAATTAGGCTTTTGGAGGTTTCTCCACTGATGGTACTGGAGTAGCTATTATGACCGCTTTTAATGCCAATTGGCATTTTTATGCTTCTACTTGGGCCTATGTATCGGGTGGCAATATCGTAGATGGCGATTGGCATCATATAGCTTGCACGGTTGATGATGATACAATTACGACTTATCGCGATGGTGTAAAAGTCGCAACTGCTTCAATCGCTTCTACTGGAATTTTAACTGATTTAACTTCTTCTAATTTTATTGAACTTGGTGCCGATCACCCAGGCGGTGATGAGTTTGGTACTGATTATATTAATGATTTTAGAGTATATGATCATTGTTTGTCTCCAAAAGAAGTGAAAGAACTTAGTAAAGGATTAATATTGCATTACAAACTTGCGGACGCCGGCACTACTGAATATGATTGTTCTGGCTATATGCGTAATGGAACTAAATCTAGCGCTATTACTGCGAGTACCGACTCTCCTAGATATGATGGTTGCTGTGTTTTTGATGGGTCTAGTACATATATTGCCGCAGGTGAAGATGCAAAAGTTACAGATGAGATTTCAGTTTGCTGGTGGGGTTATATGAGTGATTGGAGCGCATATCAAACTGCTATCAGTTGCACTGAAAATGCTGGTTGGAACTTTCAGCCATACAGTAATAATACTTTACTCTGTTGGATGGCGGGAACAGGTTCTTCTTCTAATACGTATAAACAAACCACTTACTCTCTTTCTAAATTGAGTTCTGGCTGGCATCATATCGTTGGCACTTATGATGGTTTACTTTTAAAATTATATGTAGATGGTGCTTTAGTTTCCTCTCTTACCGCTTATACGACAAAAACTCCGCTTTATTATAATTCTGCTAATGGCATTTTTGTCGGCAGCGAAGCTGGAAGTAATACGACAACACCAACAGGCCCTTATTTTAGTGGAAGCCTATCTGACTTCCGTATTTACGCTACAGCACTTTCCGCAGATGATGTGGCAGAGTTATATCATACTTCTGCCATTGCGGATAATTCAGGAAATTTTTATGGTTATGAATTATCCGAAGGTGATAACTTAAATATTAGTAAAACTGGTGTTATAAATGGTTCCGTCTTCCAAGAAGAAGATGGAAAGACAAAAATTGGTAGCGATGGAACTATTTATGCGAACATTTTTTATGAATATTAATTTGACTTTTTAAAAATTTTTTGATATAATATATATACAGTTAAGGAAGAAATTATTCTTCCTTACATGGTCGATTAGTTTAATGGTAGAACAGGATACTTGTAATATTCAGGCGCGGGTCCGATTCCTGCATTGACCTCCATGTGGTTACGTAATCTAAAAAATAAGAGAAAGAAGGCTTATACTAATGGGCAATTATCCCATCGACAAGTATAAATTTGTTGAAAGGACAACTAAGGAAGGAGTCCAGTAGGTTATAGCAATCTCTACATATGCGGGCAAGACAGTGAAAGGTGTCGCTAATTGCGATCCAAGTGATAGATATTCATTTGAAGCAGGTAAAGCTCTAGCGGCGGCCCGCTGTGACTTAAAGGTTGCTACGAAGAGGGCTGCTCACGCAGAGCAGAGACGCCAAGAGGCACTTGAAGCATTAATTGTTGCGGAGAACGATGTTTCTCGTATGACAGATTATGTAAATGACGCTATTGTTGAAGCCGCGGTTGCGGAAGAGCGATTAAAGTCATTGATTGAAAAGTATTAATAATTTTATAAGGGATAAGTATTACCTTATCCCTTATAAATCTTATAGTGGCATGGTGTAATGGTAGCACAGCGGTCTCTTGAAAATTGGACACCTAGCGTCGAAAGTGCTAGTGTGAATGGAGCCTAAAACGGGGAAACCCTAAGTGAATTTTTCATATGGCAATCCCGTGCTAAACTTCTACTTGTCAGTAGAAGAAATGTGTAGAGACTATATAGTTCCAATCTAACCCAAATTTTGGTATGATTAAGAGATAGTCCAGACCACAACAATTATTTTGGCTATGGAAACATAGTGTGGTAAGAAAACCGTATCCCCCTGAAGGAGTAAGTGAAAGTTCGAATCTTTCTGCCACTGCCAGAAGTCTTCACGTTGGCGATGATGTTTTGACTAATTCTGTTAAAATAGATAGTTTTTGTCCTGAGTATGACATTAAACTGCTCATATTTATAAAAAGACTTGAAAAAAAAATAAAATTTGATTTTTCTTAAAATTTATAGTATAATATATATAGAAAGTGAGAGAGAGGATAAGATTTATATGAGAACTGTAGAATCTATTCAGAATAGAATTCATCTCCTTGAGAGTCGCGATCCGGTAACTAACGCAAATATTATTCGTAAGCTAAAGCGACAACTGAGAAAGCTTTCTTAATATAATATTTAAAGGCGCAACCAGCAAATTTATTGTTATTTTATTAAGGGTTATAAATAACGCGCCTTGTTTTTTATATGCCGCCGTGGTGGAATAGGTAGACACCACAGACTTTTTGGAATACACAAGGACAACTTCATTAAAATCTTCCAAAAAAGTGTATTCTTAATAGAGCCATAAGATAGGAAACTTCTTATGGGATGTGCGCTAATTCGGCGAAACTCTCTTTGAGACAACGCCGAGCTAAGTTCAGATTTATCTGATAAATGTGTAGAGATCATATACGCACCTCCTAAGTCAGTATAACTGATATGGAGAAGACATGATCCAGACTACAACGGTTTTGTCCAACCGGCTATGGCGACATAGAGTAGTAGGAAAATCTGTTATTGGAAACAATGTGCCGATTCGAATTCGGCCGGCGGCACCAGCCCCTTGGGTCGGGGTATGAAAATAATACTTCACACAGTTACCTCTGTCCTGAGCATGACATTAAACTGCTCTTCGGGTTTATTAAATCCTGAACAAAGGAGCGTTACCTCTGTATATGCGGTAGTAGTTCAATTGGTAGAGCACTTGCCTTCCAAGCAAGTTGTTGCGAGTTCAAGTCTCGTCTATCGCTCCAAATGAAAAAAAGAAAGGAGCCGTTTTTAATGAGTAGATCCTATAAAAAGACTCCTCGGGCAGGAGATACTAAAAATAAGTTCTTGAAGCATTATGCTAATAAGCAGCTGCGAAAAAAAGATTTTGATACAGATTTATCCCATAATAACTATAAGAAGTTTTCTGAAAGCTGGAATATTTGCGATTTCGAAGTCGTTGGAACTGATTTTAGTGACTATTGGAGAAACGTCGTACGCCAGTGGCATAGTTGGAAATATAGATATGATTCTTTCCCAGATAAAAAGCAAGCTTATAAAGAATGGTATAAGCATTTTAGGCGTAAGTGAGAAGGTCTGTTAAGTGGAAAATCAAGATAGTTGGTTAGCAACTTTAGCTAATCTTTGTTAGATTGCTTCATTTGATATGAATGTTACTGAAGTATCAAATGATGAAATTATGAAAAGACTTGAAAAATAGGATTTAGTTTTAGATCAATAGACTAATGATTATTTAAAGAAAATAATCGAATAGAATGAGGAAATTTTAGAAATATTGCGGTCTTCCAGAAAATAACCAATAAAAAGGAAAATTTTTGGAAGATCGCATTTTTTTTGTAATTATTATATTATAGAAAATAAAATAGGAGTTATTACTATGACAATCAAGGAATTGATAGATGTGTTATCTAAAATGCCTCCAAATGTAGAGGTAGTTATTTTCAACGAAGATGGATTGCAAGACGAGTTTGATGTTGAGCTTTTTTATGGAGGAACTACTTGCATAATTACTCCTTATTCATATGATTAATGGTTGCGGTTTTCCAGAAAAGAGTCAGTAAAAAGGAAATATTCTGGAAAACCGCAGTTTTTTGATTTTTTTGTAAAATTATTATATAATATATATAGAAAAAGAGATATTGCAGCAATTTAATAATCAATTTACAGTCTTGCAAAAGACCAAGAGAAAAAGGAGATAATTATTATAATGAATAGTTTTATTAATGGATTGAAGAACGCTACTAATTTCACTTTTACGGAAAATCATGCAATCACACATAAAACCTCTAACTCTGATCTTCTGGATATGTTTGCTATGGGTGGCGCATATAGAACCCGTTCTGATGAAGATTGTATTCTTCTTTTTAAGAACGCTCTTGAAGAAAATGAAGAGTATGCTATGAAGTGTTTGTTTTACCTCAGAGACGTTCGCGGAGGCCAGGGCGAACGCAGATTTTTCCGGGTATGTATGCGCTGGCTGGTCTCTGCGCGCCCTGAGACCGCTCGCCGCAATCTTCAGTATATTAGTGAGTATGGTAGATGGGATGATTTGATTTATATTTGCTATAAAACTCCTCTTTGGAAGGATTGCGTAGCTATTGTCAAGCATCAGCTGGCTTTGGATTGTGAAGATGTAATTATGAACAATGGCGCCGTGAGCCTGCTTGCAAAGTGGATGCCGAGTGAAAATACTTCTAGTGCCAAAACTAGAGAAGTAGCTTCTGCTCTGAGAAAGGGTCTTGGTATGACTTCTAAGCAGTACCGCAAGACTCTTTCTACCCTGCGTGAGCGTATCAATGTTCTTGAGCGTCTTATGTCCGCTGGAGAATGGGATAAAATCGACTTTTCTAAGATTCCTTCTAAGGCTGGATTGAAGTATAAGAACGCTTTTGCAAAGCATGATCTTGACCGTATGGCTCTTGGAAAGCAGACTTATGAAGATTTTGCTAAAGATAAGAATACTACAGTAAATGCTGATACTCTTTATCCTTATGAAGTTGTTGCAGAAGTTATGAAGGTTTTTGGCGGCGTATATTCTCTTCGTTTTAATGCAGGCAAAGTTCCTTTGAATGACACTAATCGTTTGATGGTTAACAAATACTGGGACAATCTTTATGACTATTTCCAAGGGGCATCTTTGAATGCTATGGCGGTGGTTGATGTGTCTGGAAGTATGTTCGGTGATTGCGCTTCTGCCCCTCTCAATGTAGCTATTTCTCTTGGAATGTATTGCGCCGAGAAAGCAAAAGGTCCTTATGCTGGTCATTTTATGACTTTTAGTTCTAAGCCCGACTTCGTAAAAGTAGAAGGTGTTGATTTTTACGATAAGGTTGTTAGAATGACTAGAACTGATTGGGGTGGATCTACCAATATTGAAGCTTGTTTTGACTTGATGCTGAAGGTCGCTATTGATAATAATCTTTCTCAAGACGAAATTCCGGCAAGTTTGATTATTATCAGCGATATGGAATTTGACGACTGCGCTACTTCAAAAAGATGTAGACTCCGTCATGTCGGTGATACAGCCACGTTGATGGAAATGATTGAAAAGAGATGGAATCAAGCTGGTTATAAAATGCCTTGCCTTACTTTCTGGAATGTTGATGCTCGTCACAACAATATTCCTATGAAAGTTAAAGATGGCGTTCAGTTCGTTTCTGGTATGTCTCCTTCAATTTTCCAGATGGTGATGGAAAACAAGAATGCTTTCGATTTGATGTACTCTGTACTTGATTCTGAAAGATATTCTGCAATTAAGTAAAAAAAAATAAGCCCGTTGAGTTAATTCTCAACGGGCTTTTAATTTTTATTATGAAATAACTTTGTATCTCAAATTTGTATAAGTAATAGTAACGGGGAAAGATCCACCATTTGAACTAAAACGAGAAGAAGAGTTAAATTGAATACCAGGATAAGTTGAACTCAATCCTGCGGTTACACCACTTGTATTATCATAATTAGAACCATTATAGATACCAATATAGGTCTTAGCTGTATCTGTTAAAGTCTGACTATATGTCACTTCATCAAAATATACCTTAACAGTTTCGCTACCAGTTAGACTTCCATCCGTAAAGAGGACGCCTTGAGACTTTGCAGTAAAGGTGATTGTTAAAGTATGAGTATCATCATCAACAGTAAATGATTCACCACCGGCTTTTTCAGTATTGGTAGAAATCATGCTAGTAGTAACATATACGCTGTCATCAGTAGGAGTTTCAGTACCAGAATCCCCTCCGCTAGAAGTTTCAGTCTCAGGTTCTGTATATAATCTATATTGACCAATAGGGATATACTTTTTAGAATAGTCTGTATCTCCAGTGTCTTTAAAAACAATTGCTCTAATGTCAATATAATCTTCATATACATCAATTATAGCACCCTCAGACTCATTTGGCATACTCACTCGGGTTGAAGAAAGAGAAGAATTACCAACACTTGAATCAATAGGATAAGCGCAAGAAGGTATATGAACGCACCAAGCAGAAGTTCTATTTACATTAGTGAGAGGCCAGACATTTGCTTTCTCCTCCCAATTTTGCAAATACCATTTCCAGTGACTATGACCATTAAACCATATAACTCTAGGGTAGGCGTCTCTTAATGCTTTTAATGACGTCAGCATGGTGCCGCTTAACCAGTTGCCGCTGGGGTAAATTTGCTAAAAATTTCCAGAAGCGTCTGGGAAAAACATATGCGTAATAACAAAACATCTATCATTTTTATAAGCTTCTAATTTATTTCCAAGCCAAGTGATATCAGCTGTGGCATATGTATTAGAACTAAATTCATATCTCTTCATTCCTAAAAATAGGAAATGATCAGTAACATTATTGTGCGTTTTTGTAACTTCGTAAGAGTAAGTCGCGTCTGTAGACGTATATAAATCCGCAGTTCCAGTATACGTTTTCCAAGTAGCAATATCAATATCGCTACTATTAGGACAATCATGATTACCGGTTGTAGGATAAACTGGAGTATTATTTGAAATTGCATTTAAGTTCTCTTGATATAAAGCTAATTCAGAACTTAAATCGCCAGTGCTATAACTTGTTTGAGTGAGGTCGCCGCAAATTACTGTAAATTCTACATCTTCTTTTTCGTTGAAGAAAGTTAGAGCATTACGAATGTCGTCCTGGTTTTCGTCAGCCTGACTTGTCTCATTATGGACGTCAGAAAGAACACCAAAACGATATAATCTTTCTCCAAAAGAGGGCTTAAATGAGCTGAGCGGGATCGCTCCAACTCGATTTCCATTTGAGTCATATACACCAATCTTTTTGGCAGCATATGGCGCAATATTTTGTTTATTAAAACCAGTGTAAGTATTCGCCATTATGACACCTCCATAGTAGTGATTGGCTTCCAATCCTCTAGTTTTTCATTATTATCATCTTCGTAATACAAAGTGTAAGTTCCTGCATCTAGGTTTTCAAGAGTAATAACATTCTCAGAAGAGATATTACCAATATCTTTAGTATTTTGGAGATAAGATTGAAGATAAGCCTGAATGGCCTATTGGACAAAAGCAGTAGTAGCAATTTGCTCACTACTATCATCTGCGGCAGGTGTTGGAGCTTTTGGAGTTCCAGTTAAGGTGGGGCTATCTAAATCAGCCTTAGCCTCATCAACTGCCTCAACGACTGCGGTTAGCTCATCTCCGGTTACGAAATTTCCAGAAATCTTATTCCATAATAAACCTAAACCAGTCTAATCTAAAAATTTCTTAATTTCCAATATTTATACCTCCTAAATGGGAAAAAATAAAGGGGAAAATAATTCCCCTTTATTTAATACTCATATTAGTTAGTGGCAGTTTGATCTGTAACTGCATCAATTTCAGCGGAAGAAAGGGCAATAATGTTATTATAAACAGCTTCAGCGGAGCCAGCAGAATCGTAAGAGCCAGCAGCGACAGTATCCCAATTAGAAATCTTCTCAGCAGTAATACCAAGGTCTTCAATAGCTTTGACTCGAGCGGCTAACGCAGTCAACTCAGAAGCCAGCGCATATTTGTCAACACCATCAGTTTGTAGAGCCGCAGTAATCTGTGCGGCAACACTAGTGCTACCAACTAAATCCTGTAAAGCTTCAATTGCGGTGCCATTGGCAGTGATATCACTACTCATTTTAGCAGCGCCAGTGGTGTCACTGACAATCCAAGCAGCAATTTCGTTTAGAGTATCAATAGAACCGTTATTATTCTCATTAACGATTTCAGCAATTTGATAAGCCACAGAGCCTTCAGTGGTACTACCAGCATTTAACTTTGTAATTGCATTGGTGTTATCTTGAATTAACGCACGGACCGCAGTATCATCATATGTGCCCTTTTCCAGAGCATCAATTTTCCCCTCGGCCACAGTAACTCTTTCGTCAATAGCAGAAACAGTGGCGGTGTCAGCTTTATTACTCAGCTTAGACTGAATCTTTTGCCATAAATAACCAGTACCGGTTTGGTCTAAAAACTTCTTAGTATCCATTTAAATTATTTCCTCCTTAAATTACTCAAATAATTTATCAATGTCATCTTCACTCATCGCCGCAATTTCACTCTTTTTAACATAATCAGTTAAATCGAAAGTGGCTCCAAGAGCATCCCAAGCAAGAGCATCATCTTCTGAGATAATCGCCGCATAATTCATTCCATCAGACAGCACATTATATACGTCGCCATTTTTAACGTCTACTTCTGGAAGATCTTCATAAGTATCAACAGAACCTTTATAACTATACACACTATTAATTGCGGCAGCCAGGTCATCTTGAGAAACAAGATTAGCTTTCTCAATAGCAGTAATGGTAGCATTAGTTACATCTGTGGCGGTTAAGAAAGAAGGTTTATTAGCGACACTTTCCCAATCAATTTCAGTAGTAACAAGTTTGCCATCTTTAATTTTTAGGCCATCGCCAAGGTTTGATTTGCTAATAAATAGCTCATCTAAGTTAGCTTTGAACCTAGCTAAGTTTGCATCTGAAACAAAAGCCATTATTCATTTTCCTCCTTTTCAAATAGGGTATCTACATCAGAGTTTGTCATAGAAGTAATACCTATATCAGAAATATCTAAATCGCCTTTTAATTCGGCGCCATTGATAGTGGGAGTATCGGTTAATGTATCATAACTAATTGATGGAGTAGCTGTAACTCCAGTATCCTCTTCTCCAACATACCAATTACCATTTTCTCCGATATAAGGCTGTAAACTTTTAAGCCAAGTTTTTTCATCTCCAACAAAGCCGTTATTCACAGCAATTTCATAGGCAGAGAGACCGGGATCGCCTTTAAGCACACCAGATTCCGATAGAGCGGCCTATATATTTTTTTTCATTAAAGCTAAAGTAATAATATCCATTATATTTCAATCCATTCCCCTGAGCTATTTAACATATATACAGCGCCAGTGGAGATAACAATGGCAGAACTGCCCATAGCAGCATTAGTTGGTAAAGATGTTAAGTCTTGTGGTGTATCAATGACAAATTCTTTTACATCGTAGGAGGTTTTGCCGTTTTGCGAAATGATGTTAATCATATACATACTCTCCTTTCTTCCTTAAACTTAAAAATCTTTAAAGTTAAATTTTCCCTATCCAACCAAAAATTTCAATTTGATTTTTAATGTTATTTATGGTATAATATTTATATTCTGCTAAGCTCCTTTACTTTTTTTTAGTTAAAAGGAGGAAGATAAAATAATGAAGAGACTATTTAATCTTGGAATTATATTAACAGTATTACTGAGTATACTTACTATGCAATGTTATGCAGAGAATCTTAGAGAAAATCCAAATTTTGAAGCAAATATTATAGATAATTTACCCGAAGAGGCCGAGGTAAAAGTCTTATCTATGGATGGGCACTGGTATTATATTTTTTATAATGGTAATTATGGATATCTTTATAATCCATATGCAGAGACTGTTAAACTAACAGGAACTGTTAGCGCCCAAATAGCATTAATTCGTCAGAGTCCCGATGATGAAAGCGAGATTATTGGAGTCTTAGCAGAAAATGAAGTTGTTGTAATTGAAGAAATTACAGACGATTGGTATAAATTGGAAGATGGATATATACGACGAGATTTTCTTTAGTTAGAAGAAAATGATAATGATACCGCAGAGCAAGAAATAATTACTATAGTAGAAGAAGACTTCGTTCCAATAGAAGAATTAATTGATCCTAATATAAACATTATAATTACTCCTAAAATAGTATCTATAACTAAGAAATATTTAGGAGTCCCTTATATTTGGGGTGGAACTACTCCAACAGGATTTGATTGTTCAGGATTTACTCAATATGTAATGCGCCAATGCGGTTACTCGATCAATCGAACGGCCGCAAACCAGTATAGCAATGGGACATATGTTGCTTATAGTGATTTACAGGCAGGAGATTTAGTATTTTTCTCTTCTGGAGGTAAAATTAATCACGTTGGCATCTATATTGGAGATGGACAATTTATCCACTCGCCGCATACTGGAGACGTAGTAAAAATTTCTAGTTTATCTGAAACATATTATACCAATCACTATTATGGTGCAAGACGAGTATCATAACTTTAAAGAGGACCAAATAAGGTCCTCTTTTTTGATTTTTCATAAAAAATATAATATAATATTTATATGAATAAAATAAAAACAATTGAAATTAAACCAGAAGTAACGGTTGAGATTAAAGATTGTAAAGTTTGCGGTCAGGGAAAAATTTATAAGTTTTTATGGGATAAAAATAGAAAAAGCGCAATATTCTTGAGGTGTAAGTGTGTATAATAAACTAGTAGAAGAAATTATATTATATAAGCCAGATTTTTCCATTAAAAATGACATTACCATTTGGACATATGAAATGATTAAAACACTGGTAGAAAGAGAAAAAGATTAATCTTTTTCTCTTCCTTGATTTTTTCATAAAAATTTGTTATAATATATATAGAAAGTTAAGGAATAACTTACTTGGAGGTGTTCATATGGCTTATAAGAAAAGCAAATACTCAGCCACTGCTAATGGAGATTTGAGATTTAGAACTATCGATGTTTTAGTTAGCACGCAAGACGCTCTATGTATTGCAGATATTCAACAGTCTGATATTATTTTAGGACAGCAAACTTCACAAAAACTTACTAGAGTTCTTGGTGAGCTTATTGAAATGGGACTTGTAGTAAAAAGCAAGTCAAAGGCAAAAAATAGAATGGTTTATAAATCTGTCGCTGTAATGGAACAACAGGGGTATGAAGTATGATTAAGGTAAAGATGCACGTTGAAAAAGATATCGAGATGGAAGTCTCTTATCCTTTAAATATTCATGATGAAATCTCCAAATGGGAGCAAGAACATGGACTAAAAGATTCTGTTGTCTATTTTGAATACAATGAGCCTTTTGTTGTTAAAATTAATGATATTGATTTGGGTATTTGTATTCCTGACAATAATGTAGTATATACGCCTGAAGCTTTTGGCTATGTTCAAACCAGAGATGCTTACAATGACGCTTATCTATATAATCCTAAAGATTCTTCAGAAAAAATGTATTTTGAAGGAGATACTATTCCTTTTATAGAAAGAGAGTGATATACTATGGCTTATTTTGCATATGTAACTACTTTACAGAATCTGCGGCCACATCCTAATGCTGATCGTCTTCAGTTAGGAGATTGCTTTGGTAATACTGTTTGCGTTAGCATGGAATATACTGAGGGGCAGATTGGAATTTATTTTCCGGTAGATGGACAGTTGTCTGAGGAGTTTGCTGAAAAGAATAATTTGATTCGACACAAGGATGAAAATGGCAATAACATTGGTGGCTATATGTCGGATAAGCGCAATGTTACTGCAATCAAGCTGCGAGGTCAGAAGTCCGATGGACTGTTTCTTCCGATTTCTTGCTTAGCATATGCTGGTAATACTTCCAAGTTGCAAATTGGCGATGCTATTAGTGTATTCAATGGGCATGAGATTTGTCAGAAGTATATTCCTAAGAAGAATTCTCGACAGAATGTTTCTGCTGGCAACCGCACCCGTAAGAAGAAGGTTCCTATGGCCCCTCTTTTTATTGAACACGTTGATACTGAACAGCTTGCTTATCATATGAGCGACTTCCAGCCTGGTGATGATGTAGAAATTACTTTGAAGATGCACGGAAGTTCACAGCGAACTGGGCATTTGCCTGTTTTCAAGGGATATAAGCGTTCTTTCTGGGACAAGATTACCCATAAGGAAGGAACTCCTATTTATGACTGGGGTTATGTGACTGGAACTCGGCGTACTGTCCTTAATGAGGATTCTGAAGGATACTATGGTTCTAATGAATTTCGTAAGGTTCATAGCGATTTCCTAGAAGGTAAGCTTTGGAAAAATGAGGAAATCTTTTACGAAGTGGTTGGTTATATTGACGATAGAATTTCTATTATGCCTTCTGGAACCGTTCCTAATGAATATCGCCAACAATATGGAAAGATTATGGAATTCTCTTATGGTATGACTGCACCCAACTCTGATATGTATGTATATAGAATGACTATGACCTCCCCCGATGGAGAAATTGTTGAGTACTCTCCTGAGTTTATGCGTTATCGCTGTAAGCAGATTGGAGTAAAGTGCGTTCCCGTCTTATGGCGCGGACGTATTCCAGAAGACATTGATATTCCTGCTGGTGAGTGGATTAAGAATATCGCTGAGCGGTATTATGATGGTCCTGATCCTATTGGTAAGACTCATGTGCGCGAAGGTGTCGTCTGCCGCATTGTGAATCGTCCGAAGTTTGCTGGTTACAAGCATAAGAATTGGCTGTTTAAGTACGTATCTGGTATTATTGTAGAAAAAATTGCTGATAGCGATGAAACTTATGATGCAGATATTCTTTCGGAGATGTAATAATGAAAATGAAAATTGATAAAGCTAGTTTTGCTAATATGATAAAGGTTATGGAAAAATACAAAGAGCAATCTGAGAACTTGTCTAAAATAGGTATTAGTGTTTGGAATCCTGTAATGAATAATTTAGAGGCTTATTATCTAATTACGTTAAAAGTTATTATGAACGACACAGGAGATTTAATTAGGTACTTTTGTTACACTTTGAATTTTGGTAAAAATTGGAAACCTGGTTGCTATCTTGGTAGAGGTGGAAAAGATATCTCTTTGAAGGATTCAAATGATTTATGGAATGCGCTAGTAGGAGAAAATGAATGAAGATGATTATTATTGCAGTAGTTGCTTTTATCGTTGGGTTTGGCTTTGGTGCTATGATTATGTCACTGATGGCAGTAAAGGAGGAAAATTAATGAACGAAAATAATAATAATAGTATTTTTGAAGTTCTTACGGAAGCACTTGCATCTGTTATTGCTGGAATTATTATTTTATTTGTTGACGCTGCACTTGCGACATGGCTTTGGAATCTTATTGTAGTTTTAGTGTTTCATGCCCCCGCACTCGTTTTTTGGCAGGCATTTGGCCTTATCGCTTTGGTAAGAATTATTTTAAATTTGGAGACTATTACGTTCAGTACAGATACAAATGAAGAATAATAAAAAAATCAAGGATTCTAATAAAAAGAGAATCCTTGTTTTTTTTATAAAAATATGCTATAATATATATATAAAATAAAGGAGATGTTAAGTATGAAATTTAAGCATCGAAAGAGTGCTCAGCGCAAGATTAACAAGGCAGTTAAGAATATGAATAAGAGCATTGCCGTTGACCCTCTGTGGAGAGGAAGATTTTGTGCCCATCAGACTTACTCAAGTTGGGAGAGTTTTACAGATGGCTCTGGTGGAATTCTAAATGTAAATATTGAGTTTAAGGATAAAAAGACTGGTTACACAAAGTTGTTTCTTTTTGATAGCTGCGGTAGAATTGAATGGTATCTTTTTCTTGCTATGAATGATTTCATTGTAACAGATTGTCACGATTCTACTTGGGGCGATAGAGAGGCTATTTTAGCAGATACTACTGATTATACAAAGATTAATTAATATGATATATGTAACTTCAGATTGGCATGGTTATTTAGCTTTATATGACGAAGCTAAAAAAATATTATCTCCAGATGATACCGTGTATTTTTTAGGAGATATTATTGATAGAGGTCCAGAGCCTTGGAAAATTTTTAAAACCCTTTATAAAGACCCCCAATTTATTCTGCTTTGCGGTAATCATGAAGATATGCTTATTAAAGCTTTGAATAATCAATTAAAGTCTATAGAACTTCTCCGTCAAAATGGAGGATATGAAACTTATATGCAAGTTCTTCAAGAAAAAGACGTTGAAAAGTGGGTAAAGCGTTTACAGTCTTTACCATTAATGACATCTTTAAACAATGAAAAAGGACAAAATTTGATTTTATGTCATGCAGGGTATACTCCAAAAGAAGGCTTCATTCCCACCTCAGATGATTTGTTATGGAATCGAAATCATATTTACAATAATTGGAGTGGTGATGATAATACCATTGTAATTCATGGACACACCCCCATTGCAAGTATGAATAAAAGATTTAAAAAAGCAAATGACTTTTATGAAACAGAAAGATTTACCACATTGCAAACTTCAGCAGTTTTATATTATTGTGACAAGCATAAAATCGATGTAGATATGGGCACAGTAAAAACTCATATGGCAGTTCTTCTAAATATAGACACTTTTGAAGAAATTATTTTAAAAATCTAAATATAGAGTAGGTGGTTTATATGGCTAGGAAAAACATTGTTGAGCATGATTTTTATTGTCTGAATTGCGGCAAGCGCGCTTTGACTCTCCCGCGCAAGCAAGGACATCAGCATGAGAGATTTCATAGAAAAAAACTTTATTGCCCTTGGTGCCAAATGAAAGTCAATGCGATTGAATGTAAAACTTGGGAAGATAGAATTGAATTTCAGGAAAATTTTGAAAAAGGAATTTATAAGGAAGAGGCTGCCGCAAGTATTGAGTATGCGCTAAATGAGAGGAAATATGATTAAAACGTCCAAGAATTTATATTTACTTTGCGGGATTCCAGGATCTGGGAAATCGACTTTTGTTAAGAACGACCTTGCGCGTACTCATGGCAAATGGATTTCACGAGATGAGGTAAGATTCAGTATTGTTAATGATGATGAAGAATACTTTTCTCATGAGGATGAAGTTTTTAATACTTTTATCATTTGGATTAATGAAGCTCTTAATAATTATGATGATGTCTATGTAGATGCTACTCATTTAAATGAAAGAGCTAGAAATAAAGTTCTGAAGCGTCTTAACTTATTTGATGTAAATATTATTGCTGTCAACTTTAATGTAAATGTTAATATCTGTTTAGAACGTAATTCCAAGCGAGAAGGTAGAGCTTGCGTTCCTGAGAAGGCCATCCGCAATATGTATGCAAGTTGGCATCCTGCTAAAAAGGGAGAGCTATTTAATTATACAGAAATTATTAATATTGAGTAAAAAGAGGGTGATTTTTACGATCTGGTTTACTTCAGATTGGCATTAGCCACTTTAATCATAACAAGGACTTCATTTGGAAATCAAGAGGATTTTCAAGCGTTGAAGAGATGAATAAGGAAATTGTGTTTCGACATAATCTTTTTGTTTCTCTGTGGGATGATGTCTATGTACTTGGTGATCTTTGTCTTGGCGCGGATGACGTTTATGAAGATAATAAACGTCTTATTGAATCTTTGAATGGCAGACTTCATATTGTGCTGGGAAACCATGATAGCCAAAAGCGCATTGAAATGTATAAAACTTGCAAGAATGTTGTTGAAATTTGCGGCTATGCTACAATGCTAAAGTATAAGAAATACATTTTTTATATTAGCCATTATCCAACTTTGACAAGTAACTTTGATAATACTAAGCCGCTAAAAGCAAAAACTATCAATCTGTGTGGACATGGTCATGTTGAAGACAAGTTTGCGGATATTGATAAAGGCTTGATTTATCATGTGGAAATGGACGCACACAGTTGCTACCCTATTGCCCTTGATGATATTATTGAACAACTTAAATATAGATATTTAGAGGTATGAGCTTTTCTCATACCTCTTTTTTTTTAATTCAATTTTCGTTAGGCTAGACACGCTCGCTTGCTGATTTTTCACCCGTATAGCATTTTTTTAACCAAAAAGTTGGATTTGCTTTTTCCGGTTTTTTTTAGTATAATAATATTAATAGATTAGAAGAAAGGAGAATCTTATGGTAAAGGAAAAAATTGAATTTAACTGGATTGAAGAATTGAGTATGGCTACTTGCAACCTTGAAGTTAATGGCCATGTTTTCCATGGATCTGCTACTTGCCATCCAAAAGATAAAGATATGTGTAGTGAAAAAACTGGAGAAGAAATTGCCTATCGTCGTGCCACAATTAGTTATCTGTAGTATTTAAAGGAAAATTACCAAGGACGAATTCAAGGTTTAAAACAATTTTATTATTCAATTAATCAAAGTAAAAAATATAATGCGGATAGTTATGAAGCTATTATGCTACGGCGTCAAATACGTCTTCTTGAAGAAGAATTAGATATTATTAAAGAAATGATTATTGAAGAAAAACATGGTTTAAGAACTTATATTTCTTTAAAAGATGATTTTTATAATACAGTTCGTTCTATTAGGGGTAAGGACAAGAACTATTAATTTTATATTAATAAAATACTACTATTAATAGAAGGATTCATATCTTCAAGTAAAAAAGGAGTGTGGTTTATATCGTTTCGTTATTATTTTTTTTACTGGGGATAATTTTTATTATTTTTGTTTATCCTATAATTGACGGAGTGTGTTCTATTATATTAACGCAAATAGAATACATTAAGGGGATATATGCTCTTAAAATTTCTAAGTTAAATTTGCAGATATCGTCTTTGGATGAAGACAAAGAAACAATGAATCCAATAGGTTTTGTGATTAGTTCAGACAAAGATGAAGGAGGAAACAAATGAAACGCAATTTCTATGATACAAGCAGTCTACTATTAAGAGCTGATGATTTATTTTCAAAAGAAGAAAATATAGCCTTTTCTTCCATAACTTTACAAGAATTGGAAAGCATTAAAAGTTCAACGAGTAAAGATTTAGATATAAAATTTGCAGCTCGAAAACTTCTTCATCTTTTTATTAGACATCCAAACGAATATGAAGTTTTTATTTATAATGATAATATGAATACTCCTATTTGCAAAAAGGGGCTAGAATTAACAAATGATACCAAAATTCTAGCAACTGCTATAGCATATGATCAAGCATATCCAGATGAAGTTATATTTATTACTAATGATTTAGCTTTATACAATATTGCCAATCTATTTTTTGGTAATGATAGTATTGATATGGTTGAAGAGGATAAAGCAGATGATTACACTGGATATTTACAGGTCAATATGAGTGAATAGGAAATGGAATATTTTTATTCTAATATGAATAAAAATATTTATGATTTATTAGTAAATCAATATTTAGTCATTTGTGATAAAGATAATAATTTTGTTGATAGCTATTGCTGGACGGGTGAAAATTATCGTCCTTTAAATTATGATGCTTTTAATTCTATTTGGTTTGGTAAGGTTAAACCTTATAAGAATGATGTATATCAAAGACTGCTATTTGATAGCTTATATAATAATGATATGACTATCATTAGAGGTCCAGCTGGATGCGGTAAGAGTTTTTGCGCAATGAGCTATTTAATGTATGCGCTTGATAAAGGCATTATTGATAAGATTTATATTTTTTGTAATCCAGTAGCTACAAAAGATTCCGCTCGACTTGGGTTAATTTAAATTAGGGTAAGGCTCAAGTATAAAACTCCGTGAATTGCTGGAACCTCCTTAGAGCTATACAAACCACAACATAAACATGAAATAAGGTTAAATGTGAAGGTTTAAGAATTGTGTAGATTGGACAATCAGCAGCGAAGCCTCGAATAGAGGAACGTTCATCGACTATCGAAAAGCGCATATGCGAACTTAGTAGAGTAGGATAATTATCCGAAGCGCGGAGATTCTATTTTTAGAATAAGATATAGTCAGGCTTTTGATGAAAGTCAAAAGGTTAAATGTTTACCCTGGCGATAAGAACATGAAGCTTTTAGATTCTCAGATTGGAAATTTTTTAGTCGGTAAATTTGGAGGAATGGAAGCCGTAGATGAATTAATTGAAAAAGGTCAATTGATTTTAGCACCAATTTCAGATTGCAGAGGAACCGATTTAAGTGGAAAAATTGGAGTTTATATGACTGAAGCGCAAAATACAACTGTTGATATAATGCAATTAGTTCTCCAAAGAGTTGGCAGTAATTGTAAAGTTATCATTGAAGGTGACGATAAAGCACAAGTTGATTTAAATGCTTACTCCAATGGAAACAATGGTCTAAGAAAAGCTTCTCAAGTTTTTAGAGGACAAGATTATTATGGAGAAATTACACTAAATGCTTGCCATAGATCAAAAATTGCTAGACAAGCAGAATTAATGACCTAACCAAAAGAAGGCAATTATTTGCCTTCTTTTATTTTTTCGATTTTTAAGGAGAGATTAGTTATGAAATATACTTCAAGTAATAAACCTTTAGTTTGTATGTAGACTAATTCTACTTGTTACAAAGGAACAAAAACTATGACTATTAAAGGAGTACTTTGGCATAGCACAGGGGCTGCTAACCCTACTTTAAAGCGTTATGTACAACCTAGTTCCGACGATGCAAATTATGATAAGTTAATTAAACTTTTGGGGAAAAATACAAACGGAAATGACTGGAATCACATTTCTCATAGTGCAGGATTAAATTGTTGGATTGGTCAACTAGCTGATGGGACTGTTACAACAGTACAAACCATGCCTTGGAATTATCGTCCTTGGGGGTGCGGTTCTGGCTCTAAAGGTAGTTGTAATGACGGTTGGATTCAATTTGAGATCTGTGAGCCGACCGCATTAACTGATGCAACTTATTTTAATAAAGTTTATACAGAAGCTTGTGAAATTACTGCTTATTTATGCAAGCTTTATAATATTGACCCAAAAGGCACCGCAACTGTTAATGGAGTAAAGGTTCCTACTATTTTATGCCATCAGGATAGCTATAAACTCGGTCTTGGCACGAACCATTCTGATGTCTATAACTGGTTTAATAAACATGGAAAGACTATGGACGATGCGCGATCGGACGTCGCAAAATTAATGGGAGTTTCTACTTCTGAAAATAAGGACTCTAGCTCATCTGGGACTAGTTCTAGCGAAGTTACAGTTAATTATACGGTTACTGTATCATCTAGCTCAAATTTAAACTGTAGAAAAGGGCCAGGAACTAATTTTGCTATTGTGACATCTTATCCAAAAGGAACCAAATTAACCATCACTAAGGAAAATAACGGCTGGGGATATACTGGCAAAGGCTGGGTTTCATTATCTTATGTTACTAAAGTTGTTACTTCTTCTAGCTATCAAGTGCGCGTGACCGCAAGTTCTTTAAATATTCGTAAAGGCCCAGGCACCTCATACGCAATTACTGGGGTTATTAAAGATAAAGGAACTTATACTATTACTAAGACTTCTGGCGGATGGGGATATTTGCGTAGTGGTGCTGGATGGATTAATCTTAGCTATACTAAAAAGGTATAATTATGGATACCGAAAAAGAGATTACTAAAGAAGAAGAAAAATGGTCACAAGAAAAAGAAATTCTTGAAAGAAAATATAAATTAAAGCAAGATAAAGCAGAATTTCATAAATCTTTTAAGAAAAAACCTTCTACTTCAAAACTTTTAGTTGCTTTTTTGTTTTTAAACTGCGTTATTGTTGAAATTTTTACTGGTTGGGTTACTATCCAAAGTATTAGATTGGCAGAAATTAATGAAATCATGCCAGATTTTACCCCATTAGTAACTTTAATTGGGGCTGTAATTGGAGAGGTAATTGGATTTGCGGTTTATGCTTTAAAGGCAGCAAAAGAGAATAGCGCGGGCGGATTAATATATGAAACTACTATGTCAGAATTAAAAAGTTTTGAAGACGACACAGATAGTGTTGGTTAAAATTATAAAGGCTTCTGAGTGTAATAGCTCAGAAGCCTTTTATTTTTTTTCTCAAAAACTTGACTTTTACAAAAAATTTTAGTATAATTATAATAGTAAATATGAAAAGTTATTTATATAATACTTTAATTAGGAGGAAATATGAATAATTTATATGATGAAAACAGCATACAAAGTCTAACTCCTTTGGAATTTACAAGACTTAGACCTGGTGTGTATGTTGGTTCAACAGAATATTCAACTCAACTATTAATTGAAATTGTTTCAAATGCAGTTGATGAATTCAAAGCTGGTCATGGAGATACAATTAAGGTTGATATTTTAGATGATGATACTGTTATTGTAGAAGACAATGGCCAAGGATTTTTAGTTAATTCCAAAAGAGATGATGGAAAAACTATCCTAGAAGCTTCTTTTAGCGTTTTAAATACTTCTGGCAAGTATAGTGAAGATGGAGTATATGAAGGTACTGCACTTGGCTTGAATGGAATTGGGTCTAAACTTCCCACGTTTTTAAGTCATTGGCTTGAAGTAACAAGCTTTAGAGATGGCAAATATGAACATATTTGGTTTGAAGAAGGTGTTTTTAAAAAGCGAGAAATCGGAGATTGGCAAAATGGGACTTCTGGTACTATTGTTCAATGGAAACCGAGTGAAGAATTTTTTGAACATACTGAAGTAGAACTGAGTGTTATTGCCCATCTTTTTAAAGTTCTTGTTTGTTTGTGCCCTGGATTAACTATTAATTTTAATTTTAAGGGGACTGAAAATTCTTATTATTCCAAAAGAGGATTAAATGATCTGGTTGATGAATCAGTAAAAGATAAAGAACTTTTAAAGAATAGATTTAATTTTAACTATTCTAAAGGTAAGTATCAAATGAATATGGCGTTAACTTATGTAGATCATTATTCTTCTACTATTATTCCATATGTCAATACTGGTTTGACAGATAGCGGTCCGCATATTACACAGATTAAGACTATTTTGACTAGAGAATTTAATAAATTCTTTAGAGAAAAGAAATGGCTTAAAGAAAAAGAAGATAATCTTTCTGGTGATGATATTCAAGAAGGACTGTTTATGGTCTTTAACATCACTGCTCCAGGGGTGTCTTATAATGCTCAGACCAAAGCTTATGTGGTAAAAATTGATATGACACCTTTCACAAGTGAGTTGGCTAAATGTTTACAAATTTGGTTTAAAAATAACGAAAAAGAAATTAAAATTATTGCTGACAAAGCACTTGCAGCAAGGCGTGCTAGAGAAGCTGCGAGGAAAGCAAGAGAAAATGCTAGAAAACCAAAAGAAACTGGTTTAAAAGCTAAAATGTCATTAAGCAATAAATTCATTGATTGTTCTAGCAAAAATCCAAAGGAGCGTAATCTTCTCTTAGTCGAGGGTTTAAGTGCAGCTGGATCAACTCTTGAAGCGAGAAATGTTAAAACAGATTGTATCTATATGCTAAGAGGTAAAATCATTAGTCCATTAAAACAAACAGTAGATAAAATTTTAGCAAATCAAGAGATGAGCGATATTGTTCGTGTTATCGGCGCTGGATTTGGAAATGACAATTTTGATTTGAATAAAATGATGTTTGATAAAATTGTCATCACAAGTGACCAGGACAGTGATGGGTTAGATATTGAACTTTTGCTTATTACTTTTTTCTATACCTATATGCGGCCGCTGGTTGAAGCTGGTAAACTATATAGAGCTGTAACACCACTGTATATTATTAGCACTAAGAAAGATCGTATTTATTGCTATACTGAAAAAGAGTTAGAGGAATGGAAAAACCAAAATACAGAAAAGTATGATTTGGTGCATTGCAAGGGCTTAGGCGAATTAGATGCTGCTACATTAAAAGAAGTTTGTTTTGAACACCAAAGATATAAACGAATCACTGTTAGTGATGCAAAAGCCACTACAGAACTGTTGGAAATTTTGCAAGGTCAATCTGTAGCACCTCGTAAACAATTTATTTATGATAATGCTACTCAACTTGGCTTTAATTTTATGTAAGGAGTTTGTCAATGGAACTAATTACTGAGATTGATATTTTAGATGAAAGTAGAGAATGTTTTCTTACATATGCAGAGGAAGTGCTTACTGATAGAGCTATTCCATCAGCTGAAGATGGATTGCTAAGTGTACAAAGAAAGCTTATTTGGACAATGGAAAATATTCTTAAAATGGATAGCAAATCAAAGTTTAAGAAAAGCAATTCCATTGTCGGATCAACCCTAGCATCAAGTTACTATCACGGTGATAGTAGCTGCTATGGCGCTTTATGTAAAATTGCTCAGCTTTATTTGATGCGTTATCCCCTTATTGAGGGCGAAGGAAACCTTGGTACTCAAGAAGGTAACGGCATGGAAGCGGCTAGTAGATATACTAATGCAAGACCGTCTCGATATGCTGATTTAATGATGAATGACTTTTCTAAAGGAGTTGTACCATTAAAAGAAACTTATAATAATGAATATATGGAACCTGTAGTTCTACCTTCGTTATTTCCAAATGCTCTTGTTAATGGTAGAGAAGCCATTGGAATTTCTATGGCACATAATAGCCAGCCAATGAATCTTACAGAAGTTTGTAATGGCATTATTGCTTATATCAAAGATAACAATATTACTATTGATGGACTAATGGAATATATTAAAGGTCCAGATTATCCTCTTGCTGGACGGATTATTAATAAGAAAGATATTAAAACCGCTTTTGCAACAGGACGATCCGCCGTTTCTTTAAAAATCCAAGGTGATTATGAAATTGAAGGTAATAAGATTATCTTCACAACAATTCCATATAGAACTTATCGTAACAAAATTAAAGAGCAAATTGATAGAAATATTGAAGAATTTGATAAAATCCTTGAAGATTTTAATGATGAATCAAATGTTGGAAAAAATAGACTGGTATTTACTCTAAAGTCAGGAATTTCTCATAAGTTAGCTCTTAATAAAATCTTTGCGTTTACTGATTTACAAACTTCAATCTCTTATAATATGAATTTTATTGTAAATGGTACCCCTAAACTTTGTTCTTTAAAAGATCTTATTGTCGCTTATGTAGATCATCAAATTGATGTTCTACTTAAAGCAACAGAATACGATAAGAACAAAGCTGAAAAACGTGCTCATATTTTAAGAGGATTAATTATTGCTACTGATAAAATTAATGAAGTTATTGAACTCATTAAGACCAGCAGCGATAAAACCGAGGCACAGAATAAATTAATAGACTTTTTGGATATTGATGAAATTCAAGCTAATGCTATTTTGGATATGAAATTGGCTAAGCTCACTCGTATTGATAAAGATGAATTGAAGAAAGAGCTTCAAGAAAAAGAAAATATTGTTGCTGAGTGCATAAAAATTATTACTGATTCAGAACATCGTAATGATGTTTTGATTTCTAAAATTGAAACTATGAGAGACAAATATGGCGATGAACGTCGTACTCAGCTTCTTGATCTAGAAGAGCCAAAGAATGAGGAAAAAGAAATCATCAATGTTGAGCCTGAAAAGTGTGTTGTTGTTATGACAGAAAGTGGTTTGATTAAGCGTATTCCTAGCACTTCTTTTAAGACGCAACGCCGCAATGGTAAAGGCGTTAAAACAGTTGATGATATTATTGATTGCGTCATCCGCACAAATACAATTGATAACCTTATGATTTTTACAAATAAAGGAAGGATGTATCGTATCCTTGTGGATAATATTCCAGTAGGAACTAATACTTCAAAGGGACAGCCAATTAAGTCTTTAATTGAAATGGAATCTGATGAAGAGGCCACTGTAATGTATTCTATTTATAGAGACACTAGTGCTAAGTATGTATTATTTGTTACTAAGAGCGGTCTAGTTAAGAAAACTGCATTGGAAGAGTATCTTAAAACAAAGAAAAAGAGCGGTATTGCAGCCATTAATCTGAAAGAAAACGATAGTCTCGCGTCTGTAACACTCGTCGATAATGAAGATTTGATTGTCCTTACTAAGAATGGAATGGGAATTAGATTTAGTTCTAATGATGTTGCTCCTTCTGGTAGAACTACTATGGGAATTAAAGCTATTACTCTAAAGAGTGGAGATGAAGTACTTACTGCTCTTCCCATTAGAGATATAAATGATACTCTAGCTATTTTTGGACGAAGTGGCTTTGGAAAGAAATTTTCCCTGACTGAGCTAGCTAGACAGAACAGAGGTGGAAAAGGTCTAATCGTTTATAAAGAAGAAATTGCAGCCGCCGCACTTGTATCAGATGAAGATAGAATTTTAGTCATTGGCACTAATAATAGTATTTGTATTTCTGCAAAAGAAATTCCTCTTATGAGTAGAACTGCTATTGGAAATCAGATTATTAGAAACACTCGAATTGAAGGAGTTAGTAAAGTATAACAATGATTAATACTGAACAAGATTATCAGAATGCTATAGACACTTTAAATATTGCAACTGCATTTTACGATCAAGGAATCCCTACAATTTCAGACCGGGAATGGGATAATCTTTATTTTCAGGTACAAGAATATGAGAAGCGAACTGGGGAGCCAAATCCCCAGTCGCCTACTCAATCTATTCAATACCAAAAAGTAAGTGAATTAGAAAAAGTCACCCATAATCATTGGATGGGTTCACTTGATAAAACTAAAAATTGGGATGACTTTTGTAATTATTTTGGTTCTAAACCTGTTGTTGGTATGCTTAAATTAGACGGTCTTACCTGTAGTTTAAGATATTTAGATGGTAAGTTAGTTTCTGCTGAAACTAGAGGTAACAGTCAAGTAGGTGAAAATATTCTTCATAATGCTTTGGTAATTTCTTCCATCCCCAATAGAATTCCATATGACAAAGAATTGATTGTAGATGGAGAAATTGTTTGTAAATATGACGATTTTGAATCTTTTTCAACCACTTATCGCAATCCAAGAAATTTTGCGGCTGGTAGTATTAGGCTTCTTGATTCTAGTGAATGTGCTAAACGTAAACTTACCTTTGTCGTTTGGAATGTAGTAAAAGGTTTTAATGAAACAAATAGTTTTCAAACTAAACTAACTTTAGCGGATAAAATTGGGTTTATCGTTGTGCCATGGACTTCTTCTTTAGACTTTGGTGCAAAAGATTTTCTTAAAGAGCAGGCACAAGAACTTAAATATCCAATTGATGGGTTAGTGGGAAGGTTTGATGATATTGCATATGGTGCAAGTCTGGGCGAAACAAGCCATCATGCTAATGCCGCATATGCCTTTAAATTTTATGATGAACAATATGAAACTGAACTATTAGATATTGAATATGGACTAGGAAGAACCGGACAGCTTACTCCTGTAGCTATTTTTACTCCAGTAGAGATTGAAGGAACTATTGTTGAAAAAGCTTCACTTCATAATTTGAATATTTTGAAGAACACACTTGGACGGCCTTATATTGGTCAAAAGGTACAAGTGGCAAAAATGAATATGATTATTCCCCAAATCCTTTCTGCTGAAGAGTGGCAAGAAGGAGCTATTGAAATTATCCCTCCTTCTATTTGCCCTGTCTGCGGCCAGCCTGTAAAGATTATTACCTCTGATAGCGGAGTAGAAACTTTAATGTGTAATAATGACCAATGCCAAGGACAGTTAATTAACGTACTTGAACATTATTATGGTAAAAAGGGTCTTGATATAAAGGGATTGTCTAAAGCCACGCTTGAGAAGCTAATTGATTTAAACTGGCTTAATAGTCCTGAAGACATCTTTTCCTTATATTTACATAGAGACTCTTGGATTAAGCAGCCTGGTTTTGGAGAAAAGTCTGTAGACAAGATTTTGAATACTATCAGTGATGTTGCAGAAGGTATTGACTTATGGCGTGTTATTTCTGCGGCTGGTATTCCTTTAATTGGTTCTACTATTGCTAAACAATTAGCTAATTATTTTAAAACATATAAAGCTTTTAGAGAAGCAGTAGATAATAAATTTGATTTTAGTTGTTTAGAAGGTTTTGGCCCTAATATGACTGATTCTGTGCTTAATTTTGATTATACTGTTTTAGATAAGATAGCATACTACTTAACTATTAAAGAGCCAAAAGAACAAGATACCACTTCTTTAGAGGGACTTAAATTTGCGATTACTGGAAAGCTTCATATGTTTAAAAACCGATCGGAGTTGAAAACCATCGTTGAGAATAGCGGTGGAAAGGTTGTTGATAGTGTCAGCAAAAATACGAGTTATTTAATCAATAATGATACAGAAAGTAATTCAAGTAAGAATAAAGCTGCTAAATCATTAAATATCCCTATTATTACTGAAGAAAAATTTATCGAAATTTTCTTGACAAAATAAAAAATGTATGTTATAATATATTCATGAAGTTGAGGGAGACAAAAAAGACTAGATGGAATCTAAAGAATCTTTTTTGACAAACAAAAAACTTTATGTTAAAATAATTGTTGTAAGGATTAGAAAGAAAAAATTTTTATGAAGAGAAAAGAACTTAAAAATTTAGCTTAGAAAATTGCTAAGTTGGAAAATATCGTCCAAACAAGCGATGATCAAAAAGCTATTAGTAGAGCGCAAGATGAAATTATGACATTATCTGGACATATTCAGTCGATAGAAGATATGGTTTTGCTGGATGATTTGATCCAAGAGTTAATGAACAAATCTTGACAAACAAAAAATTTTTTGATATAATGTTTACATAAGCTAGGTGAAAACCTAAAAATAAAAATTTATTATTAATATGAAAAAGGAGAAATTTTAATTATGGCTATGAGTGAGAAGAGCGTTAAGGTTCTGGAGTATATGAAGACTGTGGCGGGTCAGGATGTGACCTCTGCCGATGTGGCAACTGCCCTGGGTATGGAGAAGAAGTCTGTGGATGGTGTGTTTACTTCTCTGCAGAAGAAGCATCTTGGCATTCGCACCCCTGCTGAGATTGAGCTGGCGGACGGCTCCCATAAGAAGGTTAATTTCCTGTCTCTGACTGATGCTGGCATGACTTTTGATCCTGCTGCTGAGAGCGCTGAGTAATTATAAATTAAAAGGAGGATTAGAATAAAGGAGTTCTAATCCTCCTTTAAATCTCTTTATTATGATTATTATTGGAATTATTTGCCTTATTATTGGACTTGTGGTCGGTTATGCCGTTTAGCGGCCAAAAGTTAAGGCAACGCAGATTTTAGATAAAGAAACGGCCCAAAAGAATCAACAACTTTAGATTGAACTTGCGCAATTAAGCGCACAAAGAGATGAATTTAAAGACTCTATCCAAATCTTAGAAAATTAGTCTAAAGAAGCTGGAGAAAAATTTCTTGCGCAAGCAAAACGAGCAGCAGAACTTAACTTTGAGCAACAAACTGAGGCTTTAGCACGGTCTTACCAAGAGAACAAAGAACAAAGTGATGCTGAATATCTAAATGTTCTTGAAGATTTAGCTGCTAATGCACAAAAGCAAATCCAAGAGTATCAAAGAAAGATTTCTGATTGTAAAGAAGAATTCATAGAGCTTAATAGAACTTTAGAGCTAAAAGCTTCCGAAGTGGCAGCCGCAGTTGAAGCGAGTAAAAGAGCTGAAGAAATGGAAAATAAAAAAGATTTTTATCGGCTTGTATTAAGTGACGAAGATATTTCAGAGATTAAGCGCTTGCGTGAAGTAACAGCCTATTTGCGTAATAGTGAACCTATTAACAAGGTTATTTGGAAAACTTATTATGAAAAACCTTATACTGATTTAGTTGGTAGAGTAGTAGGAACTGGCGTTCATACTGGTATTTATAAAATTACAAATATTGAGAATGGTAAGTGTTATGTGGGACAAGCTCGTAACATTGCTGAACGCTTTCGCCAACACATTAAAAGAGGTATCGGTGCGGAGACCCCTACGCGCAATAAACTCTATCCAGCTATGTTAGCTATTGGAGTAGAAAATTTTACTTTTGAAGTAATTGAAGAATGTGATGCGTCTATGCTGAATGAAAGAGAAGACGCATGGCAGCAGTATTTTAAAAGTATTGAATATGGATATAGCATTAAATAAGGAGTTATGAATGAAAAGAATTATTGGTAATAGAGGTTCAGGTAAAACTCGTGAACTTATGGAGTTTGCTAAGGAAAATAATGCAATTTTTGTCTGTAGTAATCCATATGCAATGAGAAATAAAGCAGAAGCTTATGGTATTACTGGGCTTGAATTCTTGTCTTATGAAGATTATTTTTATTTTAACCATAATGATGACACAGTTGTTATTGATGAGATTGAAGTATTCCTTAAACAATGCAATAGTCCATATATTATTGGTTATTCTTTAAGTAATGAGGATTAATAAATATGAAATGTGAAAATACAAGAGTATATAATTTTGAGAATAGTTTTCGAGGAATGAGAAATCCTAAGAACAGTTGGCATTTAAGTGATAGTGAATATGGGTTTTGCCCAATCGATAATATCACAGATATTGTATTAACTACTTATCAAAAATATCATGGTGAAGGAACCAGTCCAACTGGGGACGAGTATTTAGAGCTAGAGAAAAATATTGTAATTAGAGAAGACAATGGAATTTGCGAGTATGCGGCGGTTGGGCCAAAGGATATGAAATTAGCCCAGACTCTTGTCGCGGCAGGTCAAGAACATCGTAAATTTTTGAGGTAGGTTTTTGTAAGCGTTGATATTACAGCTCCTTTATATGTTTGGAAAGAGATATCAACTTATAAGGTAAGCACAGTCGCAAACTCTACTTCTACTATGCACAAACTTACCAGTAAGCCAATTACTATTGATTGCTTTGAAAGTGATGATTATGAGGATATTGAAGTTGAAGGTGGTATTACTACTGGAGATTTCTTTATGCAAACGATTGGATATTGTGAAGAGCTACGACAGAAGTATTTAGAGACAAAGGATGTTCGGTATTGGAAAGAATTGGTAAGACTTCTTCCCGAATCGTGGCTTCAGACTCGCACTTGGACAGGCAATTATGAAACTTTGCGTTCAATGTATCATCAGCGCAAAAATCATAAGTTAACCGAATGGCATACTTTTTGCTCTTGGATTGAAAGTCTACCTTATGCGAAGGAGCTTATTTGTATATGAAAAGTGTGGAAAATATCATAAAAGACAAATCAACTATTAAAATTAATACTAATAAATTTTTATTTATAGAAGATAATCAAATTGGTTTGTTAGTCTTAGAACTTACTGGAACAGAATTTTTTAGATTATATGGCGATGCTATTAAAGATTAGCTTTTTTAAACATAAATTCCTAACTTGATTTTTAAAATAAAATATTGTATAATATTTATAGAAATTAAGGAAAGGTCGTTATGAAAATGACTAAGAAGGAAGCGTTTATTGAATATGTCGAAGCATTGATTACTCATTCTGATATTGAGATGAGCGATGATGCTAAAATCTATTGGGATTCATTTAAAAACAAGACCGAAGTAGAAAAGCCCGTTTTTACAGATAATGGAAAGCTTGTTCTTCAGTGCATGAAAGACAAGCCGGACATCGTTACGTGGAAGGCAAGGGATATTGCAGAAGAACTTTTTATTTCTTCTCGTACTGTCAGTGGAGCGATGAGGAAGCTTGTTAGTGACGGTTATGTTGAAAAGGTGAGCCAAGAGCCGGTTTTGTATATGTTAACTGAAAAGGGAAAAATTACTGAGATTATTTAATTTTAAAGGAGAAAATTTTATTTTATGGCAAAGAAGAATTTTATTAATGAGGTCCATCTTGAAGGTTTTCTGTATGAGCATGACCTGAAGCTGCGGGTTACTGGAGCTAATTCAAAGAAGCCCGGCACCGAGTTTATTTCTGGTAGCATTAGTATTGCTACTGATAATGATCGAGTGAATATTGTTCCTGTTTATTATACTTATGTTACTGAGATTACTTCCTCAGGCAAGCAGAATGCCACATTCGCAGTTCTGAAGAAGATTTTTGATGGTGAATATGGGACTCAGATGAAGGATGGTATTGATAAAGCGGTTAAGCTGAGAGTTGATACTGCTCTTGGTCTGAATGATTTCTATACTGATAAGAATGGTACTGAGGAACTGGTTAGCACCAAGCGCAATGAGGGTGGTTTTATTCATGTGATTGATGATTTTAATCCTGATGAGAGTAAGCGTAATACTTTCACAACTGACGTTCTAATTACTGGTGTCACTCGTATGGATGAGGATGAGGAGCATAATCTGCCTGAGCGAGTTACAATTAAGGGCGCAATTTTTGATTTCCGCGGTGCTTTGCTCCCTTATGATTTTATTGCTACCAATCCCAAGGCCATGGATTATTTTGAGAGTCTTGAGGCTTCTTCTTCTAATCCTATTCCTACTAAGATTTATGGACGTTTTATTTCTCAGACAACTTCTCGCACAGTTGTTGAAGAGTCTGCTTTTGGCGAGCCTATTGTGCAGGAGATTCAGGGTCGTCCTCGTCGGAGTCTGCTGATTTATAATGCGGCTCGAGATACTTACACTTGGGATGATGAAAGCTTCCTGACAGCAACTGAACTGAAGGAAAAGATTAGTGAGCGTGAGGTTAAGCTTGCTACTGAAAAGCAGCGTAGCGCTGAATGGAAGAGCAATCGTAATACTACTACTGTTACAGCCACTAGTGGACCTGCTAAGGGACAGTTTGATTTTTAATAGAAATAAAGTAGAGGTAAAAATATGGCAATTGATTTGAAAAAAATTTCTCCGCACGCTGTTTCAAAGGATTTGTCAGGATATATTACTTATATTTATGGGGCAGAAAAGACAGGCAAGACCACTTTTGCATCACAAATGCCCAGTCCGCTAATTCTTGCATTCGAGAAAGGATATAATGCGCTACCTGGTGTAATGGCACAGGATGTTACCACTTGGGGAGAAATGAAGCAAGTTCTACGTCAGCTAAAAGACGAAGAAGTTAAAGGAATGTTTAAGTCTATCATTATTGATACTATTGATATTGCTGGTGGATTGTGTGAACGATATATTTGTTCTCAAGCTGGTGTTGATTCTATCGGTGATATTCCTTATGGTCAAGGATGGACAAGAGTGAAGAAAGAATTTGAAGATACTTGTCGTACTATTACTCAACTTGGATATGCTTTGATGTTTATTTCTCATTCTAAAGATAAAACTTTTAAGACGAAAAATGGTGTTGAATATAACCAAGTTGTTCCTACTTGCTCTTCTTCTTTTAATAATATCGCAAAAGACATGGCGGACATTTACGCTTATGCAGAGAAATATACCGGCGAGAATGGTGAGGGTAAAGTCAGATTGGTAATGCGCTCTCCTGATAATAGCGCAGAGACAGGTTGTCGATTTAAATACATTAAGCCTATTATTGAAGATTTTAGCTACGATAGTGTTGTCCAAGCTTTGAACGAAGCCATTGATAAAGAAGCTGCATTAAATGGTGGTCGATATATCACAAATGCTCGTGAAAATACTGTCACTAAAGCTGAATATGATTATGATGCTTTGATGAAAGAGTTCCAAGAGTTAGTTGGTACACTTATGAATGAAAATCCTACCTATTATAGTCCTAGAATTACTCAGATTGTTGATAAATATTTGGGCAAGGGAAAGAAGATTTCTGATGCTACGATTGACCAGGCTGAATTAATCAGTCTTGTAGTGACTGAAATTAAAGATGAGCTTGTTAATAAAAAGTAAATATTAATATTAGTCAAGCCGAAGTTAATAAGCTTCGGCTTGACTTTTTATAAAAAATATGTTATAATATTTATAGAAAACAATGAAAGGAGGAAACTACGATATCTCATATTGTAATATGTCCTTATTGTAAAGAAAAATTTGATAGGGATAAAACTCAATACGCGCTTGTTGGCACTCGAAGATATGCTCATAGTGAATGTGCAGAAAAAGAAGCAAAAGAAAAAGGAATGTCAAAACCGCAAATTATTGATCCAACAGATACAGTTCTTTGCGTATATTGCAAAAAACCTTTAAGCAAAAGTAGCGATGATTGCGTTAATGTTACTTCTAAATCATATGCTCATAAGCATTGTGCAGAATTAGAAAGCCAACGAGAATTAACCGATTCAGAAAAGTTAGATAAGTATATTATGAAACTATTTGATGTAGAGTTTGTTCCTCCTTCTGTAAGAAAACAAATTAATAAATTTGTAGATGAATATAATTATACTTATTCTGGTATCCAAAAATCTTTAATTTATTTTTATGAAGTAAAGAAGAATTCAATTGAAAATGCGCGTGGCATGATTTCAATTGTGCCATATATATATCAAGACGCATATAGGTATTATTATTCATTATGGGAAGCTCGTCAAAAGAACGAGCGCAAGCAAATTAAAGACTATATTCCAGAAGTAAAAGAAATTATAATTCCAGTTCCCCATACAGAAACTAAAAGAAGAAAATTGTTTTCTTTTTTAGATGAAGAGGAGTGAATAAATGTCAAGTAAATTTGTTGATACAACTGCTATCCTCCAAATCATTGGGGGAGTATACAATAATCCACAACTTTTAGATTTTACTGATAAGTATACTATTACAGACGAGGATTTTCCTGATGAATTTCATCGAATTGCTTTTGGCGCTATTTATAAACTCCATGAACTGGGCGCAGAAAAAATTAATCTAAAAAGTATTTCAGATTTTTTATCCAGTAGGCCAAAAAGTGAAGCCGTTTTTAAGAAGCAAAAAGGTGAAGAATGGTTGCTTAAAGCTTCTGAAAATAGTATGCCTAATGCTTTTGATTATTATTATGGACGTTTAAAGAAATTCTCTTTACTTAGAGCTTATGATAATTGTGGCATTAATGTTTCAGATATTTATGACCCAGATAATATCTTTGATTCTAAAAAGAAACAACAGCAAGAAGATATTTTAGACAATTCTTCATTGGAACAGTTGGCTGATAAAGTCGATGCTAAAATTGATTCCATTAGAATGAAATATGTTGAAGATGAATTTGGGGAAGCTTCTCAAGCCGGTGAAGGTATCACTGAATTAATTGATAAGTTTAAAGATACCCCAGAAGTAGGAGTTCCATTATATGGACCATTGGTCAATACGGTAACTCGAGGGGCAAGATTAAAAAAGTTGTATTTGCGGTCAGCCGCTACGGGTATTGGTAATTAATTGCCGTGCTTAAATGAAATTTTAAGTATTATTATAGGAGAAAAAAGCTGGAAAGCTAAATCAGAAATGATATGCTAATCAGAGGTGAAGGTTAAGATTAAAAAACTAACCAGCCGCAACGCATAGAAGGTGAAACTCGAAAGAGAATATAATCCTTCCAAGAGGCTCCTACATAATAGTTTATAGAACTATTTGAGATAGATTAACCCACTATCAACACCTAACGTTAAACGAGGATGAAAAGATATGCTGAGCTTATAGGAAACTATAAGAAGTAAGAGATAAAAAGCTTTTACGATAACAAAACTGAAAACCCGCAGTATGATCGCAGATTCCTGTTATATTGCTTGTGATAAAATTTATGATGAAGCTTTTGGCTGGATTAGTTGTGGAATTAGTCAGCCAACATTATTTATTGCAACAGAACAAGATTTAAGTGAAGTCCAAACTATGATGTTGGCTTTTGTAGCTAATGTTAATGAAGAGCATATTTTAAATGGTTCATATGAAGGCGACGAAGAAGAGCGTGTGCGGCAGGCCGCAAAAATTATTAAAGCAGCTCCTTTGTACGTTGAAGAATTGCCAGATTTTTCTCTTCAAGACGTCGAAAACAAAATTAAAAAGAATATTCGTGACCATGATATTAAGTATTGTTTTTATGATTACTTACATTCTAGTATGAAAATCCTTGAAGAAATTACTAGGCGTAGTGGTGGAGTTAAATTAAGAGAAGATAATATTCTTTTTATGATTTCAGCTAAGCTAAAAGATATTTGTAATATTTATGGTATTTTTATTATGACGGCAACTCAATTGAATGGAAGCTACGTTGATTCAGAAACGCCAGACCAGAACTTGCTTCGTGGCGCGAAGTCGATCGCCGATCGGGTAGACTGGGCATCAATCCTCCTCGGAGTGACATCAAAAGACATTGAGTCACTTCAAACAATTCTTTCGGCAAATGTATTTGATCGTCCAACAATTAAGATGTCTGTCTATAAAAATAGACGTGGACGATATAAAGGCATATATTTATGGTGTAAAGCTGATTTAGGTACCTGCCGCATCCAACCTATGTTTTGCACAACATATGATTATGAATTAGTCAGTATGAATGACGTAAAAATCATTGTAAAAGATGAATATGCTATTTAATTTAAAGGAGACAGTAAAATGATTAACAACAGTAAGATTTATAACGGATATATCGAGTATAAGATGCCTGCGGCAATGGCTAAGGAGTATCTAAAGAACCGAAAGGGTGCTGACGCAAAGATGTCTCCTAATGATTATCTCTGCAAGGTCGTCAATGAAGGTTTTGGTCTGAAGGGCTATTGTGTAAGAGTTATTCAGTATTAATATGCTGGTCTTCGACAAAGATGAAGTTCGTAATGAGCTAAATATTGAAGATATATATAATCTATTAATGGATTGGGGCGGAGAACCAGAATATACAAATTTTGGTATTATCTCCGCCACAATCTGTCACAACGACCCAGGAGTAGGAAGTAGAAAATTATATTATTACGATAACAGTAATCTTTTTTATTGTTATAGCGGATGCGAAGATCCTTGTTTTGATATATTCCAATTGGTCATTAAAGTAATGGAAATCCAAAAGCATCAGGTACTAAATTTAAATGATGCTATTAGATGGATTGCGCAAAAATTTAATATCTCTGGTAAATTAGAAGAGACTCCAGAAGTGGAAGAATTAGACGATTGGAAATATTTGTCAAATTATGACCGCATTCAAGATATTGAAATAGATACAAGTAGAGTTGTTTTAAAAGAATATGATATTAAAATTTTATCTCGTTTTAATTACAAGGTCAAGATTGAACCTTGGTTAAAAGAAAATATTTCTCAAGACGTAATGGATAGGGCTTTCATTGGTTATTATCCAGGTGGAGACCAAATTACCATTCCTCATTTTGATGTAGACGGACGTTTTATTGGGTTGCGCGGTCGCGCACTGTCCGCTGAGGACGCAGAAAAATATGGTAAGTATCGTCCACTAAAAATTAACCAACAATTATATTCTCATCCTCTTGGAATGAATCTATATGGTTTAAATTGGAATAAAGAACATATTAGAGTTATGAAAAAAGCTATTATAGTGGAGTCAGAAAAAAGTGTGTTAAAATTTGCCAGTTATTACGGTTGGGAAAATAATATTTGCGTAGCCTGTTGCGGCAGTACAATTTCTTCTCATCAAATTCGTTTTCTTTTGGATTTGGGTGTAGAAGAAATTATAATAGGTTTTGATAAACAGTATAAAGAATTAAATACAGATGAAAGTAAAACTTGGAAAAATAAATTATTAAAAATTTATAATAAATATCATCAGTATTGCCTCATTTCTTTTATATGGGATAAAAAAAATCTACTTGGTTATAAAGATTCTCCTCTAGATAGAACTGCTGATATTTTTTTGCAGCTTTTTAAAGAGAGAATTGTATTATAAAATTTATAAAAGGAGTTTGATATCTTATGGATTATTAGCTGATAGTCTCTGACATTCCGCAGGCACAATCGCTATCTGCGGTTGAAAGAGTATTAACTAATAGAGGAATAAGCTTAAATAATGTGCATCATTATTTAAATACGACTGATGATGATATTTTAAGCCCTTTGCTGCTTGACCATATGGAAGAAGGAGCAAAGATGTTGGTTAATCATATTTCTAATAATGATAAGATTATGATTATAGTGGATAGTGATGCAGATGGATTCACTAGCTCAGCTATTCTTATCAATTATTTGCATTCTTTATTCCCTAGCTTTGTAGAAAATAATATTTCTTATTATCTTCATTCTGGAAAACAACATGGATTGGATGATTGCGCCGACCGGTGTACCAACCGCAATGATATTAAATTGGTAATTGTTCCAGATGCTGGGAGTTCAGATATTAAAGAACACAAAAATTTGCATGATGCTGGTATTGATGTTTTAGTTCTAGATCACCATAATGCGGATGAGCAGTCTGCATATGCTTGCATTATTAATAATCAGACTTGTGATTATCCTACTAAATCCCTATCTGGCGCCGGAATTGTCTATAAGTTTTGTTCTTATCTTGACAGTTTATTAAATATCCATCAAGCTGATAATTATTTAGATTTAACTGCTCTTGGAATGGTTGCTGATATGGTATCTTTACAAGATTTTGAAACTCGTAGATTAATCACCAAGGGAATTGAAAATATTCAGAATCCATTTTTCGCAGCAATGGTTGAAAAACAAGAATATTCACTAAAAGGAGAGGTAACTCCTTTTGGAATTTCTTTTTATATTGCACCTTTTATTAATGCTACTATCCGCATGGGAACGCAAGAAGAAAAAACTCTGTTATTTGAGTCCATGTTGGAGCATAAAGCATATCAGACAATCCCTTCGACTAAGAGAGGTTGTAAAGGTCAAATGGAAACTAAGGTGGAACAAGCTTGCCGCAATTGTACTAACATTAAAAATCGGCAGACTAAAGAAAGAGACACTACATTAGAATTGGTTGAAGAAGTTATTGAAGAAAATAACTTGTTAGAAAATAAAGTTTTAATTATTCAATTGCCTTTTGTAACTAATAGAAATTTAACAGGCTTAATTGCCAATCAATTAATGTCGAAATACCAACGTCCTGTATTGCTTCTTAATAGAGTAAATAAAGATGACGGAAGCATATGTTGGGAAGGTTCTGGCAGAGGATGTAATAAATCTAAATTAAATGACTTTAGAGGATTTCTCTTAGACAGTGGTCTAACAGAATATTGTCAAGGGCATAATCAAGCATTTGGTTCTGGCATTTTGGATAATAATATTTCAACTTTAATTCAATATGCTAATAACGAGTTAAAAGACTTTGATTTTTCTCCTAGTTACAAAGTTGATTTTATTACAAATAGTTATGCTTTAAATCCAAATGATGTTATTGAATTAGCTAATCTAAATTATCTTTGGGGACAATCTGTAGAAGAGCCTTTAGTCGCAATTGAAGACATTAAAGTAACTAAAGATATGGTTAAATTAATGTCTGCTGACAAAAATCCCACTATTAAAATTAGTCTTCCAAATGGAATCAGTATTATTAAGTTTAAAAGCAATAAAGAAGAATATGAAAATTTATTGAGCGAAATGGGTTGCGTAATTATCAACGTAGTTGGAAAATGTGAGAAGAACGTATGGAATGGAGAAGTCAATCCTCAAATCTTAGTTGAAGATTATGAGATTGTTTCTAAGATTGGATACTATTTTTAAAAGTTTTAAACTTTTTATAATAACTATTCTTCTTTTATGCGTTACGATTTTGCCAGTTTCAGCTTTAAATAATGATTTGATATTTACTTATAGCTTATTGCCGCAAGTAGAAACAACTGATCGCAGTGAACTAAAGAAGCTTATAAATGAATGTCAAGACCAAATGGACAAAGCAGAAAATTTAAAGATTGTAATTAATGAATTAAATTATTCTAATAACCATTTAATTAGTATAATAGCTGAAAAAGAATATAATAAAGCTTATGAACGTTATTGCTATTATGAAAATGAATATAACAATATTGTTCAAAGTTTATATGACGCATATCCAGCCGCAAGTCAAATTTGGCTCTATTTAAAAGAGTATGGCTATAATGACTATGTTTGCGCTGGGATTATGGGTAATATTATGGCTGAAGTTGGCGGCCAAACGCTTAATATACAGTACACACTTAGCACAAATAATTATTATGGAATCTGTCAATGGAGTTCAAATTATTCTTCTGTTTGGGGCACTAGTCTTCAAACTCAATTAGACTTTTTAACGTCAACAGTTGAAAAAGAACTTAATACATATGGACGTTTATATTCTTCTGGATTTGATTATGACGATTTTATCAATTTAACAGATGAAAAAGCTGCGGCTTTGGCCTTTGCTAAATGCTATGAACGATGCGGCTCTGGAAGCTATTCCATAAGACAGCAAAACGCCACCGCAGCTTACAATTATTTTGTTGATTAAGCTCCGGGCGGGGACAGACGTTTTGCTCGACTTTCTAATTTAAAAAGCGTTTTAGAATTTTTCATATTGACTTTTCCATAAAAATTTGTTATAATATATATAGAAAATAGAAAGGAATCAATATGATGAAGAAGACTCTAGAAAATCTGAATCCAGATCCTTTTTTAACCCAACTAAAAAAGAGCGCTGATTATATTAATCAGCGTAGAATCAATGGATATATTTATGAAATTTTATGCTTGAGATATAAAATTGCTAGAGATGCTCAAGCAAGATATGAAATAGATACTTGTTATGATGGTAATATAAAGAAAGCTTTAGCGGTTGCTAAAAAAGAGGAGCTGGATTTTTGTCAGATGTTGGATAAAGTAATGGGGCCGCATTATTTTTAAGGGGAGGAGGAAGTAAAGCTTGGTTCTTACTAATAAGCAAGAAGCGGGATTGAAAGAGATTGTAGCCAGATACAACGCAGGAGAAAAATATACTGTTGTATCTGGCTACGCCTGAAATCCGGCGTAGGAAAATCAACATTGGTAAAATTTGCCATTGAAGCACTTGATGCTTCTTCAAAGGCTGTGGCTTTTTGTGCCTACACCGGCAAAGCCGCAGAAGTCTTGCGAAAGAAAGGCAATAAAGGAGCAATGACACTTCATAGACTTCTTTATGATAGCTATCCTCGTAAAGGCGGAGGTTTTTATAGAAAACCGAAACCTAAATTAGAGTATAATATAGTGGTCGTTGATGAAGCATCAATGATTCCTAAAACTATGATAGATCTTTTACTCTCTCATAAAATTTATGTAATTTTTTTAGGTGATCCTTTCCAATTGGATGTTATAAATAAGGAAGAGGCCCATGATTTACTTGACCATCCCCATGTTTTTCTAGATGAAGTTATGCGTCAAGCTGCTGAATCAGAAATTATTCGCATGACCATGAAAATTCGTAATATGGAAAATATTCCATATCAAAATGGTTCAGAGGTAATGGTTATGCGCAAGTCTCAATTAGTTGATGGCTGTTACACTTGGGCAGATCAGATTCTTTGTGCTACCAACAGAAAAAGAAAAGAAATTAATGATTATGTGCGGCAGATGCTTGGTTTTAGCGGGCTACCACAAGAGGGCGACCGCATGATTTGCCTAAGAAACTACTGGGATGAATGCGCTTCTAATGGTGATGCCCTTGTTAATGGTTCTACTGGAATTATTCATCAGCCGATGGAGGGAGAAGTGCGAGTCCCCCGCTGGTTACAAATAGAAAATAATGCTCTTCAAACTATTGACTGTTCTTTTGAAACAGAAGAGGGGTCTTACTTTGGAGGTATCCGTATGGATAGGTGCATGATTGAGACTGGTGAAAAATGCGTTGATTGGAGAACTTCTTACAGATTAGGCCAATTGAAAAGCAGAATTGGAGATATTGTCCCAAGAGAATTTGATTTTGGTTATGCTGTTACAACATGGAAAGCGCAGGGTTCAGAATGGCCAAAAGTTCTAGTTATAGAAGAAAACTTCCCTTTTGACAAAATGGAACACGCACGATTTTTATATACTAGTTGTACAAGAGCTAGTGAAAAATTAGTACTAGTGAGGTAAAATATGGAATATAATTATTATTGGTACCATCATATGATTGATGACGCTTATCGTGAAAATGTCCAAAACGCAATTGACAATCATGATTTTGAAACATTCATCTATTGGTATAAAAAGTTGAATAGTAAGGGAATTCTGGAAGGATACATTGATTCAGAATTTAATTGTTTTATTCCTCTTATTTATTTGCCTGATAGTATTTATGTACCAGAACAAAATGATTATATTTCGGTATTAGATAGAAATAATTTCAATAAAATTACATTTAGTGAATCCGAATGCGGATGAATTGATTTTTCTTAAAAAATATGGTATAATATAGTATATTATATAAGAAGGGGGATGGTTAGTAATATTATGAAGAGTAAAACTTTCCCAGGAAGTCTTCATAATCATTAGTGGAGTATACCCAATACAGTAACACAAGACTTCGTGATTGTATTATTAAAGAAAATGATTTAATCGATTATGCGATTGAATTAGGACATGAAGTGGTAGCTATTACCGACCATGAATGTATTAGTAATGCCATTAAAGTCCAAAAGTATTATAACAAAATTAAAAAAAACCATCCTAATTTTAAAGTAATTTTAGGTAATGAGATTTATCTTTGTCGTAATGGTTTAACAAAAGACAATTTTATTAAAGGGCAAGACAAGTTTTGGCACTTTATTCTCTTGGCGAAAGATGCTATTGGTCATCAACAAATTAGAGAAATTTCTACAAGAGCATGGTATCGTTCATGGATGACAGGTAAAATGCGGCGAGTGCCAACTTACTATCAAGACATTAAAGAAATTATTGGCGCCAATCCGGGCCATGTGATTGGGTCAACGGCCTGCCTGGGCAGCTTTTTATCCTCTTTAGTCCTGCAATATGAATCTTCTGACCAAAAAGAAGAATATTTAAATCAGATTCGTTATTGGGTTGAAGGTATGGAAAAATTCTTCGAAAAAGGGAATTTCTTCTTTGAACTTCAGCCCTCTGCTTCAAAAGAACAAACTTATGTAAATCAGTTTTTAGTTTCTCTTTCTTCTGAAATGAATATTCCATATATTATTACAACAGACAGTCATTATCTTACTAAAAAAGATAGACCTATTCATAAAGCTTATTTAAATGCACAAGAAGGTGAGCGTGAAGTTGACAGCTTTTATGCCACCACTTATATGATGAATACAGAGGAGTTAGAGAGTTATTTAGACTTAAATGAAGAGCAATTAGAAATAGCATATCAAAATATTAGAAAAATTAAAGATATGTGTTCTGATTACGATTTGCAAAAACCATTAAGAATCCCAGAATTAACATGGAAAAAGCCAAAAAATTTGGTTAATCCTGAACAATATTATAGTCAGATTCCCTATCTAAAAGCTTTTATCAATTCAGACTACAATGGAGATAAAATACTTGCACAGCATATTGTAGACAGACTTTTTTGGGATGAAACGCTTCAAAATCAAAAGACTTACGAAGCAGTAGATGAATGTCTTAAAATGACCTGGGAATCTTCTCTTGTCAATAAAACGCATTGGAGTGCTTATTATTTAAATCTACAAAAAATTATTGATACAGTGTGGGATGCAGGGAGTTTAGTTGGTCCGGGTAGAGGTTCTGGTGTTGGGTTAAAAGTTAGGCTCAACTAAAAATTCGTGAACTATATTGCTTATAGGTGTCTAGTATAAAATACTAGGCTAACGGTTCAGAAGGTAGTAATACCATTATGAGTAAGGGAACCTAAGTCTTTTTTACTAAAAAGATAAGGAAATACCGTGTCAAGTTTGTTTAATAAAGGTTCATCCTTTTTTATATATAATAGGAAGATTAGTAATAATTAACTTAATTTATATATAAAAAAAGGAGAAGATAAAGTGGGTTTTATTTATAAAGCAACAAATAATATAAATAAAAAAGTCTATATTGGAAAGACCACAAGAACCCTTAAAGATAGAAAAAAGGAACATATTAGTCACGCCAAATCAGAAGATTATTATTTTCATAACGCTTTAAGAAAATATGGTGCTGAGAATTTTACTTGGGAAATAATAGAAGAGGTAGAACTAGATAAAATAAACGAACGAGAATGTTATTGGATTGAATATTATAAAAGCTATAAAGATAAAAGTAAAGGATATAATTTAACTCCTGGCGGTGAAGGATTTAAATTATCAGAAGAAACCAAAAGGAAAATATCTGCGGCTAACGCCGGTAAAGTAAGGACTCCTGAAATGAGACAGCATTTAAGTGAAGTTAAAAAAGCGTTACATTTTAGGCATACAGAAGAAACAAAGAAAAAAATGAGTGCAGCAAGAAGAGGAAGAAAGCTTTCTCCTGAAACAATAGAAAAATTAAAACAAATAGAAAGAACTTCAGAATGGAGAGAAAAAATTAGTAAAGCACTTAAAGGAAGAACTTACTCGGAGGAGACAAAAATAAAAATGAGTGAAGCCGCAAAAGACCATTTTACTTTTTATACTTCTAACGATTTAATTTTTCATACTTGGGGAGAAATTTTCCGGTATCTTAAAGATAATAATCTAATAACTACCGATGATATTGCGGTTTGTAGAAATTGTATTAGACCAGCAATAGATAATCTAGAACTTGTTCGTTACGGAATGAAATGGAAAACTTCAATTTTTACAGAGGAAGAAAAAATTATTGCTCCTAGAAAATGTTCTGAAAAAACCAAGAAAAAAATTGGTGCAGCAAATAGCAATAAAAACGAAATTGTTATGATGATTCGATTTGACGGAGATAAACAAGAATTTGCTTCAAGAAGAGAAGCTTATGACTATTGTATTAAACAAAAATACATTCCTAATACACAAGTTTATTCAAAATTTTCTTCAAAAATAGGAGAAGCTTCAAAAACAGGCAATAAATTTAAGGGAATGAACTGGATTATTAAACAAAAAGATGTAGAGACTATCGAAAAGTAAAAAAAATTTTTTACCGAGTAGAGTAGGGCGGAAGATAAGCTACCGTTCGAAGTGCGAATTGCTTATATGTTAAGTAAAGAGATAGTCCATACTATATAGAAATATATAATAAATAGTTATACTTTTATATATCCTCGATATTACACAAATAAATCCCTTGCGGGAAACTACTAAGACATATAGCTGGAGATTTCTTAATCCCAGTCGTGTATCTGTGTTGGATTAATATAAAATTTTAAAAAGAAATTTTAATAGTCCCCTTACATTGGAAGATGTAAAGGAAAAACTCTGAATATCAGGGAAAGCCCTTAGAGCTTTTATTACCAAGCGTTAATGAAAATGAAACGTGGCTGAAGTAATTACTCAGGTATGGTAACAAGATAAAAGATTGGGTAATCCTGAGACATAGCCCTAAGTCTTTAAGGATAAGGGAAGGTCGCAACGACTACCAAGGAGAGCCGAGAAACGGTTATGGTATAGTCTATTCCCCTAGTTAAATATCGGGAAACCGAGGGTATAAAAGGTTGACTTTGATATCGAAGGAGGCAGACGTCCGCAAGTTTTGGCGAAGTTCCGAGAAGTGTATGGTGAAGATAGAGTAGCTAACGTTATTACTTTTGGAACAGAAAAATCTAAATCAGCCATTTTAACTGCGGCTAGAGGTTTAAATATTGAACACGATGATGCACAATATTTAGCTTCTTTAATTCCAGCAGATAGAGGTATTACAAGAACTCTTAAACAATGTTATTATGGAGATCAAGAAAGCGGATTTGCTCCAATAGCTCAGTTTGTAAAAGAAATGGATAATTATCCCGAGTTATGGGAAGTTGCTCAAAAAATCGAAGGTCTGGTTTGTCGATCTGGAATTCATGCAGGCGGTGTTATTTTTGTTGATGAATCTTTTACTAATTCAACTGGATTAATGCGCGCGCCAGATGGTACTATTGTAACAGCATATGACCTTCATGATTCAGAAGATGTGAGTCAGCGAAAGCTAAGGCTCCTAAATACCTAATCACTTATCAGTGATGTTATATAGGCTCTTAGAAATAAGGTAAGTAAAAAATACCTATATAGCACCGGGGAAACCTAAGTAATAAAAAATTATATGGCGATCCCGGACTAAATTGGGTATTACCCATAAATGTCTATCGACTATCCCCCAGAAGGGGAGTAAGGTTACTATTGATACGTAATCTGAAACGGTATTCTCTCAAAAAGAGTAAGAGATAGTCAGTACCATTGGAAACAATGGAATAATACGCTAATTAAATACGATGCACTTTCTGTTGAAGCAGAAGATAAAATTCATTTATGCTTAGACCTGTTATGCAATGCTGGATATATTGAGCGTAAACCTACTTTAAAAGAAACATATGAAAACGCTTTGAATATTTATTCTCTTGAAAGAGATGACCCTAAAATGTGGGAAATGACATGGAAACATGAGATTCTTTCTTTGTTCCAAATGGAGAAGCAAAGTGGTATTCAAGGCATTGCATTAACAAAACCTAAAAGTGTTGAAGATTTAGCCCACCTTAACTCTGTAATTCGTCTAATGGCTCAAGAAAAGGGTGGCGAACAGCCTCTTCAAAAATTTGCTAGATTTAAACAAAATATTAATCTTTGGTATAAAGAAATGAATAGATATGGCTTAACTAAAGCAGAGCAAGAATTATTAAAGCCATATCTCAGTAGTTCTTATGGTATTTGTGAAGCGCAGGAAACTTTTATGATGCTTGTTCAGATTCCTGAGTGCGGCGGGTTTGATCTAAACTGGGCCGATCGGCTCCGCAAGAGCATCGCAAAGAAGAATCCTGCGGAGTTTGATCAATTGACAAAAGAATATTTCGTTAGAGCCAATGAAAAAAATTTAAGTAAAAATTTATGTAATTATGTGTGGAATGTTCTAGTGTCTACTAGTCGCGGGTATGGATTTAATCTATCTCATACATTAGCATATTCTCTAGTAGCTCTTCAGGAAATGAATTTAGCTTATAAATATCCTACCATTTATTGGAATTGTGCTTGTCTTATTAATGATAGTGGTAGTATTGAATATGATAAAGATGTAGATGCAGAAGACCAAAATACCAATTATGACAAAATTGCCCAAGCTATTGGTAAAATGCGTGAAGCTGGAGTTAAAATTAGCCTTGTAGATATAAACAAATCAAGTTATACTTTTATTCCAGATGAAAAGAATAATCAAATTCTTTATGGAATGAAAGGTCTTGTAAATGTTAGCGATGATTTAGTAGAACAAATTATTGCAAACCGTCCTTATACTTCTATTAAAGACTTTTACTATAAAGTAAAGCCCAAAAAACAGTCAATGATTTCATTGATTAAAAGTGGTGCTTTTGATACAATGGAAGACAGAAAATTTGCGATGGCCTGGTTTATTTGGGAAACGTGTGATAAAAAGAGTAGACTTACTCTCCAAAATATGCCAGGATTAATTAAATATAACCTCCTGCCGCAAGATACTAATGAGCAAGTTATGGCTCGTAGAGTATATGAATTTAACAGATATTTAAAAGCAGTTTGTAAAAATTCTAGAGATACAGAAAATTATATTCTAACAGATAGAGCCATTAATTTCCTTGATGAATTAGAAATAGATTATAATGCTGATAGAACTTTATCTATTAAAAAATGGGATAAGCATTATCAAAAATGGATGGATATTTTTAGAAATTGGATTACTGCTGATAAAGAAAATATCCTAAAATCTTTGAATCAAATCATTTTTATGGAAGAGTGGAATAAATACGCTAAAGGTAATATTTCAGCTTGGGAAATGCAAGCAATGTGTTTCTATTATCATGAACACGAACTGGCGCATTTAAACACATCAAAATATGGGATTGTAGATTTCAATAAGCTTCCAGAAGAGCCAATTATTGAAAAGTCTTTCTCAAGAGGCGGAAAAACAATTAATATGTTTAAGCTATTTAAAATTTGCGGCACTTGCATTGCGAAAAATAAGGCAAAAGCTACTGTTACGTTACTTACTACTTCTGGAGTCGTAGAAGTTAAGTTCCGTAAAGAGTACTTTAGTTTATTTGATAAGCAAATTTCCATAAAGAATGATGATGGAACTAAAACTATAGTCGAGCGCAGTTGGTTTAATCGAGGAAGTATGATTGTTGTCCAAGGTATCCGCTCTGGTGATAACTTTATTGTAAAAAAATATGCTTCTTCTGTTGGGCATCAACTTTATAAAATTCTTGAAGTTATTAATGGAACTGACCTAAAATTAACTAGTGAAAGATTCCAAGGGGGTGAAGAATCTGAAGACGAAGAATAAATATTCTATTATTGCTTTAATTGGTAAATCGGCTTCTGGTAAAGATTCCCTTTTGCACCAGATAGTTGCAGAAAATCCAAATTTAAACAAAATCGTAAATTACACGTCTCGTCCTCAAAGAGAGGGCGAAATAGATGGTGTAGACTATCGTTTTGTCAACAAGTCAGAAATTTATGACCTTATTTTTGGACATCGAATGCTGTTATATACTTGGTTTAATCATTGGTTTTACGGAACTCCAATTAGTACCTTGTCAAGGGATAAGATCAATATTGGAATTTTTAATCCTGCTGGAATCCAAGAATTGTATGAAGATGAAGATGTAGATTTGCAAGTTTATTATATTACAGCTTCTGATAAAACTCGTCTATTGCGGCAGCTCGATAGAGAGGAAAATCCAGACATAAAAGAAATTATCCGACGTTGGCAAACCGATGATGAAGATTTTGCGGACTTACCTTTTGAATATACAGAAATTTCTAATGATGGGACTATAGAAGAAGCTTTGACGCAACTACGGGACAAAATGTTGTAATTAACCTATAAGAAATACTAAATATAGTAGAATGGCCTAAAAACCATTCTACTATATTACAAAATGGAGGATAAGTTTATATGCTTGAAGTTATTAAACGAGATGGTTCTACTGTCCTATTTGATAAAGAAAAAATTATAAACGCAATTAATAAAGCCTTTATCGAAGTGGATAATGAGCTATATGAAACAGATACCGCAGAAGATATTGCTTCAGAAATTGAAGTCGAAATTACTAAAAGCCCCATCAAGGTATCAGTTGAAACAATTCAAGACTGGATTGAAGAATCTTTAATGGAATCTGAGCGAAAAGATGTCGCTAGAGCTTATGTTAGATATAGATACAAGAAGGAAAAAGAGCGAGCTTTACAGGCCGATTTGGATTATCGTTTTAATAAATTTAGTGCTCTTATCGCCGGAAAAGACGAAGAATCAAAAAAAGAGAATAGCAATAAAGACACTCGTATTATTCCTACGATGAGAGACTATATTGCAGGTTTTTCATGTAGAGATATTGCTAAAAATTATTTTCCTAAAGAGATCTGGGAGGCTCATGAAAATGGGCTTATTCACATTCATGATACTGATTATAGTCCAGCAATGCCTATGTATAATTGTAGTTTAATTAATCTTGAAGATATGCTACAAAATGGTACTGTAATTAGTAAGACTAAAATCGAAAAGCCTAAATCTTTTAGAACCGCCTGTACTGTTGCAACTCAAATTATTACACAAGTAGCATCATGTTAGTACGGCGGTAATACCATAAATCTTGCTCATTTGGCTCCGTTTGTTGATGTTTCTCGTCAAAAAATACATGAGCAAGTAAAACAAGAGCTTGAGTCTATTGTAACATATCCAAATGAAGTGATAGATAAAATCATTGAACAACGAGTTCTTGAAGAAATTAAAGATGGTATTCAGACTATTCAATATCAACTTATTACTATGAGCACAACTAATGGTCAAGCCCCATTTACTTCAATTTTTATGTGGATTGATCCTGATTATGATGAAAATTTTCAACATGATTTAGCTTTAGTAATTGAAGAAGTTTTAAAGCAACGTATTGAAGGAGTAAAAAATGAACAAGGGGTTCCTGTTACTACAGCCTTTCCAAAGCTCCTTTATGTACTTGATGAAAATAATACTCATGAAAATAGTAAATATTGGTATCTCACTGAGCTTGCGGCTGAGTGTAGTGCCAAGCGTCTAGTACCAGATTATATTTCAGCAAAAAAAATGAGAGAACTTAAAAATGGAAATGTCTTTGGTTGCATGGGATGTAGATCATTCTTGCAAGATTATATAGATCCAGATACTGGAAAGCATAAATTTTGGGGTCGGTTGACTGCTTAAAGGTTAAGCCGACATTAAATTGCGTGAACTCATGACAAAGAGGTGTCTAACTTTTAGTTAGGCTAACGGTGAAAGCCGAAAGGACAATACCGTGCCAAGCCTTAAATAGGAAGGTGTAACGACTATGGGCGATGAATGTAACCCAGTAGAGCAGAGTTTGTCACTGTTCGAAGCGCGCAACTATTCTTAAATTGAGAATAGAAGAGATAGTCTAATTTTTGTTAACCAAGGCGTCTGCACATTAAATCTCGTGGATGTAGCACTTTCTTCTCAGGGCAATATGGAAAAGTTCTGGGAAATTCTAGATGAGCGTTTACAGATGTGTTATGATGTATTAATGATTCGTCATAATGCTCTTAAAGGAACAAAATCTGATGTAGCGCCTATTCTGTGGCAACATGGTGCGATTGCGAGATTAAAGCCAGGAGAAACAATTGATTCTTTACTTTATAATAATTATAGTTCTATTTCTCTTGGATACGCTGGGCTTTATGAATGTATTCATTACATGACTAATAGTTCTCAGTTAGAGCCAGAAGGCAAAGATTTTGGTTTAAAGGTCATGCAGACTCTTAAAAATGCTACCGATGAATGGGCAGCAAAAACCAATATAGGGTTTTCACTTTATGGTTCTCCTAAAATTAAAAACGTAGATTCTATGGGAGCTTATACAGTAATGTATAATGAAAAAACTGCTTAAAACGGGGAAGGATAAATTCTAATCCCGTGCTAAATTGCTATTATTCATAAAAAAAATAAAAAAGAGGTGAGAAAAACTGTCTATTTATTTAAAAGAATTGCCAAAAGATGCTAAAAAAATTAAAGGAACTTTAAATTGGTGCACACCAGATGGTATTATATATGGTCAAGATACTAGAATGGTACCAAATCGTTGGCGTCCAGATATGAAAACTCCAACAAAACATTATATGGAATATTTTAAAAATGCCACCACAAAGAACCAAGGGTATATTTATGTTACTTTAAAATATATTAATCCTGATGGGACTTATACAAAAAAAACAAGGCGCGCGCATATCGTTATCGCAGAAACTTTTCTTGATAATCCAAATAATTTGCCTGTTGTAGGACATAAAAATAATATAAAAACAGATAATAGATTAGAAAATCTTTATTGGACTACTTATCAAGAAAATACTAAAAAAGCAGTGGCAGATGGATTATTAGTAAACGATAAAGGTTATGATGATAGTCAATCTAAACCTGTTATTATGTATGACACTTACACTAATAAAGAACTTGGAAGATATGGATCTATCTCAGAAGCTGCGAGAATTACTGGGTATTCTATAGCAACGATTGGACGTCAAGCTAAGTATAAACGTCCAGTGCGCAAACCCTGGTATTTTAGATATCAAGATGAATTTGAATAATAGCATAAATGTGTAGAGACTATCGAACGGTGATAAGCCTAGTAGAGTAGCGAAAGCGAAAGAGCAGTTTCCTTTGAGAAAAAGGATAAAAAGATAGTCCAAAACGATAAATGATAGAATCAACAACTTATAAATTTGCAAAAAGTTTAAAGAAGCGTTTTGGTGTTGTTGAAGGAATCACAGATAAAAACTATGTTACAAATAGTTATCATATTACTCCAGCACAACCGATTGATGCTTTTAGTAAATTAAAAATTGAATCCGAATTTCAGGCATTGAGTCCAGGCGGTGCGATCTCATACGTTGAGACCCCAAATATGACTAAAAATATTCCAGCTTTGTTACAAATTGTTCAGTATATTTATGATAATATTATGTATGCTGAAATTAACACTATGACAAGCTATTGTCATGAATGCGGTTGTACAGATATTCATATGGAAGATGATTTAAAATTCCATTGTCCGCAATGTGGCAATGATGATTTTGAAAAAATGAATATCGCTCTTCGAATTTGTGGTTATATTAGTACAAATCCTTTTAATGAAGGACGTGCAGAAGATATCCATGACAGAGTTTACCATTTAGATTAATAAAAACTTTCTATTTTATTATTTAAAGGCGGTGATTAAAACCTGTGCGTTATAATACTATTAAGAAAAATGACATAGCCAATGGTCCTGGAGTAGGAGTTTCTGTCTTTCTCCAGGGCTGTCCCCATCACTGCCCCGGATGCTTTAATAAAGAAACTTGGGATTTTAATGGGGGACAAGATTTCACGCAGAATACTTTAAATGAGATTCTTACTAGCTTAAAGGTTAATGGCATTAATCGTCATTTAAGTATTCTTGGTGGAGAGCCTTTATGTGAAGAGAATGCCCCCTTAACAGATTTAATTATAGGCACTGTTCATAAAGATATGCCAGATGTGAAGATCTACATATGGACAGGATATTTATATGAAGAATTAGAAGCTAGTTCTAACACCTATATACAGCATATCCTTCATACAATAGATTGTTTAATTGATGGCCCTTTCATTGAAGCAGAGAAAGATTTAACACTCCATATGAGAGGCAGCCGCAATCAAAGAATAATCAATTTTGACAATCAGTAAAATATATGTTATAATATATATAATAAAAGATGAAGGGGATAATAAATGTCTAATAATGTAATTGAAGCAAACAATATGGCTTCTTTAAATGCTATCACTAAGATTAGAACAGATATTATTGTAGAAGGAACTACAGCTTATTTAAAGGATGAGCATAAGACATTGTTTTACCATGATGGGGAATGGCTTGAAAATAAGCCAGCTTCTATGACTTTGTATGAACTAAATCAAAACGTCATGGCTCATATGCCAGTTCTAACGCAGGAAGAAATTCTCAATAAAGAATCTATTATTAATAATTATGTATCAGGAGCAAATCATTATTATCTACTTCTTTGCCGAGATATTAATTATTATACCATTTTTACTCATCACGATCAATCAGTTGATTATGAGACTTGCGGCAAGGCTGTACTGACTTGCGCAAGTAGCATGGGCGATATTCTTAGCGTAGAAAACGACAACGACAATGATATGATTGAAATTTGGATTAGAACTAGAACAGAAGAAAAAGAGAATTTAGTAATGTATTTCTTTAATTGCGATGATTTTATGGTAACTTTTGGAGGATAAATAATGTGTATTGTTTGCAGTTTTAACTTATTTGATTTAGATCAATGGGTATATATTGTTGATGATGGTAATGCTAAGATTGGAGCAATCACTAATCTGCAGAGACTTGGTGAAACTATTGCAAATCTTAGTGCTACTAATAACATTGATAATGTAAAGCTAATTGGTAATGCTACTTATGCTAGTGATATTGTTAATGATATTCATGAGCATAATGCGCGTTATTATAATAATAGAAAGATTAATATCCAAGTGAATTAAGGAGAAAGTATATGTCGAAATATCTTGTAAGTACAGTTGAGACTTACCGAGTTGATAGTGCTTCTGAAGTGGAGCAGATTTTGGAAGAAGCTAAGAACGCAAATAAGTATGTTCTTACTAAATATAATTGCGAATCTAAGGAGCAAAAAGCCAAGGGTGAGGTTATTGACTCTTGGTATCGTTTAACTCTTACTAAGAGTTTTAATGAAGAAAAGGAGCCTAGCGCAGACATTGAAATTAGTTATGAGGTGTACAATTAATGGCTACTGTTATTCGATATACTAATACTGAACCTCATTGCTATGAGCCTTATGTTGGTTCAGATTTTGCGGCTGGAGCCGATCTCAAGGCAATTAGGGATTATACAATTAATCCAGGAGAGACAGTTATGGTAAAAACTGGAATCGCAATTGAGGTTCCTACTGGTTATTTTGGTGGAATCTTTGCGCGAAGCGGTTTGGCTACCAAGAAGGGTTTGCGGCCAGCTAACGCGGTCGGTGAATAATTATTATTTCGTTGTAATAACGCCGACTTTAAATTGGGTAAAATCGGTGAAACCTTCCAAAATTTATATAGGTAATACCGAGGTAAGCAGTTAGATAGCGTAAGGCTAATTGCCACCGTAGAGCGTAGAGGGTGAATAAATATAACCCCTCCAAGAGTACCCAACACGAAAGTGAAAATGTACGCCGAACTTATATGATGGTAAAATATAAGAACTAAAGGATAAAAAGCCTTTAGGGTAACAAATGGTTATTGATTCAGATTACCGTGGAGAGCTTATTGTGGCGCTTCATAATGACTCAACAGAGCCGCAAACAGTTGAAGAGGGAGAGCGCATTGCACAGCTAATTATCATTCCTTATCTCCCTGTTTCTTATCATCACGTGGATTCTCTTTCCACTACTGTCCGTGGCGCAGGCGGATTTGGTTCAACTGGTACTAAGTAATGAAGCTTTTATCATTAGACTAGAGTAGCCACACTTCTGGATATGCAATTTTTTCAGATGAAAATTTGACTTCATATGGAAAGTTTACTTTCAATGATACGGACATGGGTATTAGATTGAACAAAATCCGCAAGAAAGTAAAAGAATTAATCGAACAAAACAATATTGATACTATTGTCATTGAAGATATTTAGCTTCAAGGCAATGTTACTAATAACGTATAGACTTTTAAAACTTTAGCAGAAGTTTTTGGAGTTATCTATGAATTGACTACTGATATGAATATTCCATGTAGTTGTGTTTTAGCCAGTTCTTGGAAATCTACTCTTGGAATTAAGGGAAAAACTCGTCCAGAACAAAAACGCAATGCTCAAAACTTTGTAAAAACTACTTATAATGTTTTAGTCACTTAGGATGAGGCTGATGCTATTTGCATTGGGTGCCACACGGTTAAAAAAAATTTAAATTTCAATTGGACTGATTAAAATAATTTGCATCTTCTGATTTTAAAGAAATTAGAGGGAGGTGCATTGTCGTGTTGACTTTTATAACTGAACACGTCATAAGTATTGTTATGACTTTGATTTCCGCAGGAGCTTTAGCATTTTGTAAATATATGCACAGCAAAATGAAAGGATATCAAGCCGTCGTCCAGAAGCAAGAGCGAGAAAAGTTAGATGAAACTATCATAGCCCACTTAGAGCCAATTGAAAAAGAACTTGATGAACTGCGCCAGTGCATTAAAGAAATTGACGAAAAGGGCGACCTTCATATGAGCTTAATTCTTTCTTCTTATCGTTATAGATTAGTTTAGTTGTGTAGGGAGTATCTTCGACAAGGATTTATAACGCAAGAATAGTATGAAAGTTTATCTGATTTTTATAAGGTATATGAAGCTCTTGGAGGAAATGGATAGGCAAAGGAATATTATCATAAGGTAATGGAATTAGACATTCGTGATAAATAAAAAATAAAGGGGAGACTTAATTAAAAGTCTCCCCTTTATTTTTTTATTCACTTATTTTTGTCATTATGCCTGAAATTTTCTTAGACATATATTGTTTTTCTTCAGCAGAAGCTAATGCAATCATATCCATAATTTCTTCAGAAATTTCGTGTAGATCATGCTCTAAAGCGTTCATTGTTAAGGCTTTGTCCATATGTTTTTCTTTGGCTTCAATATAAGAAGTCATATGATGTGGAGTGCCCTCTTTTTCAATGTAATAACTGTCGTCCATAGCTTTCCGAATAGAATGATAATACATAGCTTCTTCTAAATCTTTAATCATATCAATAACTTCTCCCATCTCTTGGGTATCTGCGTCCTCAAGATGAGCGAGTTGTTCTTCAGCACTGCATTCTAAAATTGCTTTCATGCGTCTCATTTTTTCCATTGATTAAACCCTCCTTAGGCGACTCTTTCAACGATTAAATTTGCATTCTGCACACTAATGTTCTGAGTCCCTACATTCATAACACTAACTTGAGAACAACATCCACGAGGCACATCAATAAAGATGGTGGATGCTACATTATTAAAATCATTTACTGCGCCGGGAGTTGAAATCATTTTTGTTGAGGGAACTGCTTCTCCGTCAATGGCAATTGCCAAAGACGAAGGTCCAACAGTACCTCCAGTAGGAACAGCAATATTTGCTCCAAAGGTTACACGGAATCTTGCGCGACACTGTTGCGTTAGTCCGCGTAAGGTTACTAATCCACTACCAGTTCTATGAATCATACTACAATTGCCATCTACAACAGTTGTAGTAAATAATACGTCCTGGTTAGCAGCGACTGTCTAAACAGCTACACTTGTAATTTCCATAAATCAATTCTCCTTTTTATTATGCGCCGCAGCCGCAGCCTGTTCCTCCATAAGGATAAGCCGCATAAGGTGAAGCGGTTAAATAAGCAGGTTGTGGAATTGGACGAAGAGTATTCACCAGATAAGCGTTCTGAGAACACTGAGACAGCTGGAAGTTTGCGCCAAGTAGTTCAGTATTCTTAGCTTCTAAGCGATCGCGCAGGTCCTGCATAGTGTTAGAGTTAATTAAAGCACGAGTGCGCTCGCCCTCCTGATGAATCGCTTCTGTAATGTCGCAAGTGTTCTGCGCAGCCGCATAACGGTTCTCCATGATAGCGGAGTTAGTACGGCAACAACAATCTTGCTGAGCATAGCGATTTTCAGCAAGATTTGAATTTACTGTATTAAAGCCCTGCGCCACAGAGCTGAAACCAGTACACAGATCACGTTGTAAACCATTAAAGTTGTTCAATAAAGTTGTGTTGTTGGCATAGAATCCATCACATAGACCCTACTGAATTCCACGAACGCCATTTTCCACTTGCTGGAAATTCATATCTTGACTAAGGTCAGCTCTAGTTAAAGCTCCCTGTGCGGCATTATTGCCCCACCCATTATTACCATAGCCCATAAACATGAATAAAAACAGTATGATTATCCCAAAATTGTTATCGTAAAAGTTTTTTATCTTTTACTTCTATTACTTCTTATTTGTAATAGTTCAGCATATCTTTTCAGCTATAGAAAAGTATAAACATAAAAGTTTAAAATCTATAAGAATGTTCTCGAATAGTTGTCGCGGACTCTTGGGTAGATTATATCTTCTCACTACCTATGCGTTGCCCCTGACTGCGGTCACCGCAGCCTTCGGTTCTGATTCCCATCTCAGGGTTCCAGCTTAATTCCGCGATTATTCGATATGAGTCACCTCATAAAGTGGCAGACATCTACCAAGCGCCAGAGTTTCCACCGCCAAAACCTTCTGCTCCAGAAGCGGCAGCAATATCGGATAAAGAATATCCACCTGTAGAACTATTGAACATAAAAATGTCCTCCTTTAATAAAAAATATAATATATTATTTAATCCCAAGCTATTGCTTGAAGGAATTAAATGCTTCATCAAAATTTACGCCTTGTTGTTGACATACATTGCGCGCCACTTGTTCAATGCCAGCTCCATCATTATGTTGAGCCATATTTAACAAGTTTGCGGCAATTGGGTTATTAGCTTGCGTTTGTAGCAAATTAATAACTAATTGTTGAGGATTTTGTCCCTCTCTAATCATTTGAAGGAATTGCATTGGGTTCATCTTTTAATAGCCTCTTTCCCATCATTAAAATTGCGCAATAGGAGTCGTCTAGGGCTAAGGCTACGCCAATGATTCTTTAAGAGAGTTAATTGTATTTTCAAACTCTTCTCTAGTAATAAAAGACGAAGTGCTGATAGGCTAATCTGTCGGAATCTCTTTTAATTCATACATATTGAAGGATGATGTTCCATCCATATTAATCTATTTAGTATAAATTCTGCGGTTAGCTAAATCAGGAAAATAAAACACTGACCCATCAAAATCAATTGAGGTAGCTTTAGCTTCATCTAACGAAGCTACTGGACGCCCTTTCAGCATGGTTGACTAATAATAACTATACGGAGCTGGGCGCATCATCTATTGCTATTGTTGAGGATAATTATAGTTCTGATACATATGTATGCTCCTTTCATACAAAAATCTTTCCTTTCCTCTACATAAAGATATAGAAATTTTAAAGGACACTTTTTCTCATTTTGTCCTAAAAATTTTTCCTTTATCTTTCATAGATACCTGTAAATTTTAATCGAATCTTTTTCCTGATTTGTCCCAAAAAAAAATAAAAAAAAATAAGGACGATACTGTTTAAAGTATCGTCCTTATTTTTTATTTATCGGTCTTTTCTTTCTTAACCGTAGCTTCAATAATATTAGTAATTAAAGTCTCCAAGTCACCGACCGCCGCAGATAAATATTCCTTAGCATCATCGTTTAAAATATTTAGTACAGCGTTTAAAGTTTGCCGAAATGCTTCTTGTTGAGCAGCTTCATCAAAATTATTAGATTCTTTAATGCTATCGACGTATGTTTGATTAGTGGCAATAACGCAATCGGTTACTGTATTAGTCAGCATTGTCATATATTTACTTAAAGTAGTATTATCAATATTTGATTGAATTTCTTGACTCTTGGCATTAATCCATTTAACCAAGAAACCTGTTAAAACTCCCAATAGAGGAATAATACAAACTTTAATAATTTCAGTAATTAATTCATCCATATTTTAATCCTCCATTACCGTACTTTAATCCAAATGCGGCCATCCACTTTTACAGGAGCACGACTTTCATTTTCGTCTTTCCAATACTCATATTCCGGCACACAAGATACCGTACCAACAATGCGGTCCGGCCATTGAATTACCTCTTCTCTAGTCATCTTTGACACTTTTCCATCTGGACCAGAGCAAACGCAGTCGCCAGCCGCAAATTCATTTCTATCTTCATAAGTATGGACTAAAACTCTTCCTGTAACAGCAATTGGAGTATTTGCCTTTTCAGTCTTACCAATAGCAAAACCGTAAGTATCTGAGGAGACTCCAGCAAAAGGCTGAAGTCTCTCAGTAGATTTCATTAGGCGATCATTATTACCATCTTCAATTAGTACATAACCACATTCTTTATTATCTATGTTAGATTCTCTATATTCTGCATAATCATTCCATGCAGCTCCATATAATACATTACTAGACATATATACAGAAGACTCACGATATATACTTTGATTTCCTGTTGATGTAGCTCCTAAAACATATATTTTACTAGAAGTATCATTGTTAATATATGCTTTCGTGGCGGTGGCAGCGTTGCCAGAAATATTGCAAGTCCCGGTAGAATTTTTAATAGCAAAAGGTCTAAGACTGTTGTAATCGCCATATGGATCGTCTGCATCTGTTAATAATATATATGTAGCGTCTCCATCGTTTCTTACAATGACACCATATGAACCCGACACAATTCTAATAGCATTAGTGCTAATTGTCTAAAGAGTTCCACTAACAGTGGCGCCATTCAATAAAGAAGTATTTCCACTTACCGTTAAATCTTTGAGAGAAGCCATGCAACCCCTCCTTTTTTTTATTTTATTATATCATAATTTTTTAAATTAAGCAAACTGGAATTCCAAACAATTATCAGTTGTGTTAAACACTAAAGTACATCCTGCTGTAGTGCTACCGCCATCAACTTTAACACTCTTGGCACTAACTTTATTGGCAACACTAACTCCGCCTTTAACAACGACAGCAGCAGAAGTATAAGTTGAATAACTACTATCTGTCGTCTTACTAAAGGTAGTTATACCCGAGAAAGTCTTATTGCCAGCTAGAGTTTGCGCTCCTGTGGTAACAACGCCAGACGCGCTAGCCGCAGCGCTCGGAATAGCGGCAGTCTTTGTAGTTCCGCCAACAGTGGCGCTAAGAGTAGGTCCAGCAGTAGTTCCAGCAGTCCAAGAAAGCGCAGTAATTGTAGAAGAGGAAGTAGTTGTACAAGGAGTTAACACACCGTTATTCAAATAAACAGGTACTGACTCAGAACCAACTGTCGCAGTGCTGTCAGTGGGCACACCAGCCTTTAGATACCAAAGAGTTTCTTCTCCGCCTTTAGTTGAAGTATAAGCGCTAACCGCATTAGTCCCAGAATAGTAAGTTAAAGCATTAGCTGTAGTAGTACTATTAACCGTTGCGCTTAATGAGTATGTACAAGCAGCAGGGACACCCGCATTCCAATATACGGGTCTAGTAGCACTACCATAGGTGTCTGCTGTACCAACGTATAACTTACTCCATCTGACGGAACTAGTACCAAGAGAATAAGTAGCAGTCGCGGAAGCCACAATATTGCCTGCAAAAGTGCCAGCGCCATTAACGTAACTTGTTCCATTCACATATAGGGTATAAGAAGGAGCAGAAGTACTATTAATTGCTACAGCTGTGCTACTAATATAGTGTGAACTAGCGCTAAGCACACTAGTAGAACTAGGATAGTAAATTCTATTAGCTGTGAAACTGGTTAAGCCAGTACCACCATAAGCAGTTCCAATAGTTGTAGCGTTCCAAGTGCCACCTTTAATTGTTCCTAGATAAGCAAGATTAGAAGATGTACCAGAATAAGCACCATTCCAATAAGCCATCATCGAAATATCTGGTACATAATCGTTATTTGTACCCCATCCAAGTGTACTTACAGATGTGGCAGATTTAATTCCAGGAACAGTGCGGCCGGTACAAGTAGTAATTGTGCCGCTCTTTAAATAAACAGGAGTAGTAGTACTACCGATCGTACTACTACTTTCAGTAGGAACACCCGCATTTAAGTACCATAATTTAGTTCCGCTACCTTTTGTAGAAGTATAAGAACTAACAGCATTTGTTCCACTGTAATAAGCCAAAGTCCCAGATGTGCCAGAGTTAATGGTAGAACCAATAGAATAAGAACAAGCTGTAACTTCTCCATTACTATTGACATATACTGGAGTAGAACTGCTACCTACAGCAGTTTTTGGGCTTGCAGTAGTAATTACTTCTTTCCAATCTTGCCAAGTGCCTGCCTAAGCATTTCTAAAGTAAATACGTTGAGCAGAATCAGTACTTATAGCAAGCTAACAGTCCCAACCAGCAGTACTATCCCAGTTCATTTGTAAAACATTTGAGTCACTTGGAGCAGCGTTAGAAGTGGTTGAAGAAGTTGACAATAAATGGAATAAGCTTCCAGCTCCGCCATAAGCAGCAGCCTTATTTAAATCAGATGTAGTCTATCTAGTTTCGTAAAGTTTAAGCTTGGTCGCAGTTGCTGCATTACCAGTATAGTTACTAGCATTAATATATTTACTAGTGCTAGTACCAAGATAAATTGTTCCTCCGCCCACTTGAAGGTTTCCGCCGGTTTCCACTAAGTTACCATCTTTATTTAAATAGAGTTTATTAGAAGTAGTTCCATTCGTTTTAGCCATAATTCCAAGGCTATCAATAGTTACATGATATCCACTGCTATCACCAATTAACACTAAACCAGAACCACTTGTTGTTACACTAGCACTACTAGCGGTAGTGCTATTAAAAGTTGTAACTCCATTAAAGGTTTTATTTCCTCCAAAAGTCTATGTACTAGCAGTCACAACACCGCCATAACTTTCACTAGCGCTATAAAGAGTTAAAGTTTTAGTTGTTCCACCAATTGTAAGTTTAATAGTTGGCCCTTCATCAGATGCTACCGTTTGAAAAAATGTAGTAAATAAACTAGAATAGCTATCACAAGAAGTAAATTCTCCGTCTTGTAAATAGACTGGCCGTGTTTCACTACCTATTGTGTGAGTACTTTCTGTGGGCACTCCAGAAGATAAATACCATAAATTTAAGCCATTACCAGCAAAAGAAGTATAGGGGCTAATCTCATTCGTCCCAGAATAATAAGCTAAAGCTCCGACTTTACTGGCACTATTAACAGTAGAGCTAAGTGAATAAGTACAGGCCGCAGGAACTCCATTATTCCAGTATACAGGTTTAGTTGCGCTACCGTATGAGTCAGCTGTGCCTAGATAAGCTTTACTCCATCTATAGCTAGAAGTACCAAGAGAATAAGTGTTAGTAGTAGAAGGAGCGATATTTCCAGCAAAACTCTTAGCACCAGCAAAAGTCTATGCGCCAGTCGTCACAACGCCACTTGCGCTCGCACTTGCGCTCGGCACGGCAACCGCAGAACTAGTACCTCCAGTAGTTGTAATCTTTAAAGTAGGCCCAGCGGTAGTTCCACCAGTCCAAGTAACAGAAGGTGTGGTAAAGCTTCCATGACTAACCGCAATTTTACCATCAGTCTAGGTGACTTTTGATACATAACCACTTACGCTATCACTCACATCAAGAGCGTTTATTAAACCAGCTGCTGTTCCTTTAGTGTCATAACTACTTTCAGCGCCTAATAGTTCCCACCAAGACCCAGTCCAAACATACTCTCCATTACCACTACTGTCAATAACAACATCACCAGTAATAGGAGTGACAGAAGAACCATTAATAGTAACTGCGGCAGTTGTTAAGCCATCACTCATTGTAGTACTTGTTTGACCGATATATCTTAGCGCAGAAGAAAGATTTAAATCAGCCGCAGTAACAGTAACCGCTGAAGAGCCATTAAAGACCTTCTGCCCAATGGTTAACGAATTATTAACCTAGTCTGCGGACGCCGCATTACCGGTCACTTGCGCCACTGTTAAAGTATTAGTAGAAGGATTATATTTAAAATCATTATCATAAACAGGTCTGCCAACTGCGCCAGCATCAGCGAACCAAACGCATCTAGCGATATCATTAGTACCAGCTTGAATTCCGCTGTAAGTAAATCCACCAGTTTTCTATATTGTTAAACTACCACTACTATTAATAGTTTTATCTCCAGTAAGTGTTTGCGCTCCGGTCGTAATAAGGCCCGCCGCACTAGCAGAAGCAATCGGTAAAGATAATGCTTTAGCTGTTAAACTAGTACTCTGTCCATTCTTTGGAGTGATAGTAAAAGCTGTACCACTAGATGAAGTACCCCAATCCGCAAAGTAAGTAGTATCAATTTGATTACCATATACATCAGAAGTAGCATTTGTAATAGTACCACTAATTCCTCCTGGAATTTTCATTAAACCGGTAGAAGGATTAAGTGTAGGAACTATTGAAGTGTCATCCCACATAACACCGTAAACGCTACTGGAGGAACTATTTGTTCCAGAAGTACCTATACTAGAAGCTGCGGTTCTACTTACCAATAAGGGATAATCGCTATCGTATCCACTGGTTTGACGATAAACTCGTAAAGCGACATTACCATCGTCATAATTATCACCAACAACTTCCCAAGCGCCATTACCACTATTAACTAATGAACTTGTTGTATAAGTTAACCGTAGAACTGAACCAGCAGGAAAATGTGTTGTTACATTATTATTTCCTCTTCGTCTTACTGGAGCCGCAGTCAAACTACCTAATTTTAATGTTGCCGCACTACCAGTACCAGCATAAGGAAGGAGATAATCAATTGTTAAACCGTCATAATAAGAAGTGATTCCATTGGGCAAAGCACCAGTCCACGCATTTGTGGCAGCGGTTTGAGTGCCTGTTACATAAAAACTACTCCAACCAACTTTGCCAGCACTATTGGTAATTAAATGTTCTCCTGCAGTGGCCGCACTAGAATCTCTATATCCAATAGCTTCTAAAATATCATCAAGGTCAAAAAGATTTGAAGAGCCTTCTAAATAAGTAGCCCTATCCGCGAATTCAGCAGTTTTTGCTTTATTAGCATTTATCTAAATTCTAGCTCCAGCAGTTATTGCTGCACTATGACTATCGTAGGTTCCAGTTTTTATATCGATATAAAAATTACCTTCATCAGTTGTAAAATAAGCGTAACCTTCAGTAGTCTATTTAGGTAAATTCGTAGCTTGTCCTTTAAGGATTTTGAATAAAGCCATTTAAACGCTCCTTTCTTTCTAAAATATAACAAAAAAATGGGGAAGACCCCACAAATATAGTAAGATCTTCCCCATATAAAATTCTTATATTAGATAGAAAAGTATCTTACCTTTCTAAAGGTATATAAGTTTTCTATCTTAATATTTTAAGCTCTCCGTCCAAAAAATTAAACGTCAATCCAAAAAGTGGTAGACTCATTTCTGACAGTAGATAAGTCATTATAAATCTAAGTCACAATGCTAGTATCAATTTTGAATGTCTCTAAATCTTCATCGCTCAAATCCATTCCATGAAGAATTTCTCCAGTTTGCGGACGAGTGCTCATATTATATAAATATTTTCTATCTTCCGCAGCTGTTTGATAATCTCCATTTAATTTATAAAAGCGAATAGAAAATGTAATAGTTCCAGAATAGGCAGTAGCTAAGCCGCCGATAGACCAAGGAATTAATATTACAGGAGTAATAGTTTCTTCACCATTTTCATCAGTCTCAATATCATAATGACTAGTGTCAAAATAAGGAACCCAATAGATTCCTGCATCTTGAACCATTTTCTTACCTTCCAAATGCTCAGCATTAAGGTATTCAATAACACAAACCGTATTAGTTAAATCCATGTTATCATAGTAACGAGCGCATTTAAAATAGATAATTTCAGCATTATGGTCAAATTGGACACTTAAAAAACTAGGTGTGTTAACTTTTCTTGTATTTAAATCAATTTCATAAATCTAATCTTCATTTGGAACTAAATTTACAATTTGTGGATAGTTAACTCCACTTTCATCAGCATAGTTCTAAATATCAAATAATAAATCTTCGTAAGAAGTTACATTTGTTACTGACATAACACATTACTCCTTTCTCAATTTATATTTGATTACACTTGCGCGACGCGAATTGTATCAGAATAAACGATATCACTTGAAGCGCCATTAACATTGTTCTTAGCAACACAGTAGTAAGAACCGCCAGCGCTAACAGTTAACTCAACAGTACCAGTATTGTCAACCAATTCAATGGTAACAGGTTCAGTCATGCGTAGATCGTTGGAAGGATCATTGACCTCATCCTCGCCATCAGCTTTCTTAATCTGGAACCATTGATAAGTAACACTATCAGAAACCATATCGGGTGTCTGAATAACCGCAGTAATAACCTTTGTAGTACCCTCGCGCAGCTCAACACCCTCTGTGCCACGAGCGCAAATAGGTTCATGAGGCTTATCAGTGACACGGAAATTCTCAACCTGGACCTCAGTCTCATCGCCATTACGAGAGGCATGGATGGCCACTTGATAAATTTCATCAAAAGTAGCTCTAGCATCTTCATCAACAGCAGGAACGGTATAAGTATTCTCAACATTGATCTCAGAAGTCTCGGTCTGAAGCTCATCACCGCCATTTAACCACTGATAGGTAATCTTATCACCAAACTGAGCGGTAGTACCAGTAGCAGAAAGAATCACTTCTCCGTCCTCGGTTAAGAAGCTATTTTCTTGTCCCTCAGGGTAAGAAATCTCAAGCACTTCTGGGCCAGGAATGCGCACAATATCACTTGAGGTCGTGGCCTTAGAAAGACCGGTACGATTAACCGCAGTCACTTGATAATCGCCAGTCTTAGTGGCAGTATAAGTACTAAACTTCTCTAAGAGAACCGCCTTATCCTCATCGCTAATAGCAGTTCCAACCATTCCTTGAGAAACAGTATAAATCTCATAGCTATCAATACCATCAGCATTCTTTTTCACATAATAAGCATGATCAGCACTATAAGTCTCATCTTTAGTAGGCAGATACTCAACATTACTAATTAGGTTGTTCTATTGGCCAGAGCCAAGAGCAGTTCTAGTCCACTCGTAGGTAATAATACCACCGTCATCAGAAGTAGCCTCAACCTGGAAGGTATAACTATCAGGGTCACCAGCAACTAAATCGACAAGATGATACTTAACACCATCTTCCTCAATGTGATTGAAGCAATCATCCTCACTAGTAGGAATGGTATACAGGAACATAGGCTCGACGGCCTGAGTAATATCGTCAGGTGTCACACTATCCTTAAACCGATCAAACACTGTCTGAAAATCATCAAAAACCTCAACAGTAGGCTCGCCATCAATAAACGCATAATTTAAACCAGGATTAATAGTAGCAGTAGCTGTTAAAGTGCTCAGACTAAAAGTAATGCTCTTCTTATTATCCACGGTTTGAGTACGATAGAAACGTACAGAGAACTTAATAGTGCCAGCAAACTCAGTGATACTAGAGTTAATAGCCCAACCAAACAGAACTTTTCCTTCAGCCTTACGAATGGTGATATCCTTGAAAATAGCAGGAGAAATACCCTTATTAGTGGTCTTGCCATTTGCGGCAGTTTCCCACTGAATAATAATATTCACATCGTCGTCATAAAGATCGGTTGTGTCAAAATATCTATCAATAGTGAAATAAACGATTTCGGCAATTTGATCGCCCTGAACAGACAAACCGTTCTTCTTAAAGTCAGCAGGAACAGTAATCTGTCGAGTATTCGCGTCAATGTCAAAAGTAGGCTCGTCTAAAGGCAGGACCGCATACACTTGATCCAACGCTGCTAAAGAACCAAAACAGGTAAAATACTCATCTAAAGAAGAGATTTCCACAGGAACGCCGCCATTAGAAGACTCAGCAGAATAAGCTTTACTAGCTTTCTCAAATAAAGCTCTGTAAAGACCCTTATTCTCTTTAGTTACTTTTGTAATCACTACACAATCATCCTTTCTATATATTTTATTAGTAGGATTAAGGCTTTTGGCCCTAACCCTACTAATATATTTAAAAACTTACATGAGTTAAATAATCATTCTTGGCCTTTATCTTCAATCTCTGTCCACTTATCTAAGTCGCTCTCCGGGATGGTGATAGAATGATAAGTAGATTCTCCATTTGTTAAAAGTTTACCATCAGCTGCGGTTAAATGCAGTAATCTGACATAGTAAATATCTTCCAAATGGACAGGAGATTCAATAATTCCATTAGTACCAAGATACCTATAAAAAACTTGCTGTTTCACTTATAATCTCCTTTCATTATCCATTAACAGAAACATAGCTAACAGGCACAGTTTCAGAAAGATCAAAGTTAGGCACAATCTCAGTAGCCCACTTGGTAGAATTGGTAGAGTCAATATAGCAAGTGACTGATGTCAAATCGTTACAATTGCGGAAGACATTAGAACCAATTTCAGTTAACTGAGAAGCCTTATCAGAAGAGCCAAATGTAATGCTAGTCATTTCTGAATTATTGAAAGCATATGTTCCTAAATAAGTCAGTTGAGAGCTAAAGTTTAGCGCTCCGTGCATTGGGCATCTAACAAAGCTATAAGTACCAATGCTACGAATATTTTTGAACATATTATCTAAATCACTTTGAGTGAAATCAACATAATCTCTATGGAATAAGTAAGTATTGTTATTAAAACAATAATTACCTAGCGTAGTTACAGAAGAAGGCATCTCAAAGTAGACTAGTGAACTCATCTGGTAGAAAGCTCTTTCTGAGAAAGTTGTAATCGGGCAAGTACCATCAGTCTTAGCCCAGAAGATATGCGTCACATCGGGTTGATTGATAAAAGCGCTATCTCCAATAGTGTTAATAGCCTTGCCATTAACGATAACAGGAACAGTAATCTTGCCTTTCAGCTTAACGCCATCAAGAACTCTTAATGTAGTATTACCAGCAGAGTTAGTATCAATACTAAAATACTCATCGCCAAGCACATTATCATACACACTGACTTCCTTAAAGATAGGAGCAAAACGAGTATAACTACTAATTAAAACGCCATTTGACAAATCGGTGGGCGTTCCAAGAGTGACGTCATTAACAACCTCATTAATACCAATCTTGCGCCAGCCCTGTAATCCATATGTCATGGACAAGGCCAACTTAGAGTCATCTAATGTAGGAGTGTAAGAAGTACCGGGCGCATATGCTCTCTTACCATCATCGACGATTTCATCATAATATTCTGTCATATTGCCATTATAGAAACGAGCCACATATCTCTTAATTGAATAGATAGCATAAAAGACGTAATCAGTTTTACCTTCCTCTAATTTTAAAGTATCCCAGGTGTCAGAGATAATTGATTGCGCAGACTGCGTTGTGCCATCATCTGGAGCAACATCAGAATATCTAATAACTAAATCTGTACCTTCTGGATTCGTTGACCATCCAACGAAATTATAGTTAGGCATATAATCTTTCAAATCACTTAAAGAGTAACTGGGTTTATTAAAGAAAGTCACATCTTCACTGTGGTCTTTAGAAATCTTCTGGCTACCAATTAAAGTCTGAGTATTATTCTGCTGGATAACGAACTTAGCAGAATAGCCCTTAATAACCTTCTTAAAGAAGAAAGTTAAATCAGGATATTTATCTTGATAGAGAGACTGAATATCTCCTTCGTCAATTTCTGTGTCGTTATCAATGTAAACAATACCAGTAATAGTAGGAATATCGCTACCAGTTAAGCTCTTAATAACAGAACTGTCTGCTAATTGAGTAAACAGGGTGGGGCTTGTGATATTCGCACCATCACCTTCAATACCAGCGATATCTGTATCATATAAGTAAATAGCTTTATTATTCAGATTCAATTGCCATTCATCGTCAGAAGCAGGAACATAAGCGTCTAAACCAAAGTGACCATTATCTAAATAATATTTCTAAGTTTCATCATATTCAGTTTCAGTATCTTCAATTAAACTATAAGGACTCCACTGAACATCTGTTAAACTAACTTTGCGCTCGACATTACGATTACTACTACTAGCCCAATAGAATTTCTCTAATAATTTATAAGAATTATAACCTAAACCGCCACCAGCGATATTTAAAGTAGTAATCTTGGTAGTGGCATTATCATTATCCTTATCAGTTAAATCAGCAATATACAGACCCTGGTCAGCTTCAGCGACCTCGAGTTTACCTGTAATACTATTCTTAACAGGATTATGATATTCAGTAACTAAATTCTTTAACAGGCGGGCTTCAGTCAACTTCAATGTCGTAGTCTCAGAAGTCAAATATAGAGTATTTAACGCAACGCCATCAGCGAATGTAACCTGAACGATATTAGAACCAGTATTTCTGAAATTCTCTAATTTTTCACAACTAGAAAAGTCAAATGTAACATTATTATCTTTAAACTTAATGTTACTCAGGTTAACCTCCTTCAGAAGAGGCATACCATCTCCACTTGCGCCGGCCGGCACAGTCCAGGTATTAACACCTTCATTCTTATAAGAACGTCCGCCCTCATCAAGGCCATCATAGCCCATCAGTAAATCAGTCATTTTAGTAGCAGAGCCAGTTAACTCAAACTCTTGTAAGTATAACTTACTTAAATCACCAAGGCTCTTCATCTGATTCAAACCGTAAATGTAATATAACTGTTCTCTGTAGTTGCCACTGTTCATAACACCGTTCTTTAGGTCAGAAGTCACGAACCGCACAGGAGAACCAGTATATTTTTCAGATGGGAAATTGGCTGCGTCAGTACCAACAGTCACATAAGAATTCCTGATGGGTGTCATAGTCACCCAATATTCGCCATCAAACTCATGGACCTTATTACCAAACTCAACGCCATCTTCCCAATATGGCTCATTAGTAGTCAATCCAGTAACACCATTAGTAGCAGTACCAGAAATCCACTGGTCAGAGGTATTAACAGGGTTGTTAGCAGAAATACGACTTCTGATTCTGTTGGAACCACCACGAGCGTAGTTGTCAAGAGTCAGCCAAGAGTCAATGTACTCTAAGCGGTTGGTTAAGAATTGCTGACGATACAACTTTCTATCACCCTGAAGCGCATAGAAGTAAGTGTCTCCTTCAACAGAATACTCACCAGCATCAGTTAAACGACCCCAATAAGTGTTCTTAGCTTTCTCGTTAGTAGGAGTAATATATTTGTAATACTCGCCAAGGTTAAAAGCAACTAAAGGTCTATCTCCACGCATCGCATAACTATCAGTCACATCTGCATCAGAAGTATACCATTTTTCAACAGTAGAAACCTTATTGCCAGAAGTGTCTCTCTTAAACAGAGGGTTAGACAATGCTGTAGTAAAGATGTTAGAAGAGTCACCCATTAACTGCTTGTATTTCTCAATAATAGTTCCCTTGAAGTAATAATAAAAATTATTCCAAAGAACACTATCGTTAGTAGAGAAAGAGCCATCTTCGGTAGCATCAACATAATACTCAAAAGAAGGAATACCAGTATTATTAATACCTAATTGAGTATCAATATCATAGAAGATAGGATACCAGATATACTCTCCGCCCTTCTTTTGCGGACCCCAGGACGCAAACATTGCGTTCTTTCCACGAGAATCATAACACTCAAAAATTTCAGTCATAATGAAATAAGTAGCTAAATACTCAACATCAAAGTGCTTAGACAGCTCATTGATAAATTTAGCCTGACGATATTCTTTAGTGTCTTTAGTATATGTCTTACTACCATAGGTAACAGGAGTAGCTAAAGTCCAATAGTCGTCAATTAAAGACTCATCTTCGCTTAAACTATAATAAGTCTCATTCTCATTGAAACTATCTTCATTAATTAAATAAATGCCATTATCGGCATCGATTAAAGTATAATAGGTTTTTGTCTTATAAACCTTATCAGAATCATCAGTTAACAGAATCACACGATAAACGCCATCTTCGAGAATATAATAAGTCTCATCAGCATTCATTGTAGCATCTGTGCTCAATTCATAGTTCTCATCGGTCTAAGTGTAATATTTATTCTTTTGATATAAAGCTTCGGCTAAATTCTTGACTTCTACATAAGTTCCGATTGAAGGAATCGTTTTCCCATCGACTTCACTATCTGTACAAGTACTCCAAACCCAAGCAACAGCCTTTTCCCAGTTACTATATAAGTCTAACATCAACTGACGTCCAGAAGCAGGATTGTTAACCAGGTCAACTTGCTCTCCTTTACTATTGAAAATCTTATCGTTCTCTTCTTCTGTAGCAGCTTTTTCAACTGTAATTTTTCCAGGAGCTGAGTTAACGAAACTTCCAACAAGAGCAGCCTGATTTGTTTCAGTAGAAGCATTATTTAAATCGTATAAAATATCAAAATTATCATCATTAGCACTATAACGATATTCAAAAGAGTCAGCAACAATAGGCGCACCATTTGCGGTCAGCTCATCAGTCGCTCCTTCGGGGGCCGCAAAGCTTAATTCTTTTCTACCCCAAGGATCTCTAAAAGAGCAGAACCCGCGAGAGTTATTTTCAAACTCCCAGCATTCAGCGATATCTCTGACCCTATAACTTTCATCATCAATCGCCGCAGTTGTGATTTTCTTATCAGGTTTAAAACCATAGACTTCAGCAGAACCCTTATCGGTAAGCATATTATAAATGCCAATAAAGATAGGTTCACTACCGTCATCTGGCTCATGGAAAGTCAGTACAGGGAAGCCTTGGACCGAAGTACGATAATCATCTTCATCGCCATATAAGCTATAGTTCTCAAATACTGACTTATAGTCTTCAATTGGGTGCTTAGAATAAGTGGTAGCGACCAAGTTAGCAAAACCTCTATTGTAATCACCAGAAGACTCCATATAATCAATCTTTAAGGTGAACTTATCAGTTCCAACAGTGTCATTATCAAAATAGAATGACGTACAAGGAGTAGACTTGGGGTCTTCCGCATAAGCTAAAGCAAAAGGACCACGATTATTATACATATTACCTTTAGTCTTAGCCTTAAAGTTTCTACGAGGATAAAACTGTGAAGAAGTCCCCTGAACACTAAAACTCACTTTATTATCTGCGCTAATCCAACTAGGGCAATGATGTAAATAGTATTCTTCAACTGTCACGCCAGCCTCTTCGGCTTTCTTAGACAGAGTGCCATTCGCATAAGCAGCATCAAGCGCAGTATTTACGAACTCCATGCTACCAACAACAGCTTCTTTATTCTTAGAATAAGGAAGTCTATTTTGGCTATTCGCAGCCGTGGTGTGTAAAACCATATAAGGCATTAAAGGAGCTGTAGGATGCTCTTCATTATAAGTAATCATTTTATTATAAGAGAACAGATACTCGTTAAGATTATTATTCATAGTGCAAAGATCTTTTTGATCCCACATAGCGGTATCTTTTAAATCAAAAGCATAGTTTTGAATAATCTCAGGAATTAAAAGAGCTTTATCATAAGTTCTAATCTTATACAGGTCAATATCGCAAACCTCAGAATTGAATGTAATCTCTTTAGAATTAATGGTCCAAGAGTTCTTCTAACTAGAACGTGCGATGCCAGTAAGCACACCATTCAGATAAATCTCCATCAGCAAATCTCCGCCAGTAGTAGTAGAGCCACCAGTAAAGACAAATGCTAAATTTAGCATCTGATCCTCGATAAAATCAACAGTAATAGCATTTGTGCCATTAGTGAAGAAAGCGTCGGCAGGACCAATATAAATACCAGGATTGGAATCTGACATCTCACCAGCCGCAGTCTTAGCAGCATAGCTACAAATCACATTACTAAAATCAAAAGCTTTATAAGTGCTAGAATACTCTAAGTCATCATACGAAGGTACTCCGCTATCAGCATTTGCTTCTAACCAATAGTTAGCTAAATAAGCATCATAGTTACTATAGCCAGTATTTTTCTGAGCTAAGAAATCAGCAAACGCTTTTTCATCGCTCCAGCCACTCTCATCAGTATAACGAGTGTAGCTAGTAACTAGCTTAGAATAATTCTGAACATTTTTAATTTTAAATTGTAATTCAATAGTATGCGCGGTCGTGGTGTTACCACCGCCCTAGAATTCCATTACTGAACCAACTGGAATAGACACAGAAGCGCCATTACTAATTCTCAGGCAAGTGGTTTGATTATCATCAAACACCCAACCATTGTTATACCAGTTAAAGTTCTTGAAAGTAGCTTTCTCTCCAGCAACAATTAATGTCTCTCTCTTGGCCTTGCTCTCTGTATTAGAGCGTCCTTTAGAATCGAAACTAGCAGTTGGAGTAGGAATAACTTGCATATGCCGAGGATCTTCAAGAATGGTAAAAGTTAAATTTCTCTTAGTCTCTTTCTCATCTTTGCCAATACGAATAGTGTAATAAGATGAATCATTAACCTCAAGGTCAGAAATTTCCCAATAGCTCCAATCGGTTAAAGTAGACTCAATATTTCTGGGAGAACCATCAATTTCAACACCATTCTTTGACAGATGGACTTCAACATACTGAGAAGCGTCTGGGTCATATACACGATAGGGTACTAAAATGGTATCATACTCATAATAGGTGTCAGCGCAATCACCCAGCCAGATTAAAGGCATGGTATTATCAACTTTAAGAGCAATCTCTTTGCTAATAAACTCAGTGCCGTTACCACGAGTCCCATCGGTTTTAGTTAAACTAACCTTTGCTTTAATAATATGCGCTCCATGAGTAAACAAACTAGCAATTGTATCTTTAGTCTCAGTACCATCAAAATTCTTAATGGTTGTATTTGCTGTAATTGTATAGTTAATATCAGAAGACGTTGAAGACTTATCTAGTTTTCCAACATACACAAGCTGGTCATCAAAATATAAATCAAAAATACGATTTAATCCAGTTGACACTTGGCATTGAACATTAACTGAACCGTTTTCAAAATATCTTAAACTATCAAACGCGGTTGTGTTCCAAGAAAGCTCTAAGGCGTGAGTTGTGATTGTAACTTCATTACTAGGTACACTAAACTCGTTTGATTCAGAAGGATTAGCAGTACAAATAATCTTTGTTTCAGTGTCTTCTCTTAATAAGGAAGTCGCATCATAAGTGAAAGGCACATCATGTTCTGCGGTCCGTGTTTCTGAATAATAAGTTTTATAAGTATTAGATACAGAATCCTTTGCGGCCAGCGCAATTGTCACAGGGACATTAGCCTGCACGGGATCGTTATCATATGTCATAGAAGTAACAGTAATAGTAACAGTAGCGGTATCACCATTTAAAATATCAGGTTCGCCATCGTTGCTAATGCTAACTTTTCCTCGTTTTGTACCTCCTGTACTAATGCCCCCACCAGAGCCACTAACAGAAAGTCTCACGCACACAACTTTATTAGCGTTAATTTCTAAAACCTTATAAAAACATCCATCTGATTGATTTAGGATTAAATCTCCAACCTTACAATTAACATAATCGGTAATCAGTCTTAAATCTAAAGTAAACTGATCATCAATTAATGAATCTTGTTGAGGAAGGGGATCACTACCATAAAACAAAGAAATACCATTGCCGCCAATAATAAGTTTATTTAGTTCAGCGGTGTCTAAATAAATACGGCCTGTATCAGTAGTAAAATAAATATTACCATTTGATTTGGGCATTTGGAGGATAGTCTTTTCTTTGCCTCGAATAGGAGTAAATTTTATATTATCACTCATATAGATTTATTTTCTCCTTTCTATCTTAGTAAAAAAATAAAGGGGAATAAAGAAATCCCTTTCTTTATTCCCCTTATAGGTTGTAAGGACATTCCTTCTAAGGAATATCAAAAAAAGACATTACGTTTTAATTAACTTTGTCCTTAGAAACTTCCCCACTCAAGATTAATTTTCATAGAAGTAGTGCTAGGAGCAGTAACAGTCAGGTTATCAGAAGTAACTGACATTGAGCCAGAAACGCTTTGGTCAGTAGCATTAACCTTAGTTGTCACGGTAGCAGTATTACTGCTAGCAGCCACTGTAGAAGCAACGCTGCTTAAAGCATTGTGAGTATCGACAACCTTTAACTTGTGGACAGTAACGCCAGTAACATGACCATAACCATCCTCAGTAATGCCAGTAATAGCAGAGAACTCAGCAGAACCAGCAGTGCTTTGTGTCACATCTGCGGTAGAGCCTGTGGTCGCGGGTGCAGTAATAGGACTATGGGAAACAGTAGCGGTAACAATACCTTTACTAGCAGAGTATTTAACGCCCATCTTGTCGCCAGCAGCAACCTTATAACCAGCAGTATCAGAACCATCACTAACGGAAGCAATACCATTAGTGTTATCAGTAGAAGAACTAAAAGTAATAGTTTGCTCATCGCCAGAAGGAACAACATCCCACTTTAAAGTAGCAGTTGTAATAACACCATTAGACTCAGTACCTTGCGCAATCAGCAAGTCGCCAGACTTAACTGTAACGGCAGCGCCAGTGGAAGAGCTATCAGCGGGCAGCGTAAAACCAGCAGAAGCCTTATAGGTATAGCCAATTTGCTGAGAGGTCAGAGCCGCAAGAGCAGTAGCGCTAGCCACAGTACCCTTGTACTCCATAGCATTAAAGGACTTTTTAGCAGCGTCAACAGCAGTACTAATAGCGGTATCAGTCTCAGTCTGAGTATAGACATTTAAAGTAGCAGTGCCATCAGTAAACTTAGCGGTGGTAGCAGTCTTACCATACGTAATGCCGGGATCGAGTTCAGCATAATTAGATCCAGCGCCATCAGTGACAGCAATTTCAAAACCAGTAGTCTTCTTATTAGTATGACTAGTAGAAGAGCTATTTAAAGTTGAGACGTCAATAGAACTCACATAAGGATTAACACCTTCAACAGTAATCTGATTGCTGCTTTGCTTAATAGAGACAAAGTCATTACCCTTAATGGTAACAGTATCAACGTCACTAGAATCACTCTGATTAGTTAAAGTAATAGCAGCAGCATTAGAAGTAGAGCTTGCGGCAGCAGCTAAATCATACTTAGCGCCATCGGGCACGGATAAAGTAATCTTGGTGCCACTGACAGTCATAGTCAGATTGCCGCTTGCCTCAATAGAGAAACTACCAGAAGAAGAAGTAGTAGCTTGCGCGTCTTCAACCTTATTGGTAACAGTAGCAACTTTGTTATTTAACTTAACAGAAGTATTACTAGTAGTAGTATTTAATTTTGTATCAGTATCAGGGTTCACCTGGGTCCAGACGATTCCGTTCGTTGAATCGGGGCCACCAGTCAGAGCAGTACAAACAGCTAAAATATTGCCGCTAACACTACCAGCACCCTTAGCCACATAGTAGAAATCACCAACAGCAACAGTAGACTTGCTAGTGGGCAACTCGCTCAGAGAGCTAACTGTACGGATAGACTTATTTAATTCAACTAAATTAGTATCAACGCCAACATACAGACGTTCAGTATCAGTAGTTAAATAGAAGGTGCCGTCAGTAGCAGCATTGGTCGCGGGTAAATTAGCTGCAAGACCGCGTTTAAACATTAAATTTGCCATATTTTTCCTCCTTATTATTCTTCAAGTTCATGCCAAGCGATGCTCTTATTAATATTAGTAATTTCATCATTAATATTAGTAATTTCATCAACAATAGTAGTAGAAGTTTTATCCTCACTCAACAGTTTACTTAAATCGCCAACTTCACTTGAATAAGTATCTAAAGTGACATATGTACTGTCTAAGCCATTAATAATTGAGATAAGGCCAGGATTTTCCTCAGTGCCATCTCCCTCTAACACATCTTGTAAAGAACCAGCTTCTTCAGACACTAAAATCTGAGAAGAAGAAATACCAGATGCAACAAGAGACAGTTTTCCATCAGAATCAACAGAGAAAGTAGAAGTATCAACAGAAGTAATAAAATTAGGCTCAGCGCCACTTGTGATACTTTCTAATTTAGTAACTTCCTCTTGGGTAATCAAACGAGAACCATCTACGACATCAACTTTACCAGCTAGAGCCGTATCTAATCCAATAACCTTAGATTGGTCAATACCAATAAGATTTAATTCTCTGTCTTTACCTTGGTCAGTAATAATTTCAAACTCATCAGACACAGAAGCAATAATATGTTCCGCTTGAGCTTTCTCTAAATTACCAACACGAGAGACTAAACCAGGAGTTACCTCTTGAGTATCTGCATCGGTCTTATCATAAAGAACAGATTCAATAGTAGCTAAAGAAGAAGAAAGTCCCTCTACAGTAGTAGAATCGGGCTTTTGCCAAGAGATTTTTCCCTCTGCATCTTTAACAAGCTAAGCTCCCTCAACAGCAGTAGAAAATCCCAGCAAAGATAAAGAACCATCCGACTTTTTCTCAAAAACACTTGTGTCAATTTGAACGTCTCCACCCAGAGGGGATAAAGTGTTATCTGGTTGAATCACATAAAGCTTTGCTAAGTCATTCTCAACTACGCATAGAGTTTCACCATAATAATATACAGTGTTGCTACTACCAACTTGTTCAGCTTGTTTTGCCGCCGCTTCAGCAGCAGCGTAGCTTTCAAAGTAGTATCTAGCGTCAAGAGGGAAAGCAGCTGTAGGATTAAAAGAAATCGAAAAATTTAATTTACCAAAATCCGCCATAATTTATTTCCCTCCTTTTTAAATAGTAACTGTATAAGTATTTTCAACGTCATTGGCATTTGCATAATCTAAGTAATATAACTTATAGGTTATAGCAGAATAGCCATTGGCGCCTTCAACATTTACAGTGCCGCTCTTGAATGAAGATTTGATATCAGCATTGAAAGCATTTCCATCTAAAATAGAAGAAACTTCTTGCAAAGTGGAAGGATAAGCAATAACCACTCGCTTAGCTCCAATAGGGATGGTAATTGTAAACTTATCGCCATTTTTCAGGGCCTTATTTGAAGCGGTTAGCTCACGAATCACTTCACTCGTTAACTCAATATCTTTATCTTCTAAGGTTCCATAGAAAGTATTTCTGTAGCCAGTGACTGCGGCTGACTTTACTTTATTAGTATTGTTAGCAACAATTTGCCCAGAAGTGTAGTTATTACCTAAGTTAGTTAAAGGAATAGCACCTTCACTATAAGAAGCATAAGCTTCAATGACTAAATTAGAGCTATCTTCAACTGTAATTTCAGAAAAAGTTCCAGAGGCAACATCTAAACTCTCTCCGTTAAAGCTTGCCGAATAAGCAGTTGCGGTTACTCCAGTCGCGGGGCCAAACTCATACTTACCTGCATTGAACACAATAGAGTAAGTAGGTGCAACAGTAGTACCAACTTCATAAGCTTTATTCTTTGTCGCTGTTAAAGCAACAGAAGGTAATGTAATAGAAGGTTGTGACTCCTTAACAAAAACATTATTCCAAACTTCTTTCAGATTTTTACCGGCCGCCGCAATAGTAGCTTGGCCGTTTGTTAAAGAAATATTACCAATTTCTGTAGTAGTAATCAAATCATCAGTGAAATAAACATTTTCTGCCTTATAGTTACCATCCATAGCGGCCCAAGCTTCGCCGTTATAGACATAAGCGGTATATTGTTTGTGAGTACCATCAATATCTTCAGAGATAATTACAATATCTCCAGTATTTTCCTCGCCTGGCTCTACTGACCGTTCAATAGCTTTTTCATGGGTTTCTCCATCTTGAAGCTCAATTTGATAAACTTTAGCTTGATTGCCAAGAGATAGGTCTGAAGGATTAGCGGCAACCCAGCCTTGAGTTTCTGAATCGTAAACGAGAATATCACCATTATTAAGAGTCTATCCTTCTTCAAGGCTAATTAAATCATCTAACGAAGTAACTCCACCGATTTTCTTTGTGCCAAGATATAAAACGCCTGTGGTTTTATCTTTTTCGCAAATGAAATAAAGAGTATCATTATCTTTAATAGGTAAATTTGCATAAGCAGTAGGAGTACCACGCTAAAACTTAACATAATTTATCGCCATTAATTTTTCCCCTTTCCTTTTGGATTTTCCTTCGTTTTACTTAAAAGATTTTTATAATAAATTAAATTGGCTTGGCCTTTTTAACTTTAAGGCCAAGCCAATTTTTATTAAATAGTTACTTCTTTATCTGTAGTTTTTTCTAAAACTGCAATTCGATCTTCTAACGTCTAAACATAATTAAATAACGCCTAAAGCGTCATTGTTTTGTCTCCAAAAGCAAATTCAGTATCTTGATCAATTATATCGGGTTTATTTGCGATATAAGATGGGGAACTCGCATCGGTTTCATCCCAGTCTGATTGATAATCTAATTGCGTTTCAATCTGCTATTCGAGTTTAGACAAAGCATCATATAAAGTATCAGTAGCTTCAATTGCGCTCGCGTCTAGTTTTCTAGAATATCCAGTTAATGGAAGTTCTCCTAAATTTGCAGAATAGGTAATAATTGAGTTACTAGACGCACTATACTCTAATTCTGTAACGACTGTAGCAGGAGAAGCTGCTGTGTCTCTGCGCACACCAAAACTAGCTTTTGGAAGAGTTAAACTCTAAGATGAAGTTGACGTAATATGTCCAGCTTCATCATACTCTAATACTGGAATAGAAAAGCTTTGTCCGGCTAATAAACTAGTCTTATCATTCTCAATAGTCTTATTTCCAGTGACACCAGAAACACTATGTTCAAGTTTAATAACAGGATTCTTAAAACTACCACTAACTGTTGCGTTTAAATATCCATCAGTTGTAATACTGCCACTATTTAGCCTTCCATAGCTATCCACCATAATTAAAGAATTTGGAGCTAACTAATTAAATTTAGCAATGATATCATTTAGAGTATTTAAAGTTCCAGCAATAGTAGAACGATCTCTAGTATCCTTATCGCCAATTTCCAAAATTTGGTTAATCTTCAAAACTAAACCATGAATAGTATTTAGCTTTCTCGCAAATTCATCTAACTTTTTAAAACCATAAACTCCTTGGCGCAATCCTAAAGAAACAGAAGCTGGGATATAGGCATCCAAATTCCATTCAAAACCTTGATTGAATAGATTGTGCGGGTCTTCTGTAACGCAAAGAACATTACGTTCATAATAAGTTCTGCCTTTTGTAGCAGTATCATTAGCATCTAACGTTTTAACGCCATTATCATCGTAATAATAAGTGTTAGCGTGATAATAAGTATTTGGTAGTTTAGTAAAAACTTCTGCTGGGTCTAAAGTATAATATGTTCTATCCTCTACCATGGCCGCAGTTCTACTTAAAATCCAATCTTTAGAAATATTTTGATAATAATATTTATTAGGGACATAGAAAGTGCCTTGTAAAACAGGTTGAATAGTATAATATTCAACAAACTCTGGCTTTTGGACCGAAGTCACGCTTTGTCCAGACTCATTGGTAACTTTTATTGTGCGATAAGCCATCTTTGGCAGTTGTTCAGCTAAAACATCTTTAGTAACCAGTATATAATTTCCATTGTCGTCTATATAATAATATTTATTTTCTTCCCAAGGAATGAAAGTAACTTTATATATAGCTTCAACGTTCCAGAAGTCAGTAGCACCACTAACAATAGTAATAGCACCTGTTTCTGGATCAATTACATAACTGACATCTTCACTATTAAAGGCTTGCACCAAATCAACCAAATAATAATCTGTATTAGCATCAATTTCGCCAGTTAAAGGAGTGTATCCTGTAACCTTTCCATCCTTCTTTATTAACGAATAAAAAATACTATTATTAGTAAATACTCCAGGAGCATAAAGATAAGTTAAAGACTTATAAACTCCATCATCCGCTAAATACTAACCAGTTTCTTTATTATAATCATTCCGGTTTTTTAGATAAATAGTTACATCCGTATTGCTATTTGGGTCAATAGAATAATAATCTCTTCCAGCAGTAACTGTATCAGAAGTATCTAAAATATAGTTATCATTAGGAGATAAATAATAGTATTTATCTGATTCATAGCTAGCAGTTAATTTAATTTCAGAAATTGCTTCTTCATTACAAGAATAATAAATTTTATCCTTTTGCGGCAGCTCCGCAGTTTCGTAAAGATAATCTCCATTAATGGTCTGATAATATTGCCCAGTCACATAATCATTAAACTCAACGACAGAATATTCTTCAAAGTCCTCTGGTACCATTTTAACATAATATGTAAGGCTATCATCAAATGTTTCACTATCTGCAATAGTAGAACCATCATCAGAAGTATAATACATATTTGGTAAATAGCTATCCTCAGTTAATTCAATTGGAATGTATTTATATTCAATAGGACTATAAACATATTCTAAAGCCTTACGATAATAATTCTTATCTTTATCAAAATAATAAATATAATCCATATCCAATCCTTCGGAGCTTGTATATGAAGCACTTTGAGTATCGTTATCGACAATAATCATACCCATTAGATCATGAACTGAATTAATACAACCAGCTAAAGTATCAACGCAATCCGTGCTATAGGTGTAATCATTAGAACCTTCATTCTGAACCAGGCGCAAACCCGGGCGATCTTGGCCCAGACCTCCGTCCTCCCAATTCAAACTAAGATTACGAAATTTTTCACCATCTTTTTCTATAGCAACATTTTCCCCTCCATAAGCGATATCCCAAATATCAGAAATCGCATTACCAAGAGAAGGCAAATAAATAGATAGCTCTTTGGTATCAACTTGCGGCGTTAGGCTATGATAGCTATCGTGCGAATTATAAACTAAGCCAGACTTTCCAGAAGAAAAAATATCAATACTATCGGTTAATGAACTATGAGAAATTTTCTCTTTATCAAATCCAGCTTTATTATAATAAATAGCCTTATTAATTCCGCGCTCAACTCTTTTATAGTATTTACGACTAGCTAAAGGTTTACTATTATTATCAATAACATATCTATCGTCATATAAATAATAATACTTGCCCTTTTCATAAAAACCAGATTCATTAAAAACAGAATTGGTTACATCAACATATTTATATTGCTCTTTACTCCAAGTGCCATCATCAATGTCATAGTAATAAGTATCGCTTTCACCAGTATCACGATTGTAAATTGATTGCGGCATTGCCCCGTACAAATCACTTTTTTTACTCGTGGTTCCTGGACTATAAATAGTCTATTCTTTAGAATTAAATTCTCCAGAATAATTAATAGTATCACCAGAAATTTTATCTGCACTCGCTAATCTTAGACCCCAACCGGGCTGAAGATGCAATTGGTAATAAATGTCAGTGCTTTGCTCATCAAAGTGAGGAACTAAAGGAATATCAGTTGGCGCATCAATAGAAACGTCAAAAGTAGGCAATTGTGTATTTAATTCAGCAATAAGAGTATATCTTTCTTTACCATTACTATATACTTTTTGCCACACTGTTGAATCCCAGCCGTGTCTAGTCTCATATCCCTTTACTTGGGCATAGGCTAAGTCCTCTTGATAGTTAAAAACATAATTAGAAATAGTTCCCTCTGTACTTCCAAGCCCTTCAACTAAGTCAAATAAGGCGTTACCACTATCGTCCTTGCCAGTACAAATGTAATAATCATAATTACCATCATCATTAATTACATAAACGATTGTGCCAGAAGAAATGCCATAAATGATACTTGCATTAATTGAAATATGTTCAGTCCATTTGATAATAGTTTTTGCTTCAAAAGTTGCTGAAGAGTATAAAACAATTTCAGTATCTTCCTTAGTCTTTTTATATCCTCGTTTATAAGTTTCATTAGTATAATCTGAATCATATTCAACTAAAACATAACGTCCAATAAAAACACCATCGCTCCCCATTGCCATTTCCATGGCTTTACGATTACGATAAGTTCTATCAAAGGTAAATTGTGAACGAGTTACATTTCCAATATTTCCATAAATTCCCATAATCACTCATCCTCTCCCTGATAAATAGCATCAACAATCAAATAAGCATTATCATTAGCAGAAATAGCTGAAATAGAAGTAGCATCAAAAGATAAAGAAGTTATCTCTGTTTGTCCTTCAACATCTAATTCATAAATACCAGTAGTTCCTATCATAATTGGAGAGGCTCCATCATTTATATAAAATTTTGTTCCAGGCAAAGCCTAAATACCTAGTGTAACAATTGAACCCAACGTTCCATCTGAAAAAAAGATACTTCCAGAAGTCAGTCTAGCAAATGAAATATTCGCTGGTGAATTATGGCTTGTGTCAGATTCACTATAGAAACGATATTGTCTAGGCTGTTTCGACACTCTCCTCTACCTCCTTAATATATTCTATCTGCGGCCTTAGTAGCTGTAATCTGCATTGTTCCATTATATGTTAATGGCAATGTAATTTTAGTCATAATATATTCGCCATTAATTCCGCTTTTTTCATCATAAACAAAAATACGAGTATTTGGTTGCAAATAATAGATAGGAATTGCAGTAATAGTAATATTTTCTATACAATACGCATAATTGTATAACATATCATCAATCTCATCTTTTGCGCTCTTACCTTGACCACTAATTGTAAACAAATTCTCCATATTACTATTTAAAAAAATATAAGTATATCCAGATTTAATATCGCTGGAATTATACTCATCATATGTTGTAAAAATTGCTTCAGGAGTATTCCTAAAATAAATAGCGGTTACATCGTCATCATTAACCGCTTTTGGCCTATCCCCAACAACTGGAATACTGAACTACTCCATTCCATCTAAAAACTCAATCCAGAAATTTAAACTCTCAGGAGCTTCTATAATATTCTTATTCCAATATTTATATTTTATGGAATAATTTTCATCCTCAGTCTCTCCATCATATAAATAAAAGTCGCATATTGGGCTATCTTTGTCTTCAACATAATCTACCCATTGCTAAACCATTTTATAAGTACCTTCAGCTTCATCTATAACTTCTTTTACTGTAGTATAATAGCCTCCAGAAGTCTCGTAACTAATAGAAGGATTCGGATCATAAAGCTCTCTCCAAAAGCCTTGCATATCGATATAATATCTCTCATATCCAGTTTTTCCGTCTAAATATAATCCATCTACTTTATTAGCTTCAGCAACTTTAGTATAAAAATCATCAACCTGATTATATTTATAATAATCTAAAGTCATCTAATAAATAATTTCACGCCAATCATAATCATCTGTAGTATATCTCACTGACTCTTGGACATATTTGCCATATTCTCCAATAAATATATCTGGAAATAATTCCTTATAAGCTTTAGCTTCTTCTTCTGAAACACTAATGGAGGTATATATCTCCGGTTTTGTATCAATAGCGTAACGTGCGTGAATTGGAATATCTGCGCCACTTGCCCCTTCACGAGTTCCCCAAACAGAAAAATCATTCCGCAAATTTGTTAAAGTAGGGTTGTTTTGAAAAGCTGTAATTAAATTATTGTTCTAAAAATTATAAGTAGAAGCTGACGTGTATGCCGCAGGATTGACATAAGTTTCATCTTCATTAAACACAATTGAACTCCAAGTGGTGTTTACATATGTCTACTTCTCTTGGAAAATAAATCTACCATCTAAATCATAAAAATATTCAAAATTAGATAACATATTTTTTATTTTATCTAATATAGAGGTTAAATTTTCTCCAATTGAAGAAATTAGATCCCCAGAATAAGTTAAATCTGTTACCCGATATCCAGCAGTATCACCATATTCAATTTTAGCAATTTTATACAGCATAGTTGGATCTTCACTATCGGGGAAAGTTACATCTGCCGCAGTTTCATCAAAGCCATCAACTAAATTATAGTATTCAGAACTAGATAAATCCTTTAGTTTAGTTAATGTGCCGTTAATTGAACATTCTGCTTCCCCATTGGTAGTCATATTAACTACATTTTTGCTTGCGCTCTCACATAAGCAATATAAGGTTGAATCACCACGATATTCCAATAGCTCTAATCCATAATCTTCCAAATCATTAATAATTATATTATGATAAGGTTCATTTCCATATGTATGTAAAGCTTCTCGAATAATGGTTTTAATTGGAATACTTGAAATAGTAGAATAATCTTCTCTATAATAATAAGTTTGCGCGCTATCATATTCATCGGCGCTTAAAACATACTGAGATTGCCCATTAGTTGGAGTATAATCCTTATTTTCAATATAATATTTATTTGAAATATATTGAGAAATATCCATTGAGCTTACTTCGGAATAAATTGCGTCATAAGTTTCAATAGTTCCAAAGTCAACAGAAGCGGGCAATTCACCGCCCAATTCTCCATTCAATAAGCACATCTTATCTTTTCCATTAATTGTAATTGTATAGTTATTAGTAGCAATAGCTGTATTAAAACTAGTAATAACATAAACCCCTTGTGGGAACCATATAACGTCAGGATAATTATTATTAATAGTGTTTTTAATGCCAATTTCTAATTTAAATTTATGAGTCAAACCCCAATAGAAGTCATTAATATTCATTTCTTGCGCAACTAATGTTAAATTACAAGTTCTTCTGACAGTAGAGGTCCCATCAATACTGATAGAACCTCCTGTCACTCGTCCTTCTATTTGCTCGATAGGATCTTCCGCAAATGTTAAAGAAATTATTCTGGCGAAAATTTCTTTCTATCTATTATTATCTAGTTGTTTTAAAAAGTCTTTATCGTTCAGAGGATTCATTTATTTCCCTCCTGACTCTTTTTAGCTCTAGTCAATGTTTCAATATAATCATTATAATATTCTAAATAAACTTCTCTTGCTTCAATAAGCTTATCTGTATACTCTTGGTCTGGAGTGTCATCATCTCCATATGGTAAACATTCTTGCTTCATGGTAGCAACAGAGAGGATATTAGCAATATTTTCATATTTCTATTTAGCTTTAATCGTGCGCTCGTCCGTTCCTTCAATAATATAATCAATTTCCTGCAACTCATATCCGCAATTTAAGACTATTCCGCTTCCAATATATAAAGAATCACATACGAACGGACCTTTTATACTATATTCTTGCTTTTCAGTAATGTCTATTTCATTGTCATTAATATATAGTTTATTACTATATTTAACAATATTTTTCAAAAGCGTTAAATCGTTATCTTCAAAAGCATTAATAACAAATTCTGACAATTGATTATAAGTATCTTCTGAAACAATTGTTAATCCAGGATTAACTGAGTCATAATAAAACTCAAAAGGACTTACCTCATAATAAATTGTGCCAGAATCATATTTGTTAGCTCTTAAATAAGACACTCCCGACTTGATATAATAAGTGCCAAATGGGAAATCTCTTTCAGAGATATCGACTTGCCGCATTCCTCTTGCTTCTTTATTATTTATCGTATAAATATTTTTGTAATATTTATATAATGGCAAAGTATCCATGTTCTTATTGGATTCATCATAATCTTCTATTGGACGAACCGCGGCCCGCAAGTAATAGAATTTAATAAAATTGGTTTTAATATTCTAAATTAAATCTAAAATATTTTCTTGACATCCAATAAATTGCTGGGCTGGTATTTCTGTATAATTAACATCAGAAATTTCACTAAAGCTACCTTCTTCTATATCATCATAATAACTATAACTTATTGAACCTGTATACTATGCGCCATCTGGAATTTTAATACTAATAATTTCAATATCAGAAGGAATTGAATATGTTCCAGTTGCTCCTATCATAATCTTTTGTAAAGATTTATCTCTATATAATACTTCTATAACACTACCAGGAATCATATCATTAAACGATATAGAAGTTGCATATGAATGCTCTAAAATCTCTCCAGTCTTATAGAGAATATTTCCAGAATATACCTATTGATAAGATTCAGAATCATCATCCCAAATTTCTTCCAATACTTCGCGTTCTGCTAAATTCACAGTAGTCCAATGAGATGTGGTATCGGTAATAGTCACATCATCAACCGCAAGCATTCCATAATCACTTAAACTCGAATAAGAACAATCTGCTATTTCATAAGCAGTGCCAGTAACTGTGTGTAACATTCTATTTAATTTATCTTCTGGAGACATAGAGATATTCATTAATCTAACTATGTAGTTACCTTCTGCGGGTGACCTAAATAATTTTGGCTTACCATTATTTAACCAATCCAAAACAGTTAATTTAAAGTCTCTTTCTGAAGCAATATTAAAACCAGTTAAAGCAGTTGTTTTTCCCTTGCCAGAATCAATTTTCGCTTCGTCTTTTACATATTTTTTATAGCCATCTTCAATTTTATCCCAAACAGAACTAGAGCCGCCCCAAGAAACTTTATTATAAAAATAGTTATCATCTGGATATTTATTATCATATCTTGGAGTAGCTGAACGAGTCATGGTCGAAAAATCTTCAATCCCTTTATCGAGCATAAATAAATTTTCATCATCCATCCAATAAGAAACAAGTCCTGAAATCGGAAATTCTTTGTACTCAACATTGCCATTTCTAAAAATAAAAGGATATTTGCTTCCTATTGTATCGACCTTAGTCTCTAAATAATCTGTTTTAAAAGAAGTTACTTTTGGATTAAATCTTAATTTTAATTGCCTTTCTCCATCATATAAGAACATATCTTCAAAATTAACAAAAACTTCATTTGATAAGATTCTATTGGAGAAAAGATTTGCACTATTATATTGCTGAACAGCGTAAATATAAGTTTTTCCTTGCTTTACAGTAAAATCTCTTAATAGAGTCCTTGAAGGATACTGATTTTGTAAGGTAAATTTTAACAATTCATCCCATTCTTTATAATCGCTATCCTCACAGGCTCTGGTTAAAACATATTTTCCAGAAGTTGGATATTCGTATCCTTTTTCATCAGTATCGCCAACTAACGCAACAGTAACATATCCATTATCAAAGTGCATCTCTGCGGTTAGTGTTGCTTGAATATCTGCGTCAATAGTCTGTTTTTGTTTAATTTTATAACGCGGACTAGAAACTTCTAAATCGTTTATAGTTTTTACTTTATAAATAATATAATAGCTTTCATTTATTTCCAAATCAGAAAGAAATTCCCAAGTGTCTAAGCTATCATATCCAACATCTTCTTCGTTATTATGAAGCTAAACTCCACTATCGGCAACAATGTTATTTGAGCTGTCATAAATAATAAACTAATAAGAATATTCTTTCTCTGTTGTATCTCCATTCTTTTGTGAATAATATCCAGTATAAGAATATTTATGAGTATTAACAGTTCCTGTATTTAAGTTTGCAATATATACATTTGGAGCTGTAGTATATTTTACAACTCCAACAGTAGAATAATATCCAGGCTCGCCATTTGAAGTATAAGCTAACTAAACTTTATAATATGATCCTGCTTTTAGTTTAGTTAGATTCGTAACAGTAAAATAAGCTTCATATTTTGAATTAATATCATAAGATGTAGCAGGTAAATCATCTATATAAGTTCCACTCTATACAGTTTTTATTTTTAATCTAAACCCGTCAATTGAGCTTTTATTCACAGCTTTATTCATAGAAAAAGGAACGGTTAGAACCGTTCCTTTTTCTTCTGAAGTATAAAAGGCGGGAATAGTTCCTCCTATAGAAGGAGGATACAATTTCGTCGTCGCCATTTTTTAATTACTCCTCTTCAGCCTCTTCGGTTGTCTTGTTTGCATCAACAATAATCTGCTGAAGAGCACGGAGACAGTCAGTCATCATAAAACTGTCCTCTCCACAAGTATGAACCCCAAGAAGGGTGTTGTAAATACGAGTAAGCATACTCACCTGATCCTGTGTCATAAATAAAATCTCCTTTCCCTCTTATGATGATTAAATTATACCAAAAATTTTTTAAAAAGTCAAATTATAACTTTAAACTTTTTAAAATCTCTCTTACACTAATAGTTTTATTATTTCCAAATTCATCTTGTAAATAAAAAACAATATCTCCTTCGTTTTTACAAAAAATACCAGTCATTCCTTCTTCTGGAGAATCTGAAGAAGACCCTTCTCCATACTATCCAATCCAAATGCCATCAGTATACTGTCTAACACATCCCGCGTCAAATAACCATTTATCTTTATCTTCTGTACTGGTATAACTACCAGTGCCAAAACGTAAGTAAGGGACATTTATATTATTACGAGATTGCCACCCCAAATGGATTAAAGAAGAATTGCTCGGGCTAGAGTCGTCTGGGAATTTTTTACCAGCAGAGCTATCAGCAACCAATCCAATACCATTATTTAGGATTTTAACAGTATTAGTTTTCTTACTTGAACTGTTAGCGCTATAAAAAATTGTGGCATCAGAGCTAAGCTAGGAGTAGTTGTACGGACCACCAATCATAGCTCCCTTAGAATTGCCCCAAAAGCCTGAATTTGTATAATCTGATAAGCTAGTTTTGCCAAATCCAATTTCATTGTTAGATAAAACCGAAGAATCAGTTTTAGCCATCCAACTGGTTTGATCTAAATAAATACCATTACGGCCATCGTTAAAGCTCTTCTTGCCTAAGCCAAGCTTCTATTCTTTTGTATTTATCTTTAAAAAGCTCCAAGAATTTTCTTCAGCAAAACTTCCACCAAGATTAACACCATCTGCACTAACATAAGAGCCAAAGCGCACATCATCATCTAATGTAACCTTACCAAAGGCTAAGGCTTTTGCAGCCGCATAACTATTAAGTTCTTCTTGAGTGTATTCCTCAATTAAACTACTATCAGTTAAATCCCAGTCACGCAATAAGCCACCAACAGATAACGAACCAATACTACCAACAGAAGCTGAGAGCGTTCCATCAAAAACGCCATTTGTAATATAAACAGTACCATCCCAGCCGACTCTGAAATTGCGCTCAGTTTCTATCTCAGAATCACCAATGCTCAGAGGAAACTCTCTAGTGCTATCAGGGTCAGCCGCAGAGGATAAAGTAATATATCTATCAGAATTGGCACTCTTTTCATAAGTATAATAAGTTGACTACGGATCATATTCTTGAGCTTCAATATAGTCATTATTTCTATATAAATAAAAATAATTTATCTTTCCAAAATAAGTCTTTTCTTGTGAGTTTGCGGCAGTGTATCCAGTTATCTTATAGTAAGTCTAATTATTATCATAATTACCTGTAGCTAATTCATAAGTGTAAATAGTAGTAGTAATTGTATATAAATATTCAATTTCTTCAGAATCTTCTTCTTCATATTTATCTTTTACGAATTGCTCTACCAAGACTGTCTCGTCAACATACTTATATTCCCCGTTTATCTCTTTAATTCGGTCTATAGTATGAGAGCTAACTGGCGGCTCATCAAATGTTAAATTTGATTCTATAGTCTCGGTTTTAGTTTGAATAAAATATTTATTTTTAACATATAAATCTTTATCAATAATAGCTTTATCAAAAAACTTTGGTAAATAATAGATAAGAGACGAGTCAAAATCAGCGCTATTATTAACCCTCTAAAATGTTACTCTCTCATAATATTTTCCAGGTTCAAATGTTTCTTCGCTAACACTAACCGCTATATATTTAGATGCCTTTTTATTCATCTTAATATAGCCATCATCTAAATCCATTATCATACCATCTTCACTTGATAGCCAATTAGCAGAATAAATCTATGAACTATCACCATCAAAATAAATGCGGCCCTTGCCAGACTTTCCAATAAAACCAGTTCCGTCATCCTAGAAAGCATAACTCACTGCGCCGTGGTTAAAACCATATAAACCAGTATGAGAACTTAGTGCTTGCTCAGTATCAGCTTTCTTTGACCAATCTCCAAGCATTACACCACTAAAAGTGTTATCGTTTTCTTTTTTGCCAACGCCTAATGCGGAAGCTAAAATAGTTCCACTATTATCATCAGTTTCTATATCTTTACCATTCCATTGATTCAATGTAGTAGAAGCGTAGTTATTCTAGTAAACAAAAATCGGCTATGTCCAAACAACATGACCACCACTGCTAAATTGAATTCCAAATTCTGGGGCATCTTCCACATAACAGGCTAAAGGTTGTAATTTATAAGAAGTGGAAAGTGTTGGAACAAAAGTAGTTAAATTTTCTTCTGTTGAAGTCTGTGGAATAAAAAGCGTAATTCCAGTAGTATAGGGCTTAGAAATTCCATTTGACGCCGTTCCGTAAAGTACATACGAAGCGCTGGAATAAGAAGGTTCACCAATAGAACTATATCTTATTTCAGTTGGGCCAACAATATTAGTATAAATATTATTGGGATCGTAACGTCTTAAAGGAATAGGCTTATAAGCAGTTAATTCATAATCGCCCCAACCAGTTAAAGTAACTTTTAAAATCCATAAACTATTCATTCTCTTTTGTAAAGTTACATTATTCTATTCATCAAGTTCTCCATTTTCTGTTAAATGAGTAATATTATTAACATCATTTGTAAAATCTAATTGAACTTGTGAATTATTCATTTTTGTGATTGAAATATACCCTTCACTATCTTCTGTAATAGTTTTTATAGGAATTTCATAACGTTCATAATAAATTTCAGAACTATCATATTTGTCATCAGATGTTACTGCAATATATTCATCACCATTATAATAGTAAATATTTCCAAGAGCGGCTCTGCTATCAAAAGTCTTTTCATTAACTGATACTGTGCTATACTTATATTCATATTTGATATTATCATCATCTACATTCTCTAAAGCACAATACCATTCCCATTTTATGTCATATCCGCTATTTAAGTTAACAATAGTACCAGAAGAGTCTTGTAGTGTTAAAAACAGTTGCGTCGGCGTATAATCCGCAATTTCATTATCTTTTGTATTAATGAATTTTCCACCGACTACCATAGAGGGAGTGTTTTCATTTACAAATTGTATTGTTAAACGGCAATCTGTTCCAGAAGAACCAGTATTGCCAAAAAAACATTCTTTAATCCCATAATAAGTAACATTATCTTTTACAACTATACATTGAATTGTATTATTGGTATATGAAGGATAATAATAAGAATTAATATAATATTGCTATTCACTATTAATACCACCATTATCATTTATATAACGAGTAATTTTATACTAAGAATTATCTTTATCATAAGTAACTTCTTCTCCAGTAGATAAAGTAATTGTAGTAGCAGACTCAAATAAAGAAGCTCTGATAGTCGCACCGGTCGCGTCGGCTGGCCGCAGCATCGTATTTGAAGCAGGAAAAATCCATGTAATGCTTTCTGCTTCTTTTAACGCAGTTGCGGTTGTGTCATCATCAACATCAAAACAACACTAAAAGCTACGACATTTATTGCTCTACTTTTGACCAGTATCGCTATCAAGTATAGCATTATTTTCTCCATAAATATAATAATTGCCATACGATTCGTCTTCACAAACAATGGTTACAGCAGAAGTTACATTTACAGTAGTTTGATTAACAACTTCCCTTTCATTAGTAAAAGTTAAGATATTACTAGTAATTACAGAGTCATTATATAAAATAATAACTTTAATTTGCTCCTAAGCTGCTGTAACATCTGGTTCTAACACATAAGAAAAAGCATTATCTAATTCAACCCTTTCCCAATATACGCCAGAATACTAGTCAGCAGAAGGCGCTCCAAATTTATATCTATACCAACGAATCTCTGCGCCATCTGGCATTGTATCATCATAAACCTATCCAATAGCTCCATCATCAAATTCATGAAGCCATCTTAATTGAATAGTTTTATTATTGCTCTTATTTTCAACTGATTGCGCAGAAGTATAAGTAGAATAATCTAAAGTATAAAGAATAGCTTGCTCATCAGCAAAATCCTCAATATCATAACCAACACAAATATAAGGATTCCGCACGAATAAGTTAGCGGCTAAATCATTACCCAAAAAATCAGAATGTGAAATTAATTCTCCATCACTATTGGTAAAACTACCAGGCACTTGATAGAAAAATAATTGCATATTTGTAATTGTGCCCAGATTAGAAATATCAAAAGTTTTTTCTTGAGTATAATATGTATTAAAATTATAAGGATTGCCATACATATCATTTATTGACAAGTATAAAACGTAATCTTCACTTTCTTCATTTTCTGCTCCTATAGTTACATCTGGCCTTGTGTGAATTAATAACTTTAAACCATACTCGCCATTAGTAGTATTCATAGAGCTAAGCCATGAACGGAACTCTGCGGAAATACCTAATGTATTATAGCTCGTTAATTCTTTATTATTAGTAGTGAAATCATAATTCCAAATTAAGATTTCACTTTTTTCACTATTTGCGGTTAACCCGATCGGGTCTAACGTATCTAGCACCAAATTAGTAGACGCATCTAATATTGCATCAAATGGAGAGGTATATATAAATGGAGCAGTAGAAGAAGAAACAGACTTACCAGCAATAAGTTTTTGCTGTGCGTAATCTCCATTTGGAATAGTAACATATACGACATCATTTACTTTATAAGCTGTATCATTAGCATACGCTGTAAATGTTGTTGATCCATTAGATACAGTGTATTTGCCTTCTTCAGCAGTGCCAACATCAGTAACAGTACACTTAATTGTTGTATCAAAATGAATGCCCTCTAGTTTTTTTGATACAATAGTATCAACCGCTTGACATATTACATCAGCATAATCTGCCATCATATGCCCTCCTTTTTCTCTATTATCTATCTTATTTTAAAAATGAAACATTAATTTTATATGGAATAGACCAAAAATAAAAAGGGGCAGTGTAAAAACACTACCCCTTTTTATTAATTTTTATTTGCGTATTGTGAAGCTTTGTTAATTAAAGTATTGAAAGCTTCTTCTATTTCATTGCGGTCGGTCGCATTCGGGAACTCAGCTGTAATAGTAACAGTTTGTTCAAGTTGCCCATTACTGGACGAAGCGGTCGCCGCAGATATCATATTAACCTAATTAGCATACATAGCATTTAAGTCTATCATACTAGCAATTTTACGAACCATATCAACCGTTTCCAGTAGATTCGTAGTATCTTCAGAATTTAACACTAGCTCTTTTTGATGTAAGAAAGCTAATTTTCCTTCCTCACCCCAAGAACCGGTGTAACCACCCGTATCATAACCAGAAACTTGGTCTTTCTTAACCCAGCCTAAATCGCCATACTTACCATCAGAAGACTTAATATGGACTCCATAGCTGTTATTATTGAGTTTATCGACAATAACACCGTTTTCAACACCAGAATATTTGCTACCAGTTGGATTCTTACCAGAAGAGGTGTAATAGTATTTACCAGTATAAGTAACAGTATCTCCCACTTCTAATGTTCCATTTCCACTTCCACTCGCGGAAGAGGAGCTGGAGCCAGAACCAGAATTAGAAGAACCACTTCCGCTTCCAGAAGCACCAGAGTCGCTACCAGTGGAGGGCGCTGTACTTGAACCAGAAGTGTCAACTCCAGTTTCGCCCTTGATCTGAGAATTGGTTTGCGCCGCCAGCTTTTTATAAGCTTCAATCAGCTTCTCAATCTCGGCTCTTTGATTAGCATAACCCTAAGTTGCTTTTTGTGTTGCGGTAAGGATATCTCCCATAGCAGGAATAATATCATCAACTAAAGTGTCCTTTAATTCTTCATTAGCGTTAACGACTTCATCAACTTTTTGTTGTGTTTCATCCAAATCGGTGCCAACCAAATCAGTTAATTCACTAGTCTACTATTGCCATGTTGCAATAGCTGAATCAACTTCATTAAGGTAAGCGGTTAACGCATCTTTCCAGTTAAGAGCATCTTCTTGTGATTGTGACATACTAGAATTACCACTTAAAACGATATTCTAATAAGCTGTAGTCCAAGCATCCTCAACTACTCTAGCATCTTCTTGTGTCGCAATACCATACAAATCTTGATAAGTTTCAATCAGTTGAGTATATTCCTCAATGACTTTTGCTTTAGCCTCTTCAAAAGCTTCTTCAGATTCATAAGCACCGTTCTAATAATCCTCATACATCTAAGTAAGAGTATCATATAGCTCTTGCTGAGTCTAAGCGGCTTTTTCAGCATAATTATTTGCATTTTCAAGTCGCAAATTATACAGATCATTTTCTGCGTCTTCTAAAGCTTGCTGAGCGTCATCAATTGCATCCTAATCCGCAGTATAAACATAGCCATAATTACCTTCGCTATCTCTAGTTAATCTTACTGTAGATTTAGCATTTTGAGCTTCTTCAAGAGCTATTTGTGCCTGTAGCTGTTTATATTTAGCTTGCGCAATTTCTAACTCAAGATTACTTAATTCATCTTTCTCCTGAAGTTGTTCAATCTCTTTAGCAAGAGCTGAATAGCGTTGTTTAGCAGCTTTATTATCCGTTTTGTCTATATCCTGAGAAATAGAGCGTAATAATTTATTAGTTTCATAAATCTAATTAGTCTTAGTCAAATATTCATCTTGACGAGTAGAAACTCTATCCATTGAATCAGAGATAGCATCCCAACCTAGCCCGCCAGTCATGGCCTTTTCCATTTCACTAGCAGCTTGAGACATTGCATTAGTTAAAATCGCTTGTAAAGCTTCACCCCAAGTTTCAGCATCACTTAGCATCTAATCTAAAGCATTTTCATACTCCTCAATAGCTTTTTCGTATTGAGTCTAATACATTTCAAGAGCTGCTGCATCAGTTGTTTCAGCTATCAGCTTAGCTAAATTATCGACTTGCTCTTTTGCCATAGCCACTTGTGCTTGTGACACTTTATAACTATTTTGAGCTACTGTTGCCTGGCCTTTAAGAATAACATCCATAAGATTGTAATCTTGCTCTTTACCAAGTAATGACATAATACTAGAATAATGCTCTAATACACTAATCTGATTATCCATGCGGTCAGTGTATTTTTGAATCTTTTCAAGAGCTAAATCGTATGTATCGCCATAATACTCAACCATAGTATCATCCAAATCTTGTAAAGCACTAAGATTATCAATAATGCCATCATAAGCATCTTGCAATCCTTCAATCCAAGAAGTCTGAGTAATATTTCCAGCCGCGTATTCCGCATTCAAATCTGCAATCGCGGCCTTGTATTGGTCTAAATATCCACTACTTCTAGTATATAGAGCCACTTCGTTAGTTAAATAACCGAATCCTTCAACCGCTTTATAAATATCATCTTCCACTTGAGAGAAGTAATATTCAAGAGCTTTTAGATCATTATCATTAACAGTAACTTTTAGTTCTAGTTTATATGTTAAAATCTGATAATTATTATCTTTTATTTCCTAAACCGCGTCATCAATCTACTCTTGTAAATCTTGAATTAGCTCTTTAGTCTCATCATACTAACCAATTTTATCAATTAAATCTTCCCAGGCGTCTAATCTATCTTGATATTTTTCAGTAATTTCGCTCTACTCATCTTCAGTGGACGCCGCATTTAATTCAGCTGTCATTTGATTTTGTAAAGCTTGATACTCTTTCATCAGTGCAGTGTAGTTAGTAATATCACCAGCACTATTATATTGAAGAGTTTTACCTAAATAAGAAGCAGACTCATCCGCCCATTGTTTATCAACCTTTAGATAATTTTGAGCTTCTTTAGTCTATTGCTGTAATAAGGAAACCTACTGCTTTAAATTATCATTAATCTTTTGGATATTCTTTAATCGATCTTTACCATAAGCGTTATCCATTGCAGTAGAGAGTTTGGTATAAGCGCGAGTAACATTGTCTAAAGAATCTGTTACTTCTTTATAGCGATCGCCTACTTTAGTTTTTGCTTGACGCGAAGCCGCTTTAGAAGATGATCCAGAACTACCAGAGCTTCCACTACTTGAACCAGTTGAAACTTTGCCCTTATTCTTACTACTAACATTACCACCGGCAGATTTATGAAAATTACTAAATTTATAAGCAGTAGTAGTAGTTTGTTTAGTTTCTTCTTCTGTTTCTGTTTTCGGGGTAACTGCCTAGCTATAAGACCAAACATTAGTTCTAATTTGTTTAGGTGTTAATTCATTACCTTCATTAGAAAGAACATTGTCTATGTTTGGATGGTTAGTGGCAGTAATTTCAGTATCATATGCTACTGCTTCTTTAGTATCATTGCTTTCTGATGTCTAAGACACGGCTTCAGAATCAATGGCCATATTAGCAACAATTTCGTCGGAAGCGGTTGCAGTTGCTCCTACAGCTTCATCTAGCGCATTTTCCATCGGCGTAACGTCACAATCAATGTCAAAACCTGATAGCATACTCTAGATTTTATCGGCTGACTATCCAGATAGCGCCGCAGCTTCAATTAATTTAGTAATAAAACTGTCGTCATTAACATCTATAGTAGCGCCATCAGCTAATCCAGCCATCTGCGCCTTGAAATCGTCTGCTTTATCACCTAATCCATATAAATCGGCTTGCGCATCAATAAAAGAGTCACGAATTCTCTGAATAGCTGCTTCGTCTCCATCCGCGGCAGCCTAGAGATCATCAGGGTCGATACTACTCATAAAATCTGCGTCAATTAAATCTTCTGACGTATCTAATAAGCCAGCTAAACTAGTTTTTAAACTCTTAGCGGTACTAGTTTGAGCTGCTAAAGCTTTATCAGAAGAAGTAGAAGCTTTACGGATATCTTTTAAAGCATCAGCATAATCATCATAATTATCCGCTAAATCTTCAACAGCATTATTTAAACGCTTATATCTAACAGCTGCGTCGGTTGCTGCCTCAGCATCATCAGCCAGACTTTCATATCCTTCTTGACCAGCCTTACCCATCTTTTGAAAAGCTCTAGCCAGTTCTTCAACATCATCAGCTTCTAATCCATTAGCTGCTGCTTGTTCAGCAGATTTAACTGCTATAGCTAATTCATTTAATGCTTTTGTAGAATCTTTTCCTGTAGCAATAGCCGCATAATAAGCATTAACCTCTTGTGTTGTATTATCGTATTGAGCTGCTAAATTAAGAAGCCCAGCTGCCAATGCTTCATTATAATTAGCATCAGAAATACCAGCTTCGCTCAATCGAAGCATTACAGATTCTAGCTATTCTGTGGTAGTGGCTGCAGTCGCAGCCTAGGTGGCCCATTCTTGTAAAGCCTAATAATTTTCTGAAACGGCATCAGAAGAATTTTCCCAAGTTTCTACACTATTTTGGACTGCTTCCTAAACCGCATTGGCTGCGTCTTCTGTGATAGAACCTTCTTCTGCCATTTCACGGTATTTAGCAATAGCTTCTTGAGACATTCCATTAGCAGCTTCAAGAAAATTTAATTGCTCAGTAAAAATATCTGTACCAGCCTAATTAACAACATCTCCATATATGTCTCCTCCGCTGGGTTTCTTTGCTACAACACCAGTTGAAGTATGATCATAAGCATTTTGATCGGCTAAAGAACTTACAATTGGACTACTATAATTATTAAGTTCTAAAGATTGCTATAACTCCTCTTTAGCATTTTTAAAACCATCAACAAATTCTTGAGTGGCCTATACATTTAATGCGTTCTAAAACGCTTCTGCTGAACCAACTAGCTTATATGTGCCATCAGACATCTTCTCAAAATACGCGCTAGCCCAATCGCCTAATTCAGCATATTTATCAGCATCTAAAGTACTGCCTTGACTTAAACTGCCTGCGATATCGTAAATATTAGCATAATTCTCCTACGCAGTTGTTAAATCCGTAGTAGCCTGCTGAGCACTTTGTAAAGCGTCTTTTAATCCCTATAATGCTTCACTAGTAATATCAGTTTCAATGCCAGCATCTTTTAAAACGTCTTGCAAATCATTAAGATTCGCTGTAGACCAATCGATATCAGCAAAAGCTTCTTTTTCTTCATCAGACAAATTACTAAGGTAATCTTCTAAAGCATCAAATCCTTCTTGTCCACTATACACTAAAGCGTCTTCTAGTAAAGAAGCAATGGCTTTTTGACCCGTTATAGTAAGGCCTTTAAAGGGATTACTACTGTCTTTAAAAATATTCTAAACGGAATTAAGCATTCCGCTAGTAAAATCATCTAATGCAGTGCCATAATCTTTTTGAGCCCATGTAAATTTATCTAAATAATCTTCACCTAAAAGGGAAGTTAATCCTTCTTCGTCCGTGTCAAAAAGTTTCTCTAAATATTGTTCTGCTCCGCCTGCTTTCGTCATATCGGCCTGCATAGTATCAAAATCGTCTTGAGTCATATCCTCAAGATTTCCAGAAGTAATCCAATTCTTAATACCTTCTGAAATACCCTCTCCAGCATTCTTGTCAAGAGTTGATAAAGCCTTAGAAGCAGCTTCGGCATCGCCGCTTAAAGACTCTAGAGCTTCTGCAGCAGCGATTGTAGCAGCTATTGATTCTAAAGTAACTGACTACCTCTCGCCTTCTTCATCAATATAATTAAACTTTCGATTACTATCTGTACCAGTTATAGCATTGCTAGTATCAAGATTATACTCTATATTAGCAGCAGATTTATATCTTTCCCAAATGTCTTTAACATTTTCGTTATCGGCCTCTGCTGAAGCAGAAACTCCATGTGTTCCTTCGTTTAGAATTTGAGCTTCGATATCACTATAATTAGCCTAATATTTCTAACCTGCAATAGCTGTAGTAGTTGCATCATATTCATCGCCCAACTCAGCTGCCGCAATAATCTAAGCTGTATTAGATAAAGCGTCTGAAGTATCTTGTGTAGCGGCGCCTAAAGTGTCAATATCATCTTTATAAGCTAAAATACTATTAACCAACTAGTCCATGTCTCCAGAATAATCTGGGAACATATCTTTAATAGCCTTAGAAAATTCCTCATCAGTAAGACCGGTTAATTGACTAGCGTTGCTTGCTACTATGCTAGATATATATTCTTTTGACCATCCAGAAGGAAGAGAATTAGTACCGATAGCAGTAGATAAAGACCTCTAAAGATTAGTAGTATCTGATTTTACATCGGCGACATCAGCATTAGCATTTCCCATTAATGAAGCATATTCCGCAACAGAAGCTGCCTTTTCAGCATTTTCTATCGCAGCATCAATATCAGACTAGTCAATAGTCAATGCTCCATCTTCATTTCTATAAACATATTTAGCTAATTCAGGATACTCCTAAATAAGAGCTAATACCTCACTATTAACATCCTATAAAGCTTCCTTCCATTCTTGAGTGCCCTTAGTACAAGCATTAAGAGTTTCAACAACAGAAGTATAATCATCAAAAGCACTTGACAAAGATTCTGCCGCAGATTTAGCATCGTCATAGGCGTCAGATAAGTCACTTGCAGTTTCGGCTGCTTTCTTAGCGGCATCCGCATCAGCGTTACAAGCTTTTGTTAATGCGTATATAGCAACAATTAAGCCACCAGCGACCAAAATAGCGACTATTCCCCCCATAGCAGTTTTCCAAGTTATCTGCGCTTTTATGTTCTTCCAAACTGTCGCAGTATTAACTTTAATGGCCGTAGTCATTCCGGCTTCAGCAAGTTCAGCTTGTTTCTCTGCTGTAATTTGTGCTCCAGTAGCTAATACATCACCAGTTTTGACATCAATCAACTCTTTTGTGCTCTAAACCTCTTTGTCTGTCAATAAAAGATCAGCTATTTTAGCAACTAAACCTTCTTCACTAGTAGAAGTTACAAATTTATAGACATTTCCCAAGTTTGTAAATCCAGTAGTTAGCATGGGAATAGTCATACCAAGAGACATCATAATCTATGTTGTCTTTTCCCAGGTGCTCAAATCATCATTAGTAAATGTGTCTTTAATTGAAGACAAGGCATTTAAACCCATTCCAAAAGAAGAAATACTTTGAACAGCTCCCATGGCAGCTGATCCAATAGACTAATAAACAAGTGTCTATCCTGATATTTTTGCAGCTGCTTCTTTTGCCTAATCCCCAGCCCTTTCAGAAGCATCTCCTGATAATTCTTGTGCTTGTGCATTTTGTCGAGCTTTATCAATTAATTCGCCTATTTTTGAACTCGCAATTTCTGTTCCACCAGCAAGCGTCTTAATAGCATTATTCTAAGCCTCTGCTGAAGTTGGTACCTTCTAAAAGGCTTCTATTAATTTATTCTCCGCTTCAGCCAATTGTTCTGGCGTACTACTACTATCTTGTAAAATAGTCTCATAATTATTTAAAGCAGTAGTAAAATCATCTGTTGACAATCCTGCTTCATTCATTTCATTGGCTAACTTAGCAATAGCTTTTGCTTGATTCTCAGTAGTTTCAGTTTTATCTCCAATGGAAGCTTGTAATTTTTTAATAGCCGAACTTGTTTGTACAACTTTTTCTGCCGCATCTGATAACCTTCTCTAGAATTTTCCAAACTCTTCAGTAGGACCTTTCGTAGCAACTGCTAAATCTTGCAAAGCATCTTGAAGAATCACTGTCGCCGCTATGATATCCTACTGAGTAGAGTTAGTGTCTCTTAATGTATCTAAATATAACCTCTATGCTTCTTTGGCTGTATTCACTTTCTCGTTATTTTCTTCTAAAATTCCAGAAGCATCCTGAATTAGTGCATTTGCAGTCTTTATAACATCAGTTTTATCATAACTAATAATCGAGTCGCTCTATTCGGTTAAGTTATGCTAAGCCTACACACCATATTTCTGACTCGCCTACTAAGCAGATGCTACATAAGCCTATTCAGTTGATTGTGCCATTTTAGCAGCCTATACTGCGGCTTCAGCATAATTATTTGCAATTTTCATCGCTTCTTCTGCTGCAGCTCGTTGCTCTTTAGTCATACTTTTTGTAGCAGCATCTAAATGTTTCTATAAAGTATAAACAGATTCAAGCTATTGCCTTAAACCTTTGACTTGAGTTGAATCAGCTATATCCTTAGTCATTACCATAGCTAAAGAATAAGCTTCATCTTTAACTTCTTGTAATTCTCTCTATGTTACACCAGAAAAAGTTCTAAAATTATTTAAAGCAGAATTAATACCTGCCGCCATTTGGTCTTTAAACACAGAAGTTGCAATAAGACCGGCCGCAGCTAATACTCCCTTTAATCCTCCAAGAGAATTAATTAAAGAAGAAATTCCATCTAAAACTTTAGATATTGTATCATCTACGCCAATAAAGAAATCTTCATCAATTAAACTAGAATAAATTGCTTCAGCAGAAGCAGTAACTCTATCTCTGGCAGCTTCCCAAGATTCAGCATAAATATCAGCTTGCTCTTGTAATGAACCGGTGGAACCTTCTGCAGTTGCTAAATTCGTCTAAAATGTATCCCAATTTTCCATAAGGGAAATTAGTTGCGTATACTATCTAACCATTTACCCCTTTTCATTTCTAAAAAGGACAGACTATATCTTCTTCTCAAAAAGAGAAGTCTCCCATTTCGCTCTGGTTAAAGAGCTACGTCTTTCGACTAGTCGTTGAACCTTCTTCAAAAAATTTTAAAGCTTGGCTGCGGATTGTCCATATATCTTTAATCTTTTTACCGTACCTTCTGCATTACCAGTTGCCATTAATCAAGTTATTAATTTGGTAATTAAAGCTTTAGGAGTTCCCCGCAATTAGAGAGATTTTAAGCGAGCATTAGTTTCAGTTTACCCGCTACGTTTTCAGCTAAGGCGACTTGCTAGTCTTTTGATAAAGTAGACCATTTTGAACCCATTTCATCTAAAATGGCATCCATTTTTTTCAATTCGCCATTCTAATCTTTAATATTAATTCCGACTTTTTCAAGAGCCTAAGAGTAAGTACCAAGAGTAGTCCCATCGTCTAACGTCTCACCCAACTCTAAGTCTTGAATACGTGCAAATAAAGTTTTAACTTAAACATTCTAATAGGTGCGCAACGCCTACTACGTTCTCTAACGAACTGCTTATACTTTCGTATAAGAATAGACCATATCTTAACCTATGTGGCATAATTAGGTAAAAATTATTTCTTCCGCCATCAGCTTGCGGTTTTACTCCTCTTTACGAGGATGGTCGTTGAACTTAAAAAGGTAATATGTCTAAATTAAGAAATTTTCCTTTACGATAAATTAATTCGTAAAGAGGTATATTATATTTTTTACAATATTTTCTTTTTCTTTCATCTCTTTCTTGGATTATCTCCAAAGAATTGTGAAAGATTGCTCTTTGTTCAAAGTGTTGTTCTCCTTGAACTTCAACAAAACATATTAAATTATTATTGCTATCATAAACTCCAAAATCAAATCTCTACCGTCCTAACTATTCAACTTTAACCTGTTCTTTAAAAGCAATGTTTCTCTCAGTCAAATAATTAGCTATATAGGTTTCTCCTTTAGATTTCCATCTATCACATTTTGGACAACCTCTAGAAGCCATTAAACTAATCTAGTCAGTTTTAAAAATTAAACCGCATTTTAAACATTTGTATGTATTCTTTTCTAACTGCCCATTGTAAGTCAATAGCTAAATTGTATTATAGAACTCAGCATCAATTCTTTCTTGGACTTCAGATAATGATAGCATATTTGCTTGTTTAGAGGTTTCACAATATTTACAAGCAAAAGGACTCTATAGACAAGCCTAAATATTTCTTTTAATATCATTTCCACAATTTTTATGATAAATTATAACATTGTCTTTATCAATTTTCTTAATTAGATCAAAATCTTCATTATCTTTATATATTTTTTCTAATTTCTAGTATTTAGTAAGCCCTTCTTCTTTACAGCATTTATAATTCTTCAAAAAATTATTTGCTGATTTTTTATAATGTTCTTTCCCACAATAACAACATTTTAAACGTGCTGGATTTGTAATAGCAGAATATTCTAATATTTCTACCTTTTGTTCTGGAAAAGAATTATAAAATCTTTTTAAAAATTCTTCTTTATCAACTCGTTTAGACATTTTTCTTTCTCCTTTATTAAGTGCTGATTGTCCATTCTTGATTAGTTAGGTCTATGCCAAACCATATAATCATCCATTTACTTATTTCTACTTTCGTTCTTAGTTTAATTATAGAAAGAATTTATATTAAACTAAGCAAAATGGCTTTAGGAGTTTCCAGCTTTTAAATTTTTTTATGCCCTTAACTCAAGGCATTACCAACTGTATCTGCGCTCTGCCGTGTTTCTGCGACTACAGTAGCCAAAGCAGAAGTCGCATACTCGTAACTTAAACCTACTGTTTGAGCAACTGCCGCGTATTTTTCAAGACCTTCTGCAATTTCCGCAGAGCTAGAAGCCGTACTAGCGCCTAATGCTGTAATAACATCAGCATAGTATTCTAGCGATTTAGAACCATCCTCGAAGTTGTTCCAAATTGCAGTCATCTGCTCTGAAACGGTTTCAGCACTTTCGCCCGTCACATTAGCTAATTTAATAGTCGTTTCAGTACGCTTAGTGACGTCTTCTCCTTCCAACTTTACATTCTACTTGGCTCGCTACTTCCAAGCACGTTCTCTTATGAACTGCCATCAGCCTTTCGGCAATGGAATAGACTATATCTTACCTAATTGAGTCTCCCTATAACTCTAGGTATTCCCTTTTCGACTCGCTTGAGCCTACTCCCCTTTGACTGGGGATAGTCGTTGAACCTTCTTCATTTTTTTTGAAGCTTGGCTGCGGATTGTCCAATCTTTTACCTTTTTACTCTACCCATGGGAATTAGCCGTGGCCATTAAAGTTTGTCTTTAATTTAGTAGTAAAAGCTCTAAGGATTTCCCCGCAATTAAAGAATTTTTAGGGCAATAATTCATTTTCCTGACAAAATTACATAAAAAAAATTATAAATACTATCCAAGTTTTTATAATTCTATCTTCACGAAAAAATATTTATTTTCCCTATTGGAAATAAATTAGGGAAGCATCTGTATAATTTGTGGTAGTTGTACTTAACGCTTTAGCTGCTTTATTTGCCTATTCTGCAAACTCAGCCATCTAATCCGTATTATATCCAGTAACAATACGAATATTATTTAAGGACTCATTTAAATCCTAAGCATATCCATAAGCAGAAGACAAAGAAGACATAAACCCGTGAATGATAGTAGAAGAAATTTGCCATTTTGCAGTATTCTTCAGAGTAACTGCAAAATCAGATAATAATGCACTAGTACGTTTAAGAGGAGCTTCTGCTGTAGCAATAGACTGAGCGACCTTTAAAAATGCCTAATCTCCTTCTACTCCAAGAGCCGATAACTTATTGGAATACTCTTGTAAAGAAGTCCCAGACTACTTCAAGGACGCATTAAAAGCTGTTAAATCTAGTTTTCCTGTTGAACTATTAAATGCCTATGATAATGACTAACTTAATTGCGCCGCTGCAAGTTGCGCTTCTTGTATTTCCTTGGTTATAGGCAATTGCTAACCAGACACTGTTGACCCAGAACTTAATTTATTTAAATCATTTACTAAGGTCTAAATTTGCGTTTTAGCCGCACTAGTGTCTGCAGTAAACGCTAGATTAACATTTAACTGTGTACTCATTTACCTACTCCTTTCTCTCCTTTTATCAAATAAAATAAAAAATCGGGCACAAGAAGAATAATCTCTCGTGCCCGATTACTCCTATATTTTTTAAAAATATAGTTCATTTAATTATCCCAACTTGGTTAAAACATCTTTTAGCAAACTCATATTATCAGGGTCTGCTAACTTTTGCTGGATTGAACCAGCATCTAAATCAAGATTGCTATAATCTCTAGATATTGAATCTAAAATCCCCAGCGCAGAGTTACGATACTTATAGATTTCTGTAATAGAGTCATGCACCGCCGCAATTAGATCACCATATTCATCTCTAGGGATCACCGCAATAATCTGATTATAAAGTCCAGTCCCAATTAGCAGATCATATAGCTTACAAGGGTCTTCTAACTGCTTCTCTGTAAAGGAAATATTAGTATAAAAATCTACTACCTCCAAAGCAGTAAAAATATCAATCTTTACTGGATTTATAAAATTGTTATCATCCTGAGACTTATTTACTACGTTAGAAATCAGCATAAGCTTATCATTAACGGGAAGGTAACATTTTACTTCGATATTCTAATCATTCCAGGTAATAGTCTCAACTTTTTGGTTCTTTGTTAAACCAAGCTTGGTAAATGAAACTTTAGACATAAGTTTCCTCCTTTTACTCTTTTCTTATGGGTATTATAACATAATTTTTTTAGTTTGTCAATTAAAATTTGATTTAGAAATACTAATACGCATAAATGCCTATCCAGGACTATTTAACATTTTATCAATAATTTCTGAAAATATTTTTGCAGTACTTTTGACATATATACTTCCGTGAGGATCATTATATATTAAATATTTCGCTTCACCATAAGACTATCCATTGTATTTAATACCAGTACCCATTAATTCATATAAATACCGTATATGATAAAAATGAGAAGCTACTGAAATATCTCCTTTATCAATCATATTTAAACCGGCAAAGAAAGCACTTTGTGCAGTTTTATCATCATATCCTAAATCTAATAAGACACCAACAATAGAACGATAAATATTACTACTTCCTAAAGATAATGTTGTATGCCCAGTCTACTGTACGAATTCTTTTAATTCCTAGTCCCATGTCATACTATCATAGTTTTTAGCTGTAAATGTGGCGTCCTTTAATAAATTATAAATCTAAAGCATTTCTGGAGTTGGATTTGATTTTATATCAATTTCATATCCTTTTACATCGATCTTACCATCGATTTCTGGCAAATAATATGCTAACATTTTTTTTCCTTCTAAGGTAGTAATGTATCGCTATGATTTAGTTCCAATTTTTTTTAACATTTTTTGTATATTTTTATCTGATAATGTTTTCTCAGTAAAATCTATAGAAGTTCCTAACTAACCACCAATATTAACTTGTTTTTCATCAAATTCAAATAATTCATCAGCAGACATTGATTCATAAACAGCATGAATTACATCAGTTAATTCTTTTTCAAAAACCGTTCCTCCACGACGCTAAAAAAGGTTATTTATATTATAATTAGAATTTCTTGATATTCCATAAGACTAAATATTTTCTAAAATTATGCGTATAGTTTCATTTCCTATAGGATCGTTAGAATTATAAACAGCTGCAACAGATTTTAATTCCTAAAAAAAATTCTATAATAATTGTGCATTAACATCATCAATATTAGCTTTAAAAGAATATTTATTGACGATACTCTAATGTACCATATTCATAAAAGATGTAACTTTCATACGATTATTACCGTTATAATACATTTATTTTCCTCCTTTTTCTCAAACTAAAAAAAATAAAAGGGGAGAGATATTTTCTATCTCTCCCCTTTCTTAAATTAATTACTCAGCAGGACGCTCAGTGGTCATAGTATCGGGATCAACCACAACACCATAATCATCCACAACATCCATAGACTTAGTTCTCTGACGCTTCAGCTCACTAGAAGCCTCGCCGCCCACGATCTGCAGGGCCGCAAGAACCTTCTTAGTCTTATTGAAACGAGTATAATCAGGGAACGCATCCATAGTAAAGGTAAATGTCAATATCTTCCAGTAAGCTCGCTACTGCTTACTGCGTTCTCTTATGAACTGCTTATAGTTTCCTATAATGTTGAGACTATATCTTCATCTTATTTAAATAAATAAGAGATTCCCATTTCCACTCACTTGAGTGTACTTCCTTACGGAATAGTCGTTGAACTTTCTTCTAAAAATAAGTTTTTAGAAGCTTAGCTGCTGATTGCCCAATCTTTATAATTTTCAAACATTCACGCTTGTCATTACTGACTACGTTGTAGTTTATAAAGCTCTAAGGGTTTTCCAGCAATTAAGGAATTAAACTTCTCGGCTTGTCATCAAGCCGCCAAGCGCATTTGTCCACTTGGATCTCCACTAGGAGCCATAGTAAATGTGAAGTTAGACTGAATCTTGCAGTTAGGAATCACAAACTCAGCAGGCCAGTCAACACCGTTAGTATCACGGAATGTAGTAGAAGCTTCCAGATAATAGTTACCACCGAACTTATCAGCAGTAATATCAATCTGCTGGACGCCAGAAGCCTTCTCAGTATAGTAGTCCACCAGAACCACACAGCCATCATAGAACACACTCAGATCATCAGTAGCTTTCAGAGTAATGGTCTTATTCTCAACATCCACAGTCTCAGGAATATAAGGTTCAGAACAAACTTCACCATTCTGCATCATCATCACATAGATGTAGTCCTCACCATCAGCATCATAAGGGACATTATCAAGGTCAATAGTCACCTCAGACACCAGATAGTCGTCATCACCATAAGAGCCACTAGAGGTCACATGAACATCAGCAGTCTGCTCAATAGTGTGAACTTTAATAGTATTCTCTTCATCAGGCTCAATCAGACCAGCGCCAGACAGCAGCATGAAACCAGCAGGAGAAATCAGAGCATCCTCCATGGTAAAGGTGATTGTACGCTCACCGTCCCAAGCGATCAGACGGGGGTTACCATTACCACCCTGGGCATACACTGTAGTAGCAGCACCTTCTAGACTAGAAGTCTTTAAAGTATCAAAATAAATGACAGGCTCGTTCTTATAAAAAATCTTATTGCCGACTTTTTGCGCTGCCTTAGCTTTCAGCACGACATCGCATACATTACGAACACCATACTTCATAGTATATATTTTCCTCCTTATTTGTTAATTAATGAATATTTTTCATCCAATTGTCCGGCTTATCGTCAGGTTTACCACCAGCCAAACGAGATCGAATATCAATATCCCAATTAATATATAGCGAGTATCTTTCAACTAAATCATATAATTGGTAAAGAGTTAGATTTAAACAATCTTCCAGAGACATAGAATTTAATCCAACTGTCAAAGTTGATAGATACTAACTAAGTGAGCTTGCGGCCGAGCTTCCTTTTTCTGCGGCAACTCTTTGCTAACCCCGCATAATTTTCTAAGCTATTCTAGCAGCTTCCTCATTTGCAGGATTAAAACCTTCCTATCCCATAGGTCCAGAGTTAAAACAGAATATTTCTTTTAATGCACCCTAAAATATATCAAAATTAGTATCATCCAACATAACTGATTCACTATTCTCTTGGCTTAACATAATAGCCCTTGGCGTAACTAACATTTTATATTCAGGACATACTAATTTAAAGACTTCCTCTACCGCATTCTTTTTATCTCTTGTCTCTTTCTATGACATTATCGTCATTAATATCTAAAAATTGGTTGCTTCTGATAGAACTATTTCGTCCTGAGTAAACATAGTTTTATTAACACATAATGTTTGCGCTCCTACGAAAAAAGTCTATTCTCCAATTAAAGCAATTTCTTTTATGCGAGGCTAATGAAGAACTATTTTGCATTCTGGAACTGGAATATTAGTTCCAGCCATTAAGGCTAATCGAATATCCATTATTTTTTGGAATTAAATAAATCATTAAAATCAGCCAAATATTGTTCTTCATTCTGCGGGTTCGGCTAACCCTTTTTATCCTCCTCGCCATGAACTGCGTTATACAACAAACACAAACCAGCAAATTCATCAGTTAAAACCATTTGAGTCATTCCAAGAAATTTTAAAGTTCCGATTCCTGTTAAACGCTTATCGTTAAACATTGTATCAATTTCAGCGGCAATCTTGTAAGGCCGCAATTCAAAATCTCTCATTGGCCACTAATCAAAATGGCAAATAATGTCAAACTCAACAACGTTATCTCTAAATTCTGGGTTTTTAGCATTTGGAGTAAAATTATCAAAATTTACAATGATATAATTTAATACATTTTTATCAACAACCAACTTAGGAACATTTTTAATGTTTTTATTAATAAGACTCAAACTTTGATCTTCTGTCAAATTTGGCTTATCTAAACAATCCTTAGTTGTATAATAAAGCATCTTTTTTAGCCTGTTATTTTTAAGCATCTTATCAACAATGATACTCATATCTTTTTCAATTGATAAAAAACTAGATTCAGGCCATTGATATTTTTCAATCTTCACAGCTAATCTCCTTTAACTCTTAAAACAAAGACTCTACCACTATAACTTTTGTATAAGGCCCGTATGATAACTCAAACTGTCCGCTATAAGAGGAAGTCCAAGTGATCGATATTGTTTTATCTTTAATTGACTCAATCTTTACAGGATATTTTTTATTATCTATAGTCCAAGTACTCTTAATATTACCCTTATATTCAAATGTATAACTCTTTTTAGGTTTAATAAAGGTTTCACCCTCTATTTTATTATTCACTTTCTCAGAGTTAGGGGCAATTGGCTTAGTGATCAAATTACCAGCCAATACGCCATCATCTTCAGTTTCATTTGCATAATATTCTTCCGCATTTACTTCCAAAATACCAGGCATGCTTAAAGAGTCAACGGCCTCAACTCGCCAGCAAATATTTGTATCTCCGTCTTCAATGCCAGTTAAATAAAATTTACTATATCTTTTAAAAAAAGACAAAGTGTCTTTATTCTTAGGCATTAAAATATTTAAACTGAAATTAGGAGTATCAACACTGATAGTATGCTTTTGAATATAATTAATCTAAGTCTCTACTGGACCTCTTAATGCGCAATAAGTGCTATGTAATTCTCCATCATCATCCAACCACTAAATCTGATAGGAACAACGACGAATATTACATCTAAAAAAAGCTAATTCTGTTAATTCTTGTAAATAACAGAGCCAATAAGTATTTGTACCAAGCCATTCAAAAACTGAACCTGGCTAAAAGTTATATTCATATCCTACAGAAAGAATTTTCTCATCATAATCCTATTTAACCTTATCTGGATTAATTAATGCCTTAACGGGTTCTTTGTCTTCGGCATCCACGCGCACAATTTCTGCGGCTTGGAAAGAAAACCATACTGCATGATCTAAAGAACGGCGTTTATCTTTTATCATTCTTTCCTACTATAGATTACCGCCATTTTCTAAAAAATGAATAGACTACTTATTTACACCTTCTAAACTTCCCGTTGGATTAAAAGGCTTTTTCCCATAAATTCCTAATCTTCCCTACATAAGTCTATACGGATGTTTACTACTTAAATCATACCCGGACGCCATGAGAAATCTCCTAAAGCAAACTAATAGATTCAAAAACTGTTTTCCTGTATAGTTCAAAACTTATGTCAGGTTTTATTTGTAAGCCTTCAAGCTTACTAAGCATCTATAAAAATTGCGGAGTATCAATAAAAATTTCATTCAACCCCGCAATTTCAATAATAACTGTATTTAATTGTCGAACCCAATCTTCTTGATGTTCACGCATTGGAATTAATTTCCAAAGTTGGTTTGTTAAGCGCTTCACATCTTTATCTAAAATTTCTATCGGAATATCAAAATTATATTTAGTCAATAGCACTAGACTCTCTTAAAATTGACCAATTGGAAGAATACATTCCATCTGTCAATTTTCTCCTTTTATAAAGTCTTTGCATATGAAACTAATCTCTGCGGGACTCCTCTAAAAGAGTCAAAAGTTTAGACAAATGATTTGCTTGGCTAGTCATTTTAAAATCCGCATTAGTATATTTCATTCTTGTATTCTCGATAGAAGTAACTTGACGCTGAACCCAACTCTATTTCATAATACACGCCAAGATATTAATTTCTTCTGCGGTTAGCTCTGCCGCAAAATAAGATCGGTCAACTGTAACTTTAGGAATCTATGTTGCGTCTTCTGGATCGATTAAATCTCCCCAAATTGTACCTAAGATAAAATCATCAGGTAACACATCTGTTTCATCGATTTCTTCAACCTAAACAGTATAATCATAAAGATTTTGCCTAGGAAATTCGAACCCTGGAATCGCATCAATTAATAAGTTCTATAAATCTTTAATGGTATCTTCTGGAGTTAACTCCATATACATATCATCGGTAATTTTCTCAAGAAAGCGATTATATACAGTAGCAAATAACGTCTACATCTGTTCTCGCCCCCATTTCAAAAATTATTCAGTAGCAGAATTTACCACTTTATAATTAGTAGTTGTTCTACGAGCCGTAGTAGTAGTAGTAGTTGTAGAAGCATCCTCATCATTCTTATCAAGAGCCGCATTAGCAATAGCTGTGCTAACATCAAAGCCAGTCTTTTCCTTTAAAGCATCTCTTTTAGTGATGTCATTCAAAGGAAGAGAAATCGCATACTTCTTAATTAAATCAATCACACCAACAGGCGCAAAATCTAAGCAGTCCAGAAAAGCTTCAAGAGAACCGCTAGTCAGCAGCTCAACGATCTGCTCCTCAGACATATAATATTCATTTTCAGTATGAACGTTCAGATTGTTTGTAACAGTCTCATTCATAATCTGAAGGAAATTAGCCATTAAAGAACGTCCGCCAGCTTGATAAGAAAGCTTTTCCAGCTCGTCATAAGAAATCTTCTTAGACTCACCGGGCGCAAACTCTCTACGGATACCCAGCTCAGGAATCCGATAAACCACCATGCTAGCGCTTCTATTCTTCACATTATAAGTCTTATTATCCATTTAAAAAATCTCCTTTATCTCTTAAAAAAAATAACGGGGAGAAGAGAAGCTATTTCTCTTCTCCCCTAACAAAAGCCTTATTTAAAAATAAGATTAAGCCTTCACACTTCCGTCGAGACGACCATCATAGGTAGTGACCTTACCAGTCACACCATCCAGATGCCAAGTGTCAAGATCACCCATCAGGGCGGTATCAACATAAGCACAAATGTTGTTGCTCAACATACAAACGACGCCAACCTTCTTATAAACTTGCATCTCACGAGAACGGTCAGCATTAGTAACTTCATCAACTAAAGTGCCACCCTCGAAAGCAATCTTCACAGGCTTATTATCAGCGCCAGTAGGAATAATCCAAGCATAGCCGGGGTCAATGACCTTGCGACTGTTGGTTTCATCCTCGAAGCCCTGCTCAAGAATAATGACCTTATTACCCTTGTAGCTAGCAAGACGGCCAGTATTCCACAGCTCAGTCTTCATGGCCTCAGTATAGCGCCAAGCTTCCTGAGGAATCATCTGCACAGCAAACTCATAAGTGCAATAAATAGTAGGAGTGCCATAAGCAGCAGCAATAGTAATCAGCTTATCAAAAGCAGCTTCATCAAAGCCAGTGGCAGCAACACGGTTGGCAGGGGGCAGTTGGTTGATAGAAGCTTTCAAGGCAGCGCCAACTTCCTTATAAATCAGCTCATCCATACCCTCCATAATAATCTGAGTGACCTCAGCGAAGTCCACACGACCATCAAGGAACTCTTCAAAACCAATCTGAGCGGCGCCACCAATAGCAGAAGTACGGACCTCAAAGGCTTCCTCGCCCTTGCTCAGCTTAAAAACTTCATAACGACCATTCAGACCAACGCGAGTCACAAACTGCTTAGCACGCTTGTTAGAACCCAGCTTGCGGCGGAACAGAGGTTTATCGCCCTGAGCAAAAGTCTTAACCTCAGCAAATTGATCATACTGCTCAACAACCTTCTTGGGCAGCACATCATCCAGAACTTCCTCAATAATAGAGAAAATCAGATTCTTATTCTCGCGATACAGAGAAAAAGTACCAGCCAGCTCATTAAACTCCTGGCGCAGAGTCTCATTCAGAGCCTCATAACTAAGATTCTGACCATTAAAGCTATAAGCAACAGGAGCAGAAGGCTTGGCTTTAGCACACTGCTTTGCTAAAGCAACTAAATTAGATCTATCCAGCATTATTCTTCTCTCCTTTCATTAAGCAATACGCATAATCTTAACGCCGCGCTGATGGTCAGGCATGGTATAAACCTTAACGACCTGCCAAGTCATCTTATCGTCCTCACCAGGCTCAAGAATACCCTTCTCGCCAACCTTCAGAGTATCACCAACAGAGAGACTATCGGCATTAATAGTGTTAGTAGTGAAAATATCGCCCACATTGGTCTTAAACACGCGGGGCACCATGGTAGTGCCAGCAGGCATTCTCTGGGGCTTGTAAGGACCTTCAATATGGAAAGGATCCTCATTGTAATGGATCTCATACATATCAGGACCAGCAGTCACATCATCATACGCATAAGTCTTCTTGGAATCGCCATCACCAATAGAAATCTCAGAATTACCATCAGCGTCAACACCATTGTAATAACGAGACTGTCTATCCCAAGCAGTATCAAAATCAGCGGTAGGATTACCATCCTTATCCAGACCAAATCCAAAAGGACTATACAGACGCGCCTGATAGTCATCCTTCTTCAGAGCAAACTCGCAATCCATCTGCTCTTCACGATACAGTTTAATCTCATTGTAAACGAGCATCCACTCGCCCTTACCAGTAAAGTTAACTAAGCCAGAAGCATAATCATACTTCACGAACTGGCCTTGCTCCAGAACATCAATATCTGCGGCAGCGGGCAGCTGGGCATAAATCTGAGCAGTTCTTTGAGCAGACAGATGGTTAGGCTCAACCTGGCCATAGCCATACTCAACATAGCTAGCCTGACTAGTGATATGCTTCTTTAAAAAATCACTAAGCATTTATATTTTCCTCCTTAATTATTTTTAGTCTAAGTTTTTCGCAACAGATAAAGCTCTCTTAACCCAAGCGGGCATTGCAGAGTCATCATCATCATTCAGGTTAAAAGTAACAGGAGCTTTTTGCTCAGTCTCTTCGTCAAGACTAAAATTAACCTTATTGCGAACACAGATAATAGAGAGTTTAGCCTCAATATCATCTAAAGAATAAGTATCAATATTTGAAACGACATCTTCTTTATCTTCATCGGAAAGCATATAGAAGCTACTAATCATATCTTCCTTTTGCTTGCGCTCGACCTGTTTTTTAAACTCGGTCAAAGGAGCAATCTAGCTCTCAAGATTCTCTTTTTCAATCTTTAAGGCACTATACTCCTTCTGTAAAGTGGTATACTGTGAACACAGCTCGACATACTCAGGAATCTCTTCCAGTGAATATTTCTTCTCTTTACAAGTGCATTCATCTAAAGGTTTGCCGCATTGGGGGCAAACTTCTTCTTCATCTGCTTTCTCTTCGGTTTGTTCATCGCCATCGTTTTCAGTATCTTTACTGCTCTCTGATTTATCTTCAGTTTTCTTCTTATCATCTTCATCAGCTTTGTCCTAATTTTTTTTATTAGCATAATAAGCTTCAACATCAGCTTCAGCAAACTGAGGAGCTTCCTCGTTTTTGGAATAGATGCTAGTAATTTCGATAAGAGTATCTTCTGGAACGAATTCTTCATTCTCACTAAGAGCAAAATTTAAACGATAATATTTGTCTTCGGCATTTTGGTGCAGGACCGCAAACTTCTGTCCTTCTTCTTCACAAACGCTATCAATACTATAAGTATCAGCAGGTAGCTTAGTATCAATGTAATTATCAATACTATTCCAAATATTATCACCAACAGAAACAGAATACTTTGCTAACACTTTCATTCCTCCTTCTTTTAGAATTTCTTTCAGCTCTTTCATCATTGAATAAAGTTCCTACTTAAAACCTTCATCAAGAGAAAATTGAACTGTCGGAGCAGTAATGTTAGCCCCTTCAAAGCAAGGCTCACACTCTTCTCCTAAGATACAAAGTTTTGAGATAATTGCTTCATTAATAATAAAAAACTAAGGTTCTTCTTTATTACCGTTTGACCAATCAGCCTATAAAGTTTTTTCATCTAATTCCATAGATTGATTGTTGCCATGTTCAATAATACGCTGGCATTCTGGATATTGCGACGTCCATAGCCATCCCTCAGTCATTAAATATTCATGTTCAACTTCATTATCATCTAAAAAAGTCTAAAACCAAGTTTTCGCATTTAAATCAACAAAACCATAAGGCTTTGTAGTATCCTTAACCTCGAATTCGCCATTAGAGATATCAATAATACGATTATGTTCTTCAAAATCTTCTTTTGCTTCATTATAAAAACCAACAATCGCAGCACCTCTAAGACTTGGCGCCATTTGTTTAGCAACTTCTTTAGTGATAACACTACCATTTCGATTTGGCTCATCGCCCACATAACATACCTTAATGGTACATTTAGAAATTAAGGGGCTGTAATTAGAAGGAGCCACATCAATTAACTCTACTCCAGAAACTGGAATACTAGTATGTTTTGCCATTAATTATACCCCCTTAGCTCATGCTTTCTTTATTAGCAATTGTTTTTTCACTTTTTTCATCATCCGGCTTTTCAGGTCGTCCACCGCTTTCTGAGGTAGTTTCAGAAGAAGATTTAGACTGACCTAAAATGTCCTCACTACTCAAAGTAGAACTCATTAAAGGCGGAATCATAATTTCGCTCAAATTCAGAATCTCATTTTCAAAAACAGCTGTATTTAAGATAAAGCTCTGAGAATGCCCAAGCGCAATTTGCGGCAGCATCTTAGAGCAACCAGATTGAGCTTGCTCTTTATACATCTTAGAAACTTCTTTATAGTTATATTGCGTGGTTTCCAGCATATGGAAATAAAAACTATACTTTTTACTAACTGACTTTCTTTTTAAAGCCCTGTTATAAAAAGCACCTATTTGCAATAGTAAATCTCTCATCATAGATTCATCATTTAAAATTGATTTCTCCAATGATAAATTACCATCTGTATTAAATAGATTCTAAGAAATACCAAAAGAGTTAAATGCAGCTCTTTCAATTCGCTCTAAGTCATCAGTGCTTGTCGCAGTATTACTATCTGATAAATCGATAGAACTAACATCAGTAAAAGTAGTTAAAACATCAGTACCGACTGCGTGTTTAAGCATTTCGACAGCATTATTATGAATATCTCTAGCTTCATCAACATCAAAAATTAAATCACCATTTTTATCTAATGGAAGTGTTTGAACTACAACTTTTAAAAGCTTCTGCATTTGCTTGCGACGGTCCAACTCTTGCGCTTCATCCAAATCTAATAAAGAAGGAATTGCTGTAACAAAAGGAGGCGTATCATTACCATTTAAATTAAATTTTATTGAATACTCAGGGTCTAATAAATACCAACCAGAAGTATCAGTATAACGCCATTGACCTGGTTCAGTCCTTGTAATATCCTAAGTCAACTTTCCTTGCTTATAAAGCATATACCCTTTCTTAAATTCATTCGGAAAAAGATTCAGAACTTTCATACGATAATTAATATCACTAAAAGTATCAAAAAACTTCATGTTAAATTCTACTGCTGGATTATCTCCAACATTGTACCTAGAGCGGCAATAGTTAGCTGGTAATTGCTGGATAACTATTCTATCTTTTGAATCAATTAAGTATCCATAATAACATCCATTTTTAACGACCTCTAGTGCAATTTCTCCGCAAGTTTTTTTGATATTAGAATTATCTAAATAATTAAGAACCGAAGAAAAATCTTTTAAAATCTTTTCTGTTTTAGCTGTACTATCAAATACATTTGGCTCTACATACCAATCATATCTATATAAGAATCCAGTATAATTACACACTCGCTTATAAATACCATTAACATTATAATAATAATTTGAAATAGCTCTAAGTTCAGCAACATCATTCCTAGCGAGACAATTTAAAATATAGTTTTTATCTCCAAACTCTCGCCTTGGCCCAGCCTTTTTATAGCTTCCAAGATTTAACACCGCATCATCAAGAGTTTTAACGCCGACTTTAACACTCTTGTATTCAGTTCCTTCCGCAGAAGAATACTGTCTAAAAGAATTCATGTCAAAACCTTTTTCATGAATTTCTTCAGACCTTGTTTTATTTTCGTCCAAGCACTTTCACCCCCTTTACCAATCATAAGCTCGTTTCATTATATAATCATATGATATTAAATTTTCCTCATGATAAGGGATTTCTATCAATCTAATATCATGCAGGGCGCAAAATCTTCGCTTTTTATTGTCATTAAATTGTTGTTGATAAAGGCCCTTTTTACCACCAAATTTTGGACTAGCTTCATAATGCTATCTTCCTTGATACTCAATTAAAAAATCAAGATTTCCATCATCATCGAAAACAGCAAAATCAAAGCGTAAGGGGCGACCAGATGGACTATTCAAACCTGGAAAAATATATTCCTCTTTAAAATTTATATTATTACTTTCAAGTATTTCATGAATTTTAATTTCTCCTCTTGAACTTTTCATCTTCGATAAAACCTCCTTACTTATTTATCTAATATTTTTAAAAAATAAGTAAGAAGGATTTTATCTTTTCGTCCACTTTTAATTGAAAAAAGCCCATTCTTTTGCATTAAATTTCTTATGCTTCTTCTTACTATCTTCTTCTTGTTTTATATAATACAATCCATAACACAATGAGGAAAATTTATCTTTTCCGATTCGTTTATTAGATCGCTTTAAAATAATATTAATACCTTCTGCTTCTTCTTTAAGGTTTAACAACTCTTCTTTTAAAATATCTGTTAAAACAAAAGGCATCAAATAAGAATCTCTTTGTTCTGGAGTCATATTCTGACCCAATCTAGTACCCATTAAGCTATTTTTAGCCAATCGTGCTTCGCGCAAGAATTTAATCTTTCCACTTTCAATCTAACTTTTAATAGTAGAAAAAGCTTCAGTGTTAACAGGAGCATTTGCTTTCATAATATAAATAGCTTCATCTTCTGTATCATTAGTTCTGAATCTCTTATATTCTTGCGTGGCATCATCTTGCGTTCCACCATAAACTCCAAATGGAGGATAATATTCACCACCTCGGTCTTGTGATTTAACCATGTAATCAATAAGACCAATGCCCAGGCCGTTTCCGTCTATCACAACTCGTTTTGCCTTATATTGGTAAAATAATTTTTTAATCGTAATAGCCTAATCCTCCATGTGCATATCTTCATACACAAAGATATTCACTAAATTCTTTATTGAAGAGCCTTGCGGCTATGGTGTTACTTTCAATGCACAAATAACTGTTTGGTCTCCTTTGCGGCCTACGTCTACAGATAGTATATAATAAGCCTATGAAGAAGACCTCCCTGAATATTCATATTCAGGCTTTTGTAAAATTCTATTTCTATCAAACTTTTCACCATCAAAGAAAGCATCCTCAACTGTTCCAGTCCATTTACTTTCCATTTTTCCTTGCGATATTTCGCTAATATCTCTCTGGCTTTCACCAGAAGGTGAGATCATATCATCTACATAACGCCACACGAAACCTTTATATGTTTTAATTTTACCACGACAACATTCACCAATATGCGCATGGCT